AACTATTCTGGTCTGGATCATATATAATAGATAAAGGCATATTACTTGTAGGATATACAGATAATTGCCCAACATCTGTAAGATCTACTAGTGTTATTGAACCATATGTAGTTTGTGCCATATTATTATTTTCCTTTCTTATAATTAAATAGAAATTTCACATTTAAAAATTGCTTTTTTATCTAAATCAGAAGGAGAAATATAAATTATTTGTGAATTATTTCTACTCCAAGTTGGATCAAGATTTCCATTCATATCATATTTCTGCCAATTATAATTAATAACTTGATCAGATATATCTTCTCCGCCTTTTTTTACGACACATTTTAAAAGAGTACTCACTTTATTATTTTTAAAAATATTTCCCGCACTTGATTCTATTTCTACTGAAACGGGAGACATTCCTGCTCGAATTTTTTTTATTGTAAAATTTTTAGTTATTTCCATACCTAAATAACTAACTTTTATAGTAATTACTCCTAAATCTCCTTCCATACTTGTTACTGTAATAACATGTTCATTTCCATCCCATCCTGCCTAAATATTATCTGGAATAAAAATTAACCAATTTACTAAAGTATCTTTTGTAATATTTTGTTGCCCATAATATAAAATTGCACGAGTAACGCAATTAGAAAAATCTCCATTTTCTCCGTTCTAGTCTGTAGAAATACCTTGAAATTCACTTGTAAGAGTTAATACTAAAGAATTTTGTCCCTCAACAATTTGTTGTAAATAATCATCTAATTTTTCTCCAGTATTCATATAAACATTATTACTTCTTACTGCTAACGGAATTTTTTCACCATATACTCCATTAGTATCTTGAATACGGATATATCTTAATTGATCCATTAAATATTCCCTCCTTTCTATTATACATCTATAACGAAATCTATAATAGTCTAAACAGGTGAATTTTCAACGAATTTTATTGAAACTATTTGTACTTCATCTAACTAATACATTTTTGTTTTTCCAATTTTTATTTTTACTGCGGTTTCTCCTTTAGTTGTTAAATTAATTTCAGTACCTTCCGCACTAAAAATACCTAATTTTTTAATAAATAAATTTTCTTCATTATTGTTTTCTCTTGTAGAATCTTTTATTAAATCAACAACATCTACATTTGCTAGAAAACAATGCTAATTTTGATCTATCGCTCTAATTTGTCCTTGATAACCGTTCATATTTTATCCTCTTAATCTTCTATAATAAAATATAACCCTTCATCAGATATTAAATCGCTAACGCTTCCAATAGAAAGAAACTCTTCTTCTGTCCCCATAGAACATCCTAACATATATCCAGCAGTATCAATAGTACCTAAATAATACCAACCTTTAAAAACTTCTTCCGAAGGCTCTTCTTCATTATTAATAACTTGATAAGTATAATCAAAGCCATAAAATTGTTTTACCTATTCTGATAAACCTACTGTAACAATTCTACCCTTAAAGAAATCTTCATAAAGTGCGGCGTCCTATGAAGTAAGAGCCTAAGGATCTAAATCATATCCATTAGGATATAATTGATTAAGAGCCTATCTAATTTGCGAAATAGTAGCAGTTGAAGTTAATCCTAAATCGCTATATTCTAAATTTCTTCCAATAAAAATACCAGAACCTACAAAAATATTACCTAAGTCTAACCATCCCGCATAGTATTTTCCGTCTTTTGCTTTTAAACTACTTGGATAATTTTTATGTCTAGCAATAATATCATTTCTTGTATCAGGACTTGCAAACATTAATACTAAATGATGGTCTTGTGTTACTTGTACATCATAAATTGAATCAATAATAGAACTAGTTAAAATATTTGCCCCAGTTACATCATTTATTTTTAATCTATATTCGTCCTAATCAGGTTTAGTGTTTTCAAAAATAACCTATGAAGGATATACTACATTTATTTCATCAGGCGATTTTCCCCCTGCATACTAAATTACAAATTTATGAGTCTAATTATCAAAATGGACATCCGTAATTAATGAACCTTGTAATATAATAGTATCAGTTTCATTCTAAGAAGTTAAATTACCATTTTCATCTTTTATAAAAGTATTATAAGTAATAACTAAATTTCCATTTTCATTAGCTTGAATAGACTCAATTCCTTTAAAAACATTACTAATAGTTGTAGCTTCCGTATCATCATTATATTTAAAACTTAATGTATTTTCATTTGAATTATACTAAGCATCATCTATCCATCTCATCTAAGTTTTTAAAGGAAACCATTCTTCTGTACCATTAAAGCGTGCATATATTGTATTATCTTCTATTTTTAAATCTGAAACCCAAACCATTGGATAAGATAAAGGTTCTTCCCCGTCACTTAAATATATATTTAATTTATTATCTTCAAATGTTACATCTGTAATACCAACAAGAGACCTTTCAAAAATTGAAGATGTACCATCAGTATAAGTAATTACTAAATCAGCTTGATTTAAAGTAACATCTTTTATCATTTTTACAAGAAAACTATCTTTATCTTGAATAGACTCTTCATTCTAATCTTTTGAGTAAGTATTATAATAAATATTTAAATAACTTTTTTCTTTATCGTCTGCGGGATCATTTTCATTTTCAATAGTAATATCCTTAATACTTTTCAAAAATCCCTATTTTTTTATAGAACTACCATCAGTAAACTCTATATTTAAATCACCATTATCATCAACAGTAAAACTGTCTTGTATAATTTGATTCAATACTCCTATACAATATGTTTTTTTAGGTTGCTTTGGATTTTCTTCTTCATCATAGTTATATATATCATATACTAATATTTCTGTAGTAGGTCTTACTTTATAAACTTTTTGTTTAATAGAAATCTATATAAACTTATCATTCTATTCTTCACCTTGATAATTAATTGTAATAGTTTCTTCATTATTCTATTGACCTTGTTTAAAAACTCCCTATATTTCTTCTTCTTGATAAATTTCATATTCATATATATAATAATTTTCATCATCAACGAAAATTCTTTCATTTACTTTCTTTTCAAAAGAAGTAATATAAACTTTACCAACAGAATCTCCTTTTACTCCCTTAGGAATTGGAATTTTCCATTTTTCATAAAATGGATGAAAATCTTCTCCATCTTGATTATTAACTTGAGTCGTCTATATATCATTTATTATATTTCCCTATTCATCATAGGCGGAAATATAATCTAATTCAAATTCAATTACAGGATAAGGTACTCTAAAACCAATTTTAGTTAAAGTATCATTATTATTAGAATCTCTAATAGATACACAACACCATTTAATATTATCATTATACTAAACTTGTTCACTAGTTACATCTATTTTTCCAGGTAATAAATCTTCTAATCCTATAGTTCCTTGTGCTATATATCCATTTTGAATTTCATTATTTTCAGATCCATCAAAATAATTATTTATTAATTCATTATAATTATGTAATTCCATTTGAGGAGCATTACCTTGTGGACCTACAATAGTACCTATATATATAGCTCCTCCCGCGGCAATTGTTTTTGATACAAAAGAATTATTTTCTGCTTCAAAATAATCTATCTAACGACTACTATTATAATCAAGACCTCTTCTGAATAATTTTCCATTGTCAGGATGATTACGATTCTCATTATTTATAAGTACATATTCATCATATTTTACTTCAAAAAAATTATTTCCTTTTTCAAAATCATCTACCATACTAGGAATATCAGGATAATTTTTAGCTATAACAAAGGCAGCACCTCTACGTCCGCCATAAAAACTACCATAATTCATATTTAAATACTCCTTTAATATTGATAATCTAATAAAAATTGTTCATCCGCAAATTCTTCGGTGATTATAAAACCTATAAAATTTACTTTATAACCATTTTTTATTTCATAAAGCCCACTTGGTCCAACTCTTATTTCTTCACCATTTATACACATTAATAGTCCTGTTGGTCCCTGAACACCAATTTTTGCAAATTCATTAATTCCTTTTAAACTATCTATATCTAAAATATTCATGACTTGAAAGCACTTACACTTATCTTCTTCAATTGTTATTATCCTTCCTGCAAAAGTTTCATTTCCATCTTTATTCATTTTAGCATAATCACTAGCAGTTCTTGATAATTTTAAAACCAATTGATTAAAATCAACAATAGGATTAAATACAATCTACACCATTACTGTTTCTATTCCTATTTCATTATTACTACTTTTAGAAGATACGAAAAAACTTTTTAAAAATTGTTGTTCTAAATTTTGTTCATCATCTTTATTATTTAAAATTATTTGAAAATTTTGAACCTACTATGTTTTTACAATAGCTAGTCTTACAAAATAATTTTTATTATTTTCAAAAGTACCATTAACAGGTGATATTCCAATATCTTTAAAATAAGAATTTTGATCTAATACTCCATTTAAATATGTTTTTACAGTATTTACTGTAAAATCCATTGATGTCATATATTGATTTTGACCAATCTAATCTTTTCTAAATTGCCCAATTTTATAACTCATTTTATCTCCTTTTAAATTTTCTCTGGAGCTTTTATAGCATTTATTGTTAACATACTTGAATTATCAAGAGCTAAAGATAAACTCTATATAATATAATCTCCATAAATATTACTTTCTGCATTCTTTACTGTTATTCTAGTATTAGGTTCTAAATGATATATTGGTAAAGTTTGAAGAGAGATACTCTAATTATATTTAGTATACTCATGAATTAATTGTCTAATTTCTTCATATGCGGAATACCTACTACCGCCAATTTCAAAAGCACTATAAATCTAAGAATCTACTTGGTTAAAAGATTGCCCTCTATCCTCACATTCATTTCTTAATTTTTCAGTATTTTCTCCATTGGCCTATATTAAAATCAAATCAGGAATCCAACTTTCAAAAATACAATTAACATTTTTATCCTAATTTAAAACTTTAGTTCTACGACCTATATTTTTTACACTTAACTCAGCAATGGCGGAAGATGGACAATCTATAAAATCTAAATAAAAATCTATTTGACTTGGATTGTTAATAACCCAATCATAAAAACAATTATTTTTTATATCATATATTTTAGGCCATTCATTATGTAATTCTGCAAAATAATAATTAGAATCTGTACCCAGTGTATTTGCAACGAGCCCTTGACAAAATAACTATGTCCGCCAATCTACTGTTGTTATTATTGTTGGTGAACTTTCTGTGTTAATCCATTTTTGTTCATCTACATCCCATACATATACATTATTTTCTATTTTATAACAAACATCTTCTGTTCCCTTTTCTGGTAAACTTTCTATTGAATCTATTGCTATTGGATAATACCATCTATCAGATCCGTCTAATGGGTCTTTATACTAAAAAATCTAATAAGTATTTCCAGGTAAGGGTTTTTCATCTATTGCTAAATGATATCGTATAGGTATTTCAGTGCCCTAAGTTGTAGTTCTTACTCCCCATACTACAAAATCATTTTTAATAGCAGAATATTGAGGAGTATTAGAATAACTAGATACTAAAAAACTATCATTAAACTCAAAGGCAGAAGTTCCATTATTAATATCTATTAAATAAGCATTTAAATCATTATTTCCTTCTAAATTTTTTATATAATCAGGAACTAAAGTATTTTTATTATTATTTTTCTTATTATTTAAAATATCTAAAATATATTTTGATTGAGCATTATTTAAATAATTTTTAATCTATTGAAAAACAAAATTTCCATTTATATCATAAAAATATTCATAATTTCCTAATACTTCTGTAATTTGATCTAATATATCAGTAACAGTATTTCCTGCATCACCTATTAAATCTCCAGGAAAAGTAAAATCAGTATAAATAAAACCTACATCCTCTCCGTACTAAAACATTTCTTTAGGCCAATTTTTATATACATTTCCATTATTTTGCTACATAGAATATTGAAATTGATTACCATTTTTATAAAGAAATAAAGGAGAAGTTCCTGTCCATTTTACTACTTGTTTTACTCTTGTATCTAAATCAGAAATAATTATTTTACCTAATTGCTATCCCCCAAAATGATTTACTAATTCTTGAATAATCATATAAATAGTAGGACGTTCAACAATTTCATCACCATTTTCATCTACTGTTATATAATTATCAAAAACAGTAGCGGCAGGTAAAGTCCCGCCGCATTCACCATTTAATAAACACATCTTATCTTTTAATTGAAGAGAAGCTGTTAATCCACTTTCTGAATAAGAAATAGAATTACCTAATATAACATAAATTCCTAATGGAAACCATAATATAGAATAATCTGAATAATATTCAGTATTATTTAAAAAGCCAATCTATAAATTAATTTTTTTATTTATAGATAAAATATTCTAAGCACTAGTTATATCATTATTAGTGTCATCAATATATACACTTAAAGTAGCACTTCTTCTAATAATACTATTTCCATCTATATTAATAGAAGCTGTTAAAACTTTACCATGAATATCTTTTATCTAATTCTATTCCCAATCTAATACTGTTATTTTAACTAAATAATTTTTTATATGTAATCCAGCAACGTATTTTAAAAAAGTAGCATCATTTAAATATTCCTTTTCACCTACCATTAATACTCCTTTCTTAAAATTTCACAATAATAATCTACAATAGCTTCTACATTAGGAATAATTACTTCATTATTATTTGTAAAAGGATACCAAGTTCCTTGATAATAAATATATTTACCAAAAGAACTATAAAAAAGTCCTAACGTACTATAATTTAAATCTTCACCAACAGTATTCATAACATCCCATAATAAAAAAGAAGGATTTTCTGGTAAATTATCTATTTCTTCTTCTCCTATTACTAAAGAATCTGAATCTATTCTACCCATTGGAGAAATACGATAAACATAATTATTATGAGGTGCATTTATTTCTGTTACTGTAATAACCTAATTTGTATCATAAAATTCATTTGGTCCTAATCCTCTTTGTCTTAGCTCTTCTGCTGAGACTTCTGTTAATTTAGGTCCAATAAAATATAATCCTTTTATATCAGTATCATCATTATAAAATTCTAATAAGCCAGTTTCATTTAATACATGTTTTTCATAATCACTATCTTGATTCTATTTTATATAAAAAGTCATACCAGGTTCCGCTTGTACACATAAACCCTTTATTCGTTGTAATTCTTGACTAAATTTTAAATTAGCTTCTTCAAATTTATATTTATTAGCTATCTATGTATAAATTAAATTATTCTACAGAGCAAAAGTACCCCATAATTGACCTGTTTTGAAAAGAGAAGTAATTCTTAGAAAATCTTGTTCTGTCTTTATAGATTCTGTTAATGAAACCTCATAATCTATAATTCCCTGTTCATTAGGGTAAACAAAAGATAAACTAGTAATACTAATATCATCTCCTGATAACTCATATATCCCATCTTTTCCAATAATAATATACTATCCATTAATTATTACGATATGTCCTAAATAAGTATTATTTGTACTTATTTCTAATCTTCGCGGAATCCCACTTTCTATTCCTATAGGATATGGATCATTCGTTAACTAAATTTTTAAATAAGTTAAATTTTGAACACTAATAGAAGTATTATATCTCGCTAATGTTTTATATTTTTCCGCAATTTTAGTTGTTAATAAATCTTGAGTACCAAAAAAAAGATTTTCGTCTATTTGATAAACCTTGTTTTCCTCATTATCTATTGTTTTCATTTCATAGATTTGTCTTTGTGGAATATAAATTTGTCCATGTTTAGTTACAGTAATGGAGGTTTGCTCTACATATTCACCCTATTCTTGAATACCATATTTTATACAATTCTAATAATTAAAATTATCAATTTCATAGACAGTACAATTAAAAGTATAAATTTGTCTACCTAAACTATTATTAGGGGTTAAATTAATATTCATTAATTTAACTAATAAATTACCCTATGTCGCAGATTTATACAATTTTATATCATTAGCATATAAAAAAGTTAATACTTTTTCTCTAAAGACTTTCTACTGGGTAATATCTTTAAACATATTGATATTATTTTTTTGATTATAATCATTATATAAATAAGCATAGTCTCCATAATTTTCTTCTAAAGAAGCGTGCATTAAATTTTGACCTATGTCCATAAAATAACTTATTGTTCCACTTAAAGAAAAAGTTCTATAATTTACTGCACCATTTCTTCTAATAAAAGGATATTTTGAGCCTAATGTTTCAGTTAAAGATTCTGAAACCACTGTTGAAAAATTATTTATTTGAGGATCAAAACGAACTTTTAATTGTTGATCTTTTGTCGTTAAAAATATATCTTCAAAAATTCCCATTATAGGATATTTAATCTAAACTGGATTCGATCTAATATTATTCTTATTACGTGTTACTACACTATATTTATACCATATTCCGCTTTCTATAGTATAATCTCTCCATACTAAATTTAACATTACATTAGGTTTAACTGATGTTGTAAAAACATCTTCCCAATATTTAAAATTATCTTTATTAGAAGTTCGTCTAATTACAATATTTGTACCTAACTAAGAAAATTCATTATTTTTTATAGTTATAATAGCACATCCAATATTTTCACTAATAGTAGCTTCTATTTGTCCGCCAAAATTTCCATAAAAAGAATAACTTACATAAAAATCAAAAAATTGCTACATAAAATATAAATTTTTAGTTAATATTTGTACACACAATTTATAATAATGCTACGATTCAAAATTGTATCTACAATTATATTCAATTTTATTAGAAGAATCAAATAATATATTTTCACTTTCTTCTAATAAAACATCCTAAGTATTATAAATTAAAATCTTATAACTTTTTAAAAGTTCATAATCTTTTATATGATTAGTTACTGTCCCTAATACAGTTAAATTACTTGTTGTTACAGTAACAATAGAATCTGATTCAAAATACTTTAATTTTATTTCTGGTTTACTTATAGCTTTTATTAATACTACTGTTGACCACTATGAAAAATTAGATAAATTATTATTTATCCATTGATCTATTTTATAAGAATTTGATGTCATTACCGGTGTACGAACATTAGATCCAGTAAAACGTATTTGTACTTTATAATATTGATTATATTGAAATCCACCTTCTATATCATTACCTAAAATAACAATAGAATATTTATTTTCTGTTTTAATATCATTATTAATTTTTAATGTTGTTATCATAACTCCGCTTGGGTATTTATTTTTATTTAAAACAGATTGATTTGTTTTTTGATTTTGAACACTAACTTGTATACATTGTGTATTTATATCACTCTAACTATTATAAGCAGAAATAGAAAAATATATTTCACATGAACCTACAAAAGCAGGAACATAAGATTTTTTAAAAATTGGTGGATATAAATTATTGCTTATTCCTGGCATTTTTTCTCTCCTTTTTGTAGGAAATATATTTCCTACTCCTTTATATTTATTTCTTTTACTCTTTTTCAAAAGAACACAAAATCATTTTCTTATATTTGACCTTTTTAAAAAATTTTGATAAAATTTATATAATGAAAAAGAAAAAAGAAAGAAGAAAATAAAAATGAAAAATAATTTAAGACTTAACGCTATTAATAATAAAAATGATGAAAACTGTCGTAAAAGAATGATAGAAATTATGAGTTTATGGGACGATTTTAAATTTTTACATATGAAATGTCCTGAATTACGAATGGGTCAACTTTTATCTATCTTTATAGATTGGTATCATACTACATATGGAAAAGATATTTTTTATGTTGAAGATGAAATATTAAATTTACATTTCGAAGAGTTTATAATTTTCCTTGGAAAGGAAGAAGATTAATGGAAAAAAAGATAAAAATTAGAATTGGTTATCCTTGGGCGGGAGTTCCTGATGATGTAGATATAGTTACAATTAACGGAGATATATCAGAAGCAGAACTTCCTCGTCTTGTTTTTGATGCAGCCGTAGATATAATTTTTAATCGTATTGATTTCACTTGGGAGGAAGTAGAATAATGGGAATGTTTGACCCTGATGAAGACCCTACTTATATCAAAATGGAATATCAATTAAATAAAATTAAAAAAATTCTAAAAGCAGATTTTTTAAATGATAAAGAAAAACTATTTTTTATAAAAAGAATTATTTTTGAAGAAAATATGAAAGGAGATGACTACTTTGCTTAATCCAAAAACTAACGAAAGAGAACTTGCGTATGTCGTAACTATTGATGATATTACTCCAATTGAAGGATACGATAGAGTTGAATTGGCGCACGTTGGCGGATGGACTATCGTTGTCGGTAAGGGTGAATTTAAAGTGGGTGACCCCGCTATTTACTTTGAGATTGATTCAAAACTTCCTGAAGTAGAACCTTTTACTGATATGACTTTTCTTGTTAAAAAGAAATATCGTATAAAGACTCAAAAGATGTGTAAATCATTAAGTCAAGGTTTACTTATATCTGCTGCTAATCTTAATTGGACTATTGAAAATCATAATTATGGTTATTCTATTCATGACTCTAATGGGGTTGAACACAATGCTGGAAATGATTCTCGTTTTCTTACTAAACAGCTTGGAGTAACTTATTATGTAGCAGAAGATAATGAACGTAAGACCTCTTCTGTAGATAAATATAAAAAAATGGCACAGCGTAATGGAAAATTGTTTTCAAAGCAGCCTTTCCGCTGGCTTATGAAGCGCGACTGGGGTAAGAAACTTCTTTTTATTTTCTTTGGTAGAAAGCGAGACAAAACAGGCTGGCCCACTTGGGTAAAGAAAACTGATGAAGAAAGAATCCAAAATATGCCTTGGATTCTTAAAGATAAGAACCCTTGGATTGCAACAGAAAAGATTGATGGTTCTTCAACTACTTTTACTATCAAACGTGGAAAGTGGCCTCATAAAAATGAATTTTATGTTTGTTCTCGTAATGTCTGCTTTGATAAGCCTGATAAAACATGTTTTTATGAAACTAATATTTATACAGAAATGGCGGAAAAGTATCATATTGAACATGCTCTTATTGAAATGCTATCGTTATTTCCGGCCGCAGAATGGATTACTATCCAGGGTGAAACTTATGGAGCAGGAGTACAAAAAAGAGATTATCATCTAACTGGTCATGATTTTATGGCATTTAATCTTATTACTTCTGACAAAGGAAGATTTAATACTCTTAAAATGAGAGAACTGCTTGAAGATTATTACAATATTCCTTGTGTCCCTATTGTAAATAGTAAATTCATTCTCCCTGATACTGTTGAAGAATTGCTTGATTATGCTACTGATAAATCTCAAATTGACGAAGATATGCGTGAAGGTATTGTATTTCGGTCAGAAGATGGAACTCAATCTTTTAAAGCTGTTTCTAATGAATTTTTGATGACATATCATAATTAAAATAAAAGGCAAAAAGGTTATTATAACTTTTTTGCCTTTTATAAAATTTTATGTTATAATAAAGGAGAAGAAATGAAAAATAATTTATTTATTATGATAGGAGTTCCTGGGTCTGGAAAAACTACTTTTGCAAAAGCTCAACCTAAAAAAATTCATATATCAAGAGATGTCATTAGATTTTCATTATTAAATGAACACGATAATTATTTCGCAAAAGAAAAAGAAGTGTATAAAACTTTTCTTGAAGAAATAAATCTTCATATTAATAATGGGGAAGATGTTATTGCGGATGCTACCCATTTAAATCCAAAAAGTCGTTATAAACTTCTTAATCAACTCCATATTAATCGTCATAAAACTAATATTATTGCAATATATATTAATACTCCGATTGAAGTATGCTTAGAAAGAAATGACCTTAGAAAAGGAACTAAAACTTATGTCCCGCCCAACGAGATATATAATATGTATACACATTTAAAACCACCTACTTATAATGAACCATTTGATATGATTTTTACTTATGTTAACGATCAATTGGTTCCACTAAAAAGGAATTAAAAAATGATTTATTTTACAGCAGACCTCCATATTGGACACGATAAAAATTTTCTCTGGCAGCCGCGCGGTTTTTCTTCAATAGAAGAACATGATACAGAAATCTTAAAAAGATGGAATAGTATTATTACTCCAAAAGATACTGTTTATATTCTTGGCGATTTATGTATGAGCGGAAATGAAAAAGAATGGAATCGTGTCTATAAAGTATTAAATGGAGAAAAAAATGTTATTTGGGGTAATCATGATACAAATAACAAACTTAATAAATATCAAACAGAATATGGTATGACATATCTTGGTTTTGCTTCAATCTATAAATATAATAAAAAGAAAATGTTTTATCTTTCTCATTATCCTACTCTTGTAGGTAATTTTGAAGAAAAACGTTTCTTTTGGAATCTATCTGGACATACTCATAGTTCTAATAAATTTGAATTTGGACAATATAGTATTTATAATGTAGCAATGGATGCTCATAATTGTTATCCTGTATCAATAGAACAAATAATTGAAGATATTAATAAATATAGGGAGAAAAAAGAATGATTGTAAATCCAGTTTTAGTAGGAATTTTTGGAACTCTTTTTGTTGAAATGAGTTTATATATTATTAAAAATTATATTATAAAAATAAGGAGCAAAAAAAATAATGAGACAATTAAAAACAAAACTTTTTAATTCTAATTTTAACCCAAATACAGGAGTATCTATTGTAACAATAAAAACTAAAAGAGGTATATTTAAGGGAGTAGCAAAAGTCCATCCTGAAGATAAAGAAGTTCAAAGTAAACTTTCTGGATTATCTATTGCTGAAATGAAAGCAACAAAAAAATTTTATAAAGAAGAATTAAAACGAGAAAGACTAATACTCCAAACAATAGAAAGAGAAGTTAAGAAAGATATTTTACCTTTTGTAAAAAATTATAATGGAGATAATTATACTTGTTTTGCTATAACAAGATTACTTGAAAATAGATTCTATTTTATGATTAGAAATCATACCAATAATATTAAATTTTTAAAAGAACAAATCCAAAATATTGATAAAGATTTAGAACATAGAAAACTTCTTTTAACTCAAATTAAAGAAAAGAAAGGTCAAAATAATAAAAAGTAAAATAAATCTTTTTTAAGTATATATATAAAAAAGGAGGAATTTTACTATGAGTGAAAAATCTAAAATATGGATTAAGGCGGCTGGTATTAGAGCATTAAAAACTTTTGCTCAAACTTTTGCCTCTATGATTACGGTGGGAGCAGCTTTTAGAGAAGTAGATTGGGCTTATGTAGCATCGGTAGCTTGTACAGCAGGTATCCTTTCAATTATGACTAGTTTAGCAGGACTTCCAGAAGTTAAACTTTCAGAAAATATGATAGAACAAAAAGAAGCGGGAGAGTGATCTCCCGCTTTTTTATTTAGAAAGGAGACAAAATGGCTTTAAAAGGAATTGATATTTCTTAGCATCAAGGTAATAATATAAATGCCGAAAAAGTAAAAAAAGATGGTATAAACTTTGTTATTATTCGTTAGGGATATAGAAAACAAATTGATAAATATTTTTTAAACAACGTAAAAAAATTTAAAGAAGCTAATATAAATATTCATGGTGTTTATCATTTTGCTTATCCTTTAAATAAAAATGATGCAATAGAAGAAGCAAAAAGTTGTATAAAAAATATTTAGAAAGCAGGGTTAGGAAAAGACATAATTGTTTTTTACGATTTTGAATATGATACGGTTAATAATGCCAGAGAAAAAAAAGTTAAGTTAACAAAAACTGATTGCATTAATTTTACCAATGTTTTTTGTGATTATATTAAAAGCAAAGGATATAAAGTAGGTTTTTATTTAAATCAAGACTATTATAAAAATTGGTATGATGCGGCAACCATAAAAAAATATATTATATGGTTAGCGGATTATAATACTACACCTCATTATGATTGCGTTTATCATCAATATACAAGTAAAGGTAAAGTAAATGGTATTTCAGGTAATGTAGATATGAATTTCTACTATGAGCAATAGGAAAAGAAAGAGGAAAAATCTGTTTAGACTAAAGGTACTTCTGCGCAAGATATAATTAACACAATGGCAGAATGGATTGGAAAAAGTATGGCTAAACAAACACATAGAGATATTATTGATATTTATAATAATCATAAACCTCTTGCCGTTGGTTATAAAGTTAAATATACTGATGACTATTGTGATACTACTCTTTCTGCGGCTTTTATTAAGAATAACGCCGTCGATTTAATTGGTGGAACTGAATGTGGTGTTTAGAGACATATTCAATTGTTTAAAAAAGCTGGTATTTGGGAATAGAATGGTTCAGTTACTCCTCAACCAGGCTGGATTATAACCTATAATTGGGATGACGGCACTCAACCAAATGACGGTTTTGCAGATCATATTGGTATTATTGAAAAGGTTGAGGGAAATATTATCATAACAATAGAAGGAAATACAGGTAATGGCGGAGTGGTGGCGCGACGTACATTACAAGTTGCTAATGGTAATATTCGTGGATATGCTATACCTAAATATGCGAATGCGGCGGCAGCACCTCAATCTTCGGAGAAGGTGATGCCCGAAAAACCCGTTAATACTGATAAAAAATTAATTGCAACATCTAAAACTAAATTTACAAGAACAGGTAAAGTGTCTCCCGCCCGAGATACTTATGCTAAAGCTAAAGTTACAGCAAATGCACTATATGTAAGAAGCTGGGCAGGGGTTGAATTTAATCCTTTAAAAAGTATTCCTTATATCTATAAAGACAAAATTATTTAGATTTGTGATAGTATTCAAGCAAGCAATGGTACTACTTGGTATTATGTGAAAATTAATAATAAAATTTATGGATTTGTTAATTTCAGATATGTTGAAATAATATAAAAAATAAGTGTGTAGTAATATTACTACACACTTATTTTTGTCTGTTGATATATATGTATATAAATGTAGACGCACTTTTGTCATTTATTTTCTTTTTTTATATTATATCAAAAATTTTTGAGATGTCAAATTTTCTTAAACAAAGAAAAAAGCATTTGCATTTTTATAAAAATTTTGCTATAATTATTATAGAAAATTATAGAAAGGATAAAATTTAATTCTATGATAGATAAAACCTTATATACAGAACAATCAATAGAATCATTAGATCCATTACAATTTACCAGATTAAAACCAGGTGTATATGCAGGTGATACTACGTATTCAACTCAGTTGCTCATAGAAATTGTTTCTAATGCAATTGATGAATTTAGACTTGGACATGGTAATCAAATTGATGTAACGATAATTGGAGATACTTTTGCTGTAAGAGATTATGGACAAGGTTTTCTTCCAAATCATTTTAGAGAAGACGATAAAACAATTCTTGAAGCTGCTTTTAGTGTTCTTAATACTTCTGGTAAATATAGAGAAGATGGAACTTATGAAGGAACTTCATTAGGTTCTTTTGGTATTGGTTCTAAAATTACTACATTTTTATCTCATTGGCTAAGAGTTAAAACTATAAGAAACGGAGAATGGGAAGAAATATATTTTAAAGAAGGTGTTTTTCAAAATAGAAGTACTGGCGCAGGCGGCGTATCTGGTACATTAGTAGAATGGCAACCTTCAGAGGAATTTTTTACTCATACAGAAGTAGAAAGTAATAAAATTCATTCTTTATTTAAAACTATTTCTTGTCTATGCCCCGGATTAACAATTCATTTAAATGAGAATGGTAAGATATATGACTATATATCTAATAAAGGTTTAAATGATTTAGTTGATGCCGCAGTTGGAAATAAAGAACTTATTAATAATAGATTTGATATGAATTTTGCAGAAGGTAAGAATAAAATGGATATGGTTCTTACCTATACTTCTAATTATTCATCTACTATTGTTCCATATGTTAATACTGGCTTAACTGAAACTGGACAACATATTACACAAGTAAAATCTATTATTACTCGTGAATTTAACAAATTTTTTAAAGAAAAGAAATGGCTTAAATCCACAGATGAAAATTTAACTGGTGATGATATACAAGAAGGTATGTATATTGTTTTTAATATTACTGCTCCAAATGTATCATATGATGCACAAGTTAAAACTCGTATTACTAAAATTGAAATGAAACCTTTTAATGTAGCTTTAACTGAAAATCTTCAATATTGGTTAGCTAATAATGAAAAAGAAATTAAACTTATTGCAGACAAAGCTATTAATGCTAAAAAAGCAAGAGAAGCTGCTAAAAAGGCAAGAGAAAAAGCAAGAGAGCAAGGAAAGAAAAAAGAAAAGGCTTTAAAATTTGATAGTAAACTTGCGGACTGCTATAGTGAAGATAGAGAAAGATGTGAAATTTATATTGTTGAAGGAAATAGTGCGGCAGGTGGTTTAAAAACGGCACGTAATAATGAATTTCAAGCTGTAATGCCTGTCCGTGGTAAAATCCTTAATACACAAAAAGCTACCTTAGATAAGATTCAAAAAAATGCTGAGATTATGACTATGATTGAAGCGTTTGGTTTAAAGATTGATACAAAAACAATGCGGGTTACATATGACCGTGATGGACTCCGCTATGGTAAAATTATTATTATGAGTGACGCTGACGTAGACGGTGCTCATATTAAAAATCTATTTTATACTTTTATTTGGAACTTTTGTCCTCAATTGATTTATGACGGTATCATTTATGCTGGAGTTCCACCTCTTTATAAAATTACTCTTGGTGGAAATAAAGGTTATAAATATTTAAAGAATGATGATGACCTTGAAGCATTTAGAAAAACTTATACGGGAAAGTATCAAGTCAATCGTATGAAAGGATTAGGAGAAATGGATGTTGAACAAATAGAAGAGACTCTTACAAATCCTGCTAATAGAATTATTAAACAAATTACGATTGATGATAGCGAAGAAACAGATAAATTATTTGATGATTTAATGGGAACTGCTATTATTCCGAGAAAAGTATTTATTAAAGAACACAGTATAGAAGCACAATGTCTTATTTAAAGGGAAAAATTAATGAATATATATAAAATATATATGTATGAAAATAAAATAAATCATAAAAAATATATTGGACAAACTTGTTCTTCTTTGTACCAAAGGTCAGGTAAAGAAGGTAAAAAGTATAAAAATTGTGTTGCTTTTTACTAGGCCATTCAAAAATATGGTTGGGATAACTTTTCAGTTAAAATTTTAGAAAGTAACTTAACTTTAGAAGAAGCTAACCTCAAAGAACAAGAATATATAAATTTATTTAATACTCAAAATAAACAGTTTGGTTATAATATAAGAAATGCTAGTTCTCAAGGAGCCTTATCAGAAGAAACAAAAGAAAAAATTTCTAAAAATTTATCTGGAGAAAAACATCCTAATTATGGAAAAGGTAAAAAAATACGTTGTATAAATACTGGTCAAATTTTTGATAATGCCAGTAGAGCTGCAGAATGGTGCAAGGGAGGAGATCGAAACCACATTAGACAAGTTGCTAATGGAAAAGGAAGATTAAAAACAAATGGTAAACATCCTATTACAGGAGAGCCATTACGATGGGAGTTTATTGGTAAGGAGGCTACTTATAATGCAGAATAAAAAAGTAAAATTCGATATTCCATTAGAATATGTAGTAGGACATCTTCGTTATGGACATAAAGAGGGTGTTTTAGAATTAACAGCAGAAGAGTTTAAAAGACTTCAAGAAAATCCTAAAAAATTTGTTTACGAAGAAGAGATTCTTCATGATTTAGATTTAGTTATAGATGACTATAGTGTAGAAGATTATGGTGGGATTGATAGCATAGAATATGAGGTAATAGATGATACAGAATGATTTAACAAAAGAATTAAGTACAAACTTTATAGAATATGCGGTAGCTGTTAATACCGACAGAGCAATTCCTGATGCCAAATCTGGCCTTAAACCTGTTGCAAAACGTATTCTCTGGTCAGCATTTGAAGAAGGGCGGACTTCATCTAAGCCTCACGTTAAAGCGGCAAGAATTGTTGGTGATGTTATGGGTAAATATCACCCTCATGGAGACAGTTCAATCTATGGAGCAATGGTTCGTCTTTCTCAACCTTGGGTTATGCGTTACCCTCTTATAGATTGGCACGGTAAATAAAAATTTTTAACATTCAAGGTAAAAATTGATTAAATTTCTATGGTAAAATTTTATATAAAATATCAAAAATAAAAAGGAGATATTTTATATGATTAAAATGAATGAAACTTATAAACAAGCTCTCTAGTATTATTTAGAAAATGAAGAAGAATCAACTACAGATGTAGCTAAAAAATTTAATATTGATCGAGGCACCTTTTATAATAAACTAAAAGCATTAAATATTCCTTCCCGATCAAAAAGAGAAAAATATTCTTATAATAGAACATACTTTAATAAAATTGATACTGCTGAAAAAGCATACTGGTTAGGTTTTTTATTAGCAGATGGAAATAATACTGGAACAACTATTCGATTTAGACTAAAAGCTGATGATAAATCTATTCTTGAAAAATTCAATCAGTGTTTAAAAAGTAATATTCCTATAAAAATTGAAAATGGTTCTGGTTTCACAGAAGGAAAACAAAATTCTATTGCTAATTTAACCATTTCAAGTAGAGAAATGTGTAATGCAATATTAAAATATGGAATTATTCCAAATAAAATTTCTTTAAATCATGAGCCTATGTATAATTTTAACAATGAAAAATTACAAAATGCTTTTATTAGGGGTATTTTCGACGGGGATGGTTGGTGTTATTTTTCTAAAAATAGTCATGAAATAGGTATTTCAGGAACAAAAGAGTTGTGCGAATCTATTAAAGAATATCTTGAAAAAACAATAAAAATTAATCCAATTGAATTAGATCAAATAAATTCTATTTTTAGATTAAGAATTTCTAATAAAGATGGAATAATAAAATTTTACCATAACATATTAGAGAATGAAAATCAATTATATCTTGAAAGAAAATTTGACTTAGTTAAAAATTATGCCGTTCTAAATGAAACTACCAATTAATTTAGAATGATCAGCGCGGAATTAAACTGGAAGGGTTTAGTCATCCTAATCAGAGATTGAAGGCTATATGTAATAATATAGTCAAACGCAACGCATAGAGATTGAACCTTAAATGCGAATTTAAGAATATAATATCTCCAAGAGTCCGCGCTAACGGGTAGTATAATAACAGAGTTTATTATGTTAAAAAGATATGCTATACTGGAATAGAATTAACTATTCGATGAAAATGAGGGAAACCTCCAGAGCATAGGACAAAAAGCCTATGGTTAATAACGATTAGAATAATGGTAATATTACAGGTGATGGACCTGCTGCCGCACGTTATACCGAAGCCCGCCTTAGTAAAATATCAGAAGAAGGTATGTTAAATGGAATTAAGAAAAATAACGTTGATTTTATCTCAAATTATGATGAAAGTCTTAAAGAGCCTATTACTCTCCCTTGTACCTTTCCTAATTTGCTTTGTAATCCTAATACTGGTATTGGTGTTGCGATGGCCTGTAACTGGGCTCCTCACAACCTGTATGATGTTGGTCAAGCCATATATAATTATTTGGATGGTGCTCTTCCTATGTTGCCTGGTCCTGACTTTCCTACTGGGGGATTAATCATTAATAAAAATGACATCCCTAAAATTATGGAAACGGGACATGGTTCTGTAAAAATTAGAGCACGTTATAAAGTAGATAAAAATAAAATTATCTTTTATGAAATTCCATATGGAACTACAATAGAAGGATTAATTACAGAACTTGGTGAAATTTGTGACAAGGAAGAAATAAAAGGTATTCATGATATACATGATGAAAGTTCTAAAGAAATTAGAATTGTTGTAACATGTCAAAAAGGTTTTTCACCTGATGCAATTGCAAAACAAATTTATGCAAAAACTAATTTTCAAACTTCATTTAGTTATAATCAGGTAGCTTTGGTAGATAAAACTCCTACTGAATTAAACTTGCGGGATGCTATAAAAATCTATGTAGACCATAATCTCGAATGTATCGTTAAAGAAACTCAATTTGATTTAGAAAAAGCTAAATTAAGAAAGGAAATTGTTGATGGTTTACTTAGAGCCATTATTCATATTGACGAAATCATTGCTCTTATCAAACAAAGTGAGTCTGGAGCAACAGCAAAAATCTCCCTTATTGAAAAATGGGGCTTTACCGAGAATCAAGCAAAAGCCATTCTTGCTATGCGACTTTCAAGTTTAGCAAAATTAGAAGGTGTAGAATTAGAAAAAGAGCGAAATGAATTAGTTTATAATATTCAAAAATGGGAAAGCCTTATCAATAGTAAAGAAGAACAAATAGATTTGTTAAAAGTTCGTTTGGCGGATTTGGTTAATAAATATGGAGATAAACGTCGTACAGAGTTAACTCAAATTGACGACGTAAAAGAAGAAAAAGAAAAAATTGATATAACTCCTGAAGATGTCGTAGTTATTATTACCCATACCGGAGATATTAAACGTATTCCTAAAAAGAGTTTTAGAATACAAAAAAGAAACGGTAAAGGTGTAAAAACTGTGGATGCCGCAATCAAAACGACCATATCTACTAATACTCTTGATGACTTAATGATATTTACATCAAAAGGTAAAATGTATAAATTAGCGGTAGATAAAATTCCTGAAGGAACTAATGCTTCAAGAGGAACTAATTTACATTTACTTCTTCCTTTTGCTGATAATGAAGTGTTTCAAACAGCTACAGCTATTTCTGGAGAAAAGCCTGCGAATTATGTAGTTTTCTTTACTAAAAATGGTTTAATAAAAAAGACTAAAATAGAAGAATATATTTCTATAAAAAAGTCAACAGGTATTCAAGCTATTAAAATTAAAGATGGGGATGAATTATTATCAGTTACTTTTATGAATAAAGAAGATGTTATTTTTGCTACTAAATTTGGTAATGTTATAAAAGTACCAACAGATGATATTAAACCTATTGGGAAAGCTACAAGCGGTGTAAAAGGAATTGCTTTAAAAGAAAATGATGAAGTAGTTTCTGCTTTTTATATTTCTAAAGATATTAGTTATCTTGGAGTTTTTACTTGTAATGGCAATAGTAAAAAAGTAGATATAAATAACTTTATTATTCAAAAAAGAAACGGTAGAGGTATTAATATTATTCCTCTTGAAAAAAATGATTATATAGCTTCTATTGCTCCATTAAAAGAAGATGATTCTATTTTAGTAGTAGGTAAACCTAATTCTATTTGTACAACTGTATCTGAATTATCTGAACAATCTAAAAATGGTTCTGGTACAAAAATTATAGAAAGGAGTACGGTTCAATCCGTAATTGTACTATGATTAAAATTATTAAAGATGGTTCTTTAAAAAAAATGAACGAAACAAAACGTTTTATTTGTTCTAAATGTGATTGTATTTTTGAAGCAGACAACTCTTCTTACACTCGTAATAATTGGAGAAATGAGTTGTACATTACAGCTATTTGTCCTTTTTGCGGAGAATCTGTTAATAGAAATTATGAGGATTATGAAGCATGATGATAAATAATTCAAAAGATATAAGAACTTTTATAAATAAATTAAATCAAGCAACAGAAGCCTATGATAAAGGAGAACCATATCTTACTGATATGGAATGGGATATAATGTACGGTAAATTAGAAAAACTTGAAAAAGAAACTAATCTTATTTATCCTGACTCTCCCACACAATCAATTCATTATAGTGTAGTTAATAAATTAAGAAAAGTTACTCATAATCATCCTATGCTTTCTCTTCAAAAAACAAAAGATATAGAAGAAATTAAAACATTCCTTAATAATAAAGAATGGATTGCTATGGCTAAAATGGATGGTCTTACTTGTTCTTTACGATACGTTAATGGAGAATTAGTATCCGCAGAGACAAGAGGAAATGGTATCATAGGAGAAGATATAACCCATAATGCTATGGTAATTCCATCCATTCCTAAACATATACCAATAAAAACAAAAGAAGTTATTGTTGATGGCGAAATTATTTGTACTTATAAAAATTTTGAAGCTTTTAAAGGTTCTTATAAAAACCCAAGAAATTTTGCAAGTGGTAGCATAAGACTTTTAGATTCAAAAGAGTGTGAGAAACGTAATCTTACTTTTGTGGCTTGGGATATTGTAGAACCAAAAGCTGTATTTTTAACAAATACTCTTACTACTTTAATGTTTTGGAAGTTTCTTACAGTTCCTTTTTTAAATGATGAATATTTTAATAAACATAATTATGATTATGAAAATGTCATTAATGATATAAAGAGCATGTGTGAAGAAGAATCTTATCCTATTGATGGAATTGTTTTTAAATATGATAATATTGCTGAATATGAAGCAGCAGGTCGTACCGATCATCACTTTAAAGGCGGGATTGCTTATAAATTTTACGATGATGAATATGAAACAGAAGTAAAAGATATTGAATGGACTATGGGAAGAACAGGACAATTAACTCCCGTACTAATTTATAATGATATTGATATTGATGGAACTATTTGTAATAGAGCAAGTCTTCATAATATTTCTGTTATGAAAAACATTATGAAAGGAGCTTTCTCAGGACAAAGGGTTTATATTTATAAAGCAAATCAAATTATACCACAAGTAGCTTATGTTCAAATAAATAAACCTGATAATGTTCCATTAATTCCTATTCCTGAAGTGTGTCCTTATTGTGGAAGTCCTACTGAAATAAGAAAAGATTATGATAGTGAAGTTCTTTATTGTACAAACCCTGCGTGCTCAGGTAAATTAATTAATCGTCTTGACCATTTCTGCGGTAAAAAGGGACTTGATATAAAAGGGTTATCTAAAAAAACTCTTGAAAAACTTATTGATTGGGGATGGATTAATTCATTAGAAGATATTTTTAAATTACAAGAGCATCGTAATGAATGGATTGAAAAAGATGGTTTCGGTATGGCTTCTGTTGACAAAATTTTAACAGCAATAGAAGAAAGTAAAAATTGTACAGCATCTAAATTTATTGCGGCAATTGGTATTCCGCAGATAGGTAAAGTAGCTTCAGAAGATTTAATTAAAGTATATCATACCTATAATGGATTTAGACATGCTGTTGATTTCCCTGATGAAGATGATAGACTCTATAATATCAAGGGTATTGGTGAAGTTATGATAAAAACTCTTACTACTTTTAATTATACAGAAGCCGATAGTATTTTTGATAATTATATAGTTGAAATTATTTCATCAGTACCTGATACAGAAGAGAAAGAAATAAAACCGTTACAAAATAAAATTTTTGTTTTAACAGGTAAAACACAATCTTTTAAAAATAGAAATGAACTTAAAACGTTTATTGAATCAAATGGCGGAAAAGTAACGGGTTCTATTTCTAAAAAAACAAATTATTTAGTAAATAATGATATTAATTCTTCTTCAACAAAAAATAAAGAAGCAAAAGAAAAAGGTGTAAAAATTATTAATGAAGAAGAATTATTATCTATAGTTAATAATTTTTAAAAAGGAATAATAATGGATAAAAAAGAATTACAAATATTGGCAGGTCAAATTATAGACCTTTAGAAAAAATTAAAAAATGATCCTAAAGATTATACTACAATGAAGGAAATTCAAACAATATTATCTAAACTATCATTTCCAGAAGTACTGTAGATTAATGATATAGTGGATCAATATTTTAAAAATGTTTGACAAATATAAAAATTTTTAGTATAATTTTTATAATGAAAATAAAAAATATATATTTCAAAGGAGAAAAAACAAATGGTTAAATTTAAGGAAAACACTTATAATGTATTTCAGTATCTAAAACAGCATGAAGATGAGGATATTACTGCAAAGGATATTGCCGCAGCACTTGGATTAGATCCCAGACAGGTAAATGGTATTATTACTGGTGCATTCGTTCGTCATATGAAAGATGTTGATGGAGAAAAGGTAAAAGATCCTTGGGCAAAGAGAGTTGAAGGCGAACTAGAAATTGAGCAAAAAGATGGCTCTATCAAACATGAATCTGTAAAATTTGTTAAGTTAACAGAATCGGGCCGCGCACTTGTTCCAGAAATGGAATAATTCTTAAAAAGGGGTTAAGTATTTTATTACTTAACCCATTCTTTTTTAAAAAATGAGTATGATTATTATTTTTATTATTATTATTATCATTTAGTCTAGTTGTTTTTGTTGGTATTTAATAAGCGGCAAAAAAAAATAGCAATATAATAATTAGATAATAAATGAGATATAGAGAAGACACAAAAAATTAAATGATTTAAATGAACGTATTACTTAGAGACAAAATACAATTTTATAGTTAACAAATAAAAGACAAAAAGAATATATTATTTTAGAATAGGTAAGAGAAAATAGAGGCAAAAAATTAGAATAGATAGAACAGACTTATCAAGAACAATTAAAAAAAATAAAATAGATTTATCATAATGCTTCTATTTCACAAGCCCAAGAAGCTAAAGATTATTAGTAGCAATTAAAACAATAGATAATTAATATTCAACAACAACGAGATCAAGTTCAATCAAATTTAAACTAGCTTAAATCAGTATATTAGGCTGCAACCGCCGCACGTCTTAGATAGCAAGAGGAAGAAGATAAAATTGCATTTTATCGTATAAAAATATCTGAAAAACAAATTAACGATATTACACATCTTCAAGAATGGAAAAATGAACTAAATGATCCTTCTATTGTTTCTAAAATTATTTGGTCTGCTTTCATAATGAAACCTACTTCTGATTTGTGTAATCGTGTATTAGGATCTACTACAATCTGCGGAATTTATAAAATTACTAATAAACAAACTGGTGATATTTATATTGGGCAAAGTGTTAATATCGCAGATAGATGGAAACAACATATAAAATGCGGACTTGGTATAGACGCTTCTGTAACAAATAAACTTTATAATAACATGCAGAAATATGGTGTATGGAATTTCACTTTTGAAATTCTTTAGAAATGTACTCGTGATAAATTAAATGAAAAAGAACGATTTTGGATTTAGATGTATCAATCAAATAAAGTTGGTTTAAATGTGACGAAAGGTAATAAATAATGAAATTTTAGAATACTAAAGTAATGAATTTTGAAGGTGCGTTCCGCGGTTTACGTAATCCTCTTGAAAGTTGGAAAAAAAGTGATAGTAGTTTTGGAATGTATCCTGAAGAATATAGTTATGAAGTAACTCTTTTAACTGCACATGAATGGATAACTGATTATAATATTAAAGCAGAAAAAAATAATCAAAAAGTAATTGAAGAAGGAAGTCTTGAATATTGTAGATTAGAAGATAGTTATATAGACTGGCTTATAAAAAATAGCGTTTTATCAGAAGATGATAATGGAATGACAATCTTTGATTTAGCCTTATTAGGTCCAAAAGATTTAGATCTTGCGCAACGTATGATTAAGGCTGGTTCAAGTGATAGGAAATTTCTTCGTCAAATCTTTGTTTCTGTTGATGTAACAGCACCATTATATTGGTGGAAGTAGGCAGATACCTACAAAGTAGCAACAGTTGCTAATTCAACGTCAACAATGCATAAATTAGCAACCACTCCAATTACTAAAGACTGTTTTGAAATAGAAGATTTTAATCCAAATATAATTGTTTTTGATGGTGAACCATATACACCAGATTATTTAATGAATGATTGTGCAGATAATATCATTAATATTTGTGAAACTCTTCGTAAACGTTATTTATAGACTAAAGATAAAAGGTATTGGAAAGAATTAATTCGTTGGCTTCCTAATGGTTGGTTACAAACTAGAACTTGGACAGCTAATTATGAAACTTTACGAAATATGTATAATCAACGTAAAAATCATAAACTTACAGAATGGAGAAAAAATTTTTGTGATTGGGTAAAAACATTACCATATGCTGAAGAATTAATTTTGTTTAATTAACAAAATTTGATTTTTATAAAAATTTATTATATAATATTAATATAAGATAAAGAAAAAATAAAAAATAGGAGAAAAATTAATGAGAAAAAATATTAATGAAGAAATTATTGAAGGTAGAGTATATGACCATTCACTTCAGATGAAAAAGGTTACTAATAAAGCATCAAAAAATTTTGGTGTTGACTTTATTTCAGGCAATCTTAATGTTGCAACTGATGAGGAAGGTTTGAATGTTATCCCTGTACACTATACTTTTGTAACAGAATATACTAAAGCTGGAGCAGTTAGTAGTACTTTTGTAAATCTGAAGCAGATTCTTGATGGCGGAAAGACATGGCTTAAGGATGGTAAAGATGGAGCTCTTAAAGTTCGTTTGAATACATCTGCTGGCTTAAAGGATTCTTTTCCTGGCGGTGGAGACCTACTTGTAACTACTCAAAAAAATGAAGGCGGTTTTGTTTCTTTTATTTCAGAATTTAATCCTGATGAAAAAGCCAGAAAAAAGTTTACTTTTGATGTTATTATCAATAAAGTAACTCTTATCCCTGCTGATCCTGAACATAATATACCAGAAGATTTTGTAAGAATTAATGCAGCGATTTTTGATTTTAAAAATGCAATTATGCCTTTCTCTTTGATTGCAAAAGATTCTAAAGCACCTGGCTCTGTAAATTATTTTCTTGGTCTTAATGCTTCAGAAAAGAATCCTATTTATACAAAAGTTATAGGTGAAATTACTAATACTACAATTGTAATTCCTAAAGTTATGGAAAATGCATTTGGTGAAGCTATTGTTGATTCTACTCCTCGTCATGAAAGAGAATGGATTATCACTTGGGCACAGCCTAATCCTTATGTATTTGATACACCTGATACTATTACCCAGGAAGAACTTCAAAAAGCAATTTCTGATAGAAATATTTATCTTGAAGAGCAGAAAGCTGCAACTAAGAAATATTATGCAGAAAGAAAAACAACTGCTTCTTCTAATATTCAAAACGGTCCTCTTCCTACTCCATCAACAGCAGTTCCTGAAGGCGGATTTAATTTTTAATATAATTTAAAACAATAACATAGAAAGAATATATTCTTTCTATGTTATTTGTGTTTACTGTGAGTATGAAATAAGAAAATAGTAAAGGAGAAAAATATGATTGATTTAACAAAACTTCAACCACATAAAGTCAGTAGAGATTTAAGTGGTTATATTACTTATATATATGGTCCTGGTAAAATTGGAAAAACCACATTTGGAAGTCAAATGCCTGGTGCGCTTATCTTAGCTTTTTAGAAGGGTTACAATGCTTTACCAAATATATATGCACAAGATGTTACAACCTGGGCAGATATGAAAATAATTTTACGAGATTTAAAAAAACCAGAAGTAAAAGATATGTTTCATTCTATTATTATAGATACAATTGATATAGCAGCTGCCGCATGTTAGAAATATATTATTTCACAAGCGGGAGTTGATACACTTAATCAAATTCCATATGGTCAAGGATGGTCAAGAGTAAAACGATAGTTAGAAGATACTTTTAGAGAAGTTACTCAAATGGGTTATGCCGTATTATTTATTTCCCATGATAAAGACAAAACTTTTAAAAGACAAGATGGTACAGAGTTTAATCAAATCGTTCCAACTCTTGGAAATAGCTATAATTTAATTATTAAAGATATGGTAGATATTTATGGTTATGCTCATCTCATTTTAAAAGAGGGTGAACCTAAAAGAGTTTTAACTTTACGTTCTCTTGATGGAACAATTGATTGTGGATCCCGTTTTAAATACATGCAACCAGAAGTTGATTTTTCTTATGATTCTCTTGTTAATGCTTTAAATAATGCAATAGACGAAGAAGCAAGATATACTGGAAAAGAATTTATTACTGAAGAAAGAAACGTCAATACTTATTCTACAGAAGTTAGTTTTGATGATCTTTACGCACAATGTCGAAACCTTTTATCATCTCTGTCAAAAGAAGAAGAAATTCATTATGCACCTTATATCACTGAAATTACTGATAAATATTTAGGTAAAGGTAAAAAGATTGCTAATATTACAAGAGACCAAACAGAACAGTTATCTTTAATTGTTTTTGATTTAAAAGAATTATTTAAAGATAGACAATAATTAGTAACAAGGTAGTGATATAAATCACTATCTTGTTTTTTTATAAAAAAAATGATATAATAAAAATAAAATGAGGAAATAAAATGGCTGTACATATGGTAAAATGTCTTTATTGCGGAAAATCTTTTAACCGAGATAAAGAACCTTTTGTTAAAGTAGGAGCACGAAGATATGCTCATAAAGAATGTGCAGAATCTCAAGATGATAGTGTTAAACAAGAGGAGATTGATAAAGAGAATTTTTTTAAATGTGTAAAAAGTATATATGGGCCAGATTATAATTATGTAATGATTAATAAACAAGCATTAAATTTCATAAAACAATATGGTTATACTTGGAGCGGTATGACAGGATGCTTACATTGGTTTTATAATATTAATCATGGTAATTTAGAGGAAGGCCATGGCGGAATTGGTATTATCCCTTACATATATGAAGATGTAAGGAAATATTATCAACAGTTATATACAACACAGTATCAAAATAGTAACAAGCAAATGCGGCAGCAGGTTATTGAGTTTAATATTGTACCCCCTAAACCTAAAAGACCTGCACCCCGCCTTTTAGATTTAGGAGATGAATAAAAATAAATGGGTAAAGTTAGATATACAGATACATCAGCAATAATTCAAATCATAGGCAGTGTATATCAAAATCCTTAGATATTAGAAGATGAACAGTATACTTTTACTCTTGACGATTTTATAGAAGAATTTCATAAAGTTATTTTTGGTAGTATATATAATTTACATCAATTGGGTGTTAGAAAAATATCTTCTGCTAATATCGAAGATTATCTTGAATCAAGACCAAAAAAATTAGCTGTATATAAAGCTAATCGTGGGTCAGAATATCTTGAAAAGATAAGTGAAAATTCACAGGTTGCCGCATTTAATTATTATTATCATCGTTTAAAAAAGATGACACTACTTAGATTATATAATGAAGAGATAGGTATGGACTTATCTTGGTTATATGATTTAAATAATATTTTTGACCAAAAGAAAAAACAAGCACAGGAAGATTGGTTAGATAATCATACTGAACAAGAAATTATTGATTTAATTGACGAGAAAATTGATAATATTAAAATATCTTATTCTGGCGGAGCGGCAGACGGTATAATTCAAGCTGGTAAGGGTGGCCGCCAGTTATTTGAACAATTAAAAAATAATCCTGATATTGGTTATCCTCTATATGGGAGACTTATCAATACCGTGTTTCGTGGTGCTCGCCTTGGTAAATTTTATCTACGTTCAGCAGCAACTAATGTAGGTAAATCTAGAGCAATGGCCGCAGATGCTTGTTATATAGGTTGTAATGAAATTTATGATTTAGAAAAGAAACAATGGGTAAGCACAGGTCCCGCTCAACCAGCTATGTATGTTATGACAGAACAAGAATTTGATGAAGTTCAAACTATGATGTGGGCTTTCTTATCTGGTGTAAATGAAGAGCATATTCTAACATATAAATATGTTGGAGACGAGGAAGAAAGAGTTCTTCACGCTATTGATTTAATTGAAAAAAGTCCTTTATATTTAAAAGAACTCCATGATTTTTCTTTAAAGGATATTGAGAATGTAGTTAAAACTTCTATTAGAAGCTATAATATTAGTTATTTCTTTTTAGATTATATTCATAGTAGCATGAAGATTCTTTCTGAAGTAGCTTCTCGCGCATCCGTAAAAGGTTTAAGAGAAGATAATGTTCTTTTTATGATTAGCGTTAGACTTAAAGACCTTGCTGTTGAAAATAATATTTTCATTATGTCAAGTACACAATTAAATGGTGATTATACTAGCGTTACAATTTTTGATCAAAATCTTCTTCGTGGTGCAAAATCTATTGCCGATAAAATTGATGCAGGTAGTATTCTTCTAAATTTAACGGAAGCAGATAAAGAAGTTATAAATAAACTTTGTTCTGAAAAGGGAATGGAAATTCCTAATCTTAAAATGTCTATATATAAAAATAGACGAGGTAGATATAATCATATTCTTTTATGGTGTAAGGCTGATTTAGGTACATGTAGAATTAATCCTATATTTGCTACATCATATGTTTATGAATTAATTGAAATGGAAGATTTTAAAGTTAATGTTATTCCAGAGAAAGGCGCATTTTAATGAAGATAAAAAAAGTTGTAACACATATTGATATTCCTTTTTCTAAAACTTGTAGTGAATGTCCTCTTTTAGATGACAGTGGAGATTATCTTACCTGTTATGCTACAAAAATGTCTGGAGGGTATAAATTTAATCCAGAGATAGGAAAACTTCCATTTTGTCCATTATCTGAGTGGATACAAATTATAAAAATCCCAGATGAAGATGAAGATATTTATATAAAATAAAAATAAGGAGTATTTTAATAATGTTAAATAGTAGTGATGTTCTTGAACTTTTTATTGGGGAAAAAGAATCTAATCTTGGTGTTTTAATGGGTATAGATCCAATTGATAGTTCAATTGAAATATTTTTAAATCAAGGTCGAATAAAAATTATATTAAATAAATGTCAATTAAAGATTTTAATTAAAAATTTAATAAAAATTTTACCTTTATTAGAAGATGAAAAAGAAATTTCGTAAGCCTAGACCATCTCCACCTCATTGGTATTGGTGGGAAAATGATAATTGTTGGTGGTGTAAAAATAAAAATAATTGTAACGGTTGTAAAAAACTAAAACAAGTCCAAGCAAAAGAAAATGAACGAAATAGAAAGAAAGAAATATCTCGAAGATATAAAGAACAATTTGACGATTGACCAGGTATATGAATTCCTTACTGATATGGGCGGAGAACCACAAATTCATCACGATGTAATTATATCACGTACAATTTGTCATAATCCGCCTGGTCATGGTTCTTTTAAATTATATTATTATGATAATACAAAATTATTTAAATGTTTTACACAATGTAATGATACATTTGATATTTTTGAATTAACATTAAAAATAAAAGCAACAGCACAAGAACAAGTTGTATATTGGTCTAAAGAAGGTAAAAAAGTATCTCGTCCATGGGATTTACCTGATGCTGTTCATTATGTTGCAGTCTTTTTTAATATTGAGCCGCCAAATGAAATTTTTTCAGAGAAACATTCAGAATTACCAGATTGGCAAATTTTTTCAAAATTAGAAGCAAAAAAACATAAAAAATCAAGCAATCAAATTGTCTCTCTCAATACTTTTCAATGCGATTTTTTGGAAAATTTTCCACAGCCTATTATACTTCCATGGATTAAAGAAGGTATATCACAAGAAGTAATTCAATATCATAATATACGTTACAATCCTATAACTCAAGGTATACTTATTCCTCATTATAATATTAATGGAGAATTAATTGGTATTAGAGAGCGGACGCTCCTTAAAGAAAATGAAGCAAGAGGGAAATATATTCCTGCAATAATTCATGGGAAAATGTATAATCATCCATTAGGTTTTAATTTATATAATATTAACGTTAGTAAAGATAATATACGTAATATAAAAAAGGTTATTATTTTTGAAGGTGAAAAAAGTCCGCTTCTATATGAAAGTTATTTCGGTATCGAGAATGACATTACAGTTGCCGCATGTGGAAGTAATTTAATCAACTATCAAATTGATATGCTTTTATCTCTTGGAGTACAAGAAATTATAATTGGCTTTGATAGACAATATGAAGAAATAGGGGACGACACTTGGAAAAAATGGACTAAGAAATTAATTGATATTAATAAAAAATATTGTACAAAAGTACAAATAAGTTTTTTATGGGATAAGGAACATTTATTAGATTTTAAAATGTCCCCTATCGACAATGGGCCTGATGTTTTTATAGAATTATTTAAAAATAGGATTACAGTTTGAGTTGTCATATAAATTTGACAACTCAAATTTTTTTTGTTATCATATAAAGAAGAGAAAATAATAAAAGAAAGGTAACAAAAAAATATGAAATATCAATTAATAAATCCTATTAATTAGAGTTATTCAACAATAGAACAAATTTTAACTAATAGGGGAATTCCTTATAATGAAGTATATCATTATCTTAATACAACAGATAACGATATAAATTCTTTTAAAGAATTAGATAGAGAAAAATTATAGGCGGCCGCCAGTCTTTTAATACAAAATATTAAAAATAATAATAAATGTTTAGTTATTATAGATAGTGATGCTGACGGTTTTACCAGTTCTGCAATCTTGATTAATTATCTACATGACCTGTTTCCCGCTTGGGTAGAAACTAATTTAGATTATTGTATACATAAAGGAAAACAGCATGGATTAAATGACCATATAGATTGGATAATTGAAGCTAAAGTATATTCTCTTGTTATTGTCCCAGACGCAGGGAGTAATGATATAGAAGAATGTACTCGTTTAAAACAAAATAATATTAATATAATTATTTTAGACCATCATATTTGTGATATATAGAATCCTGATGCTATTGTTATAAACAATCAATTATCAGATTATCCTAATAAAGATTTTAGCGGTGCTGGTGTTGTTTGGCAATTTTGTCGTTATCTTGATTCTTTGCTCAAAATTAATAATGCTGATAATTATACTGATTTAATGGCATTAGGTAACTGTGCTGATATGATGTCTATGCTATCTATTGAAACAAAACATCTTATTAATAAAGGTTTTCATAATCTTAAAAATCCGTTCTTTGTAAATTTATCTGAAAAAAATGCTTTTTCTATGAATAATAAAATTAATCATATGAGTGTAGCTTTTTATGTGGCTCCTTATATTAATGCTATTTGCAGAAGCGGAACAATAGAAGAAAAAACATTGACATTTGAATCTATGTTAAAGCATAAAGCGTTTAAAATGTTACCTTCTACAAAAAGAGGACATGCTCCTGGAGAAATGGAACAACTTGTTTAGCAAGTTATGCGAGTTGTTACTAATGTTAAAAACAGACAAACAAAAGCACAAGAGGCAGGGTTACAAACAATAGAAAGAATGATATAGGAGCAACATCTTTTAGACCATAAAGTATTATTATTTTTACTTGAACCTGGACAAGTTGATAAGAATATTGCAGGTTTAATTGCTAATAAAATTATGGCTAAATATCAGCGGCCTACATGTTTATTAACAAAAGTGGAAATACCTAAAATTACTATTTATACAGATCTTTCTCCAGGAGAAAAACAGCCTTTTCCTTAGATAGTTACTACATATCAAGGCTCTGCAAGAGGATGTGATAAAGTAGGAATAAATGATTTTAAAAGTATATGCGCGGACACAGATTTAACGATGTATTAGGTAGGTCATCCTGGAGCATTTGGTCTAGGTATATTGTAGGAAAACATTCCTGCATTTATAGAAAAAACAGATGAGTTATTAAAAGACATGCCTAATTAGGCAATGTATTATGTAGATTATATTTATCAAGGAAATAATATAAATCCGAATGATATACTTACTATTGCTAATATGTAGGATTTATGGGGTAAAGATATAGATGAACCATTTATATGTATTTAGCATTTAAAAGTAACTTCAGATATGATAACAGTTTATGTTAAGAAAAATAATACTTTAAAGATAACTACTCCACAAGGTATATCATTAATTAAATTTAAAGCAACTGATGAAGAATGTTATATGTTACAGAATACTTCTGGTTATTATGAATTAAATATAATAGGAAGAGCACATCAAAACGAATGGATGGGAAATATATCTCCTCAAATTTTTATATAGGATTATTAGATTATAGACCGTGGCAATTTTGTATTTTAAGGAGTATAATATGAGTGTACAACATTATGCGTATGGATTTTGTGATTTATGTAATAAAGAATTGGATACAAGGAAAATGAAGAAATCAAATGATAAAGGTTATCGTATGTATAATTTCCCTACCCTTTCTTTATATCCTTCAGTTTTACCTTCTTATTTTGAAAAGGCAGATTTTTATTAGAAAACTTATTATTTATGTCATGATTGTGCTAAAAAAGTTGCACAATCATTATACGATACTTATGGGTTTTATTATGAAAGCAATCATAAAATACCGTAGTGATTTTGTATTTTAATCTGCTGGGCGCGCGCTGGACCAAGATTCTGATTTAAAAACAGGTTTTGGTCTTTTTTATTTCGATTTTGCAATTTTTATTTTTTTATGATAAAATTATAATATAAAATAAAAGGAGAAAAAAATAATGGCAGAATTTGTAAATACTGAAGTAAAAGAAATAGGAATTGGTGATACTGTCTTTAAATTATTTACAAAAAAAGATGAAAAAAAATTAAAAGGTTATCAATATGATTCTTTAGTGTATAGATATATTCGGGCTAGAGAAGCTATGGCTGAATTAGAATGGTCAAGAGATCATAAATTAGAAAAATCTCAATATTATGATGTGGCTAAACGAGATATACTACGTTTTTGTGAAATTTTAGATGAAGCAATAGGAGAACATGAATAATGATATTAACAAAAAAGCAAGAGCAAGGTTTAAAAACTTGTATTGAGAAATATATTAACGGTGAAAAATATTGTGTTATATCTGGATATGCGGGCGCCGGTAAATCTACATTAGTAAAATTTATTGTTCAAAATCTTCCAGGTATTAACCTTGAAGAAGATGTAGTATATGCTTGTTATACAGGTAAGGCGGCGCAAGTTCTTCTTAAAAAAGGTAATAAAAATGTTTTAACTTTACATAAACTTCTTTATGAAAGTATTCCTAAACCTGATGGAACCTTCTTCCGCAAACCTAAACCTTTTATAGATTATAAAATTGTTATTGTTGATGAAGTTTCTATGGCTCCTAAACAGTTAATGGAACTTCTTTTTACACATAACGTTTTTATAATTGCTTTAGGGGACCCATTCCAGCTTCCGCCAGTAGATAAAAATCAAGATAATGGTCTTTTGAATAATCCTGATGTTTTCCTTGATGAAATTATGCGACAGGCTTTAGATTCTGAAATTATTAGACTATCTATGCAAGTCCGCAATAAAGAATCATTTGAATATTTTACTAGCCATGATGCTATTGTTATGCCTAAAAAAGATTTAAATACTGGTGTACTTAAATGGGCAGACCAGATACTAGTAGGTACAAATGCAACACGCGTAGCTATTAATAATCAAATGAGAGACCTTATGGGTTTTGAAAAAGGAGTTATTGGAGAACGAGAACGCTTAACTTGTTTAAGAAATTATTGGGATAATTATTCTGATACTGATGCTCCTTTAATTAATGGAACAATGGGATATTTATCTAATTCATATGAAACATATTATAAAATTCCTCCTTGGGTAAAAAAATCTAATAATATTATCCCAATAATTTCTGGTAATTTTATATCAGAAGATGGGGACAATTTTGGTTTATTGAATATGGATAAAAATTATATATTAATAGGAGAAGGCTCTTTAACTCAAAAGGAGAAATATATATTAGGAAAAAATATTAAATATCAAAATTTAATCCCGTATGAATTTACGTACGGTTATGCTATTACTACCCATCGTGCTCAAGGTAGCGAATGGTCGAAAGTTCTCGTTATAGAAGAAAACTTTCCTTTTAATAAAGAAGAGCATGCTCGGTGGTTATATACAGCGTGTACGAGAGCCAGTTCCAAATTAGTATTAGTGAGGTAAGTATAATATGGAAGAAATAAAAGGTTTTCCAAAAATTTCTATAGGAAGAGCTAAAAATTTATCGGGACAACAATTTAATCGCTTAAAAGTACTATATAGAACTTAGAATCAAGGTAAAAAACCTATGTGGGTCTGTTAGTGTCAATGTAATAAACATACAATTTTAGCAGTTGCAGCCAATCATTTAAAAAATGGTCATACTAAAAGTTGTGGATGTTTAAAAACGGAAAATAAAGCTGGTGGTAGACCAATTAAAGATTTATCAAATCAAACATTCGGAGATTGGAAAGTTTTAAAATTTAATTAGGTTAAAAATGAACATGCTTATTGGTTATGCGAATGTTCATGTGGTATAATAAAATCCGTATTAGGTTCAAGTTTAATATCTGGAGAAAGTACTAGTTGTGGACATGAATCTAAAAAAATTATAGATTTAACAAATCAAAAATTTGGTAAATTAACACCTTTATATAAAACAAAAGAAAGAAAACGAGGTAGAGTTATTTGGCATTGTAAATGCGATTGCGGAAACTATTGTAATGTAAGTGCTGCATATTTACTTTCAGGAACTACAAAATCTTGTGGCTGCTTAGGTTTATCTTACGGAGAATATAATATAAATGAAATTTTAATGACTAATAATATTAATTTTATTACACAAAAAACTTTTAATGATTTAAAATCAATAAATAATTATCCAGTATATTTTGATTTTTTTATTGATAATTTTTATATAATTGAATATAATGGAGAACAACATTTTAAATATCATTCTGGTAATACTTGGAATAATGAAAATACTTTTAAAGTAACAAGACAAAATGATTTATTAAAAAATAAATATTGCTTTGAACATAATATTCCATTAATTCGTATCCCCTATGATACAGAATATACTTTTGAAGATTTAAAATTAGAAACTACACATTTTCTTTTAACGCCAGAAAACGAAAAAGATTATTATGAATCAAGAAGATAAATTAGTTTTAGTGAGGTAAATATGAATATTAATTTTGAATGTGAAGATTGTAAAAAACATAATGTTTGTAAATATACAGAAATTGAAGTACCTGAAATTATTTCAAAGGTCGAAGGGAAACTTGATAATGAATCTTGTCCTGAAGTAATTGAATTTTATGTAACTTGTAAAGAATTTGAAAGAAAAGTAAAAACAAGAGATGAATTTTACTTTTGACAATTAATAAAAATTATGATATAATATTTATATAATAAACTAAAGAGAGGTTTAATAAATGCAACGTTTTGTTCCACATTGTCATACAGAGATGTCAAACTTTAGACTTCTCGATTGTATAAATAAATTACCAGACCTCGTAAAAAGAGGAAAAGAGATTGGGCTTGCAGGATTGGCTATCACAGACCATGAAACCCTTGCCCAATCTATTCGTGTTTGTAAACTTCAAAAAGAAAATCCAGATTTTAAAATAGCAATAGGCAATGAAATATATCTTACAGATGTAAGACAAAATGGTATAAAGTATTATCACTTTATATTAATTGCTAAAGATGCGGAAGGCCATAAACAATTACGTCAATTATCATCACGCACTTGGATGAATTCTTATTGGGATAGAGGTATGGAACGTGTACCAACTCTCAAAAGTGAATTAGAAGAGGTGGTGATGCGGAACCCAGGTCATCTTATAGCAACATCCGCATGTTTAGGCGGTGAACTATCTAGTTGTATTATAGAAATGGAAAAAGCTAGACATGTGGAAGATGAAGAGACGGTGACAATTAAACAAAATCAAATCATTAATTTTATAGATTTTGTTGATAGAATTTTTGGTAATGATTTTTATATTGAGGTTGCTCCAGGAGCATCTAAAGAACAAATTATTGCAAATAAAAAATTAGTACAGATTGCACATTCATATGATAAAAAAATTGTAATCGGAGATGATGCTCATTATCTTAAAAAAGAAGATAGATATATTCATAAAGCATATCTTAATTCTAAAGGTGGAGAAAGAGAAACCGATGCTTTCTATGAGTATGCGTATCTCCAAGATGAAGATGATTTAAAGAAAAATCTTGAACCTTCTATTGGCGAATTAATAGAAGAAATGTGCGCTAATAGTATGGAAATGTTTGATAAAATTCAGATATATGATTTACTTCATAATCAAACAATTCCAAGCGTTCCTATTAGTAATTATGAAAAAGTTCCAGCAAGTTCATATTGGCATGAACATTATCCTACTCTTGCAGGTATGTTTGAATCTGATAATATTTATGATAGATATTGGGTTCATGAATGTGTAAATCAATTATGTGAAAAGTTTGACCATATACATTATAATCATACCAACGATAAATATTATGAACAACTAGAAGAAGAAGCAAGAGTTAAAAAAGTAATAGGAGAAAAACTTGGTACTAATATGTTCAAATATCCTATTACATTAAAATATTACATTGATATGATATGGGAATGCGGAAGTCTTGTCGGTGCCGGAAGAGGTTCATCATGTGCCGCATTAAATCATTATCTTTTAGGTATCACTCAGCTTGATCCAATTGAATGGAATCTACCTTTCTTTCGTTATATGAATGATGAAAGAACTGAGTTAGGTGATATTGATATTGATATTTGTCCATCGAAAAAAGGAACAATAGTAAGAAAGATAAAAGAAGAGCGCGGCCGCAGATTTAATCCTGATATAGATGATTTATCACGAAAGAATCTAGGTTGTACTTTAGTAGCCACATATGGTACAGAACAAACTAAGTCCGCAGTTCTTACCGCTTGCCGCGGATATAGGTCAGAAGAATTTCCTGATGGTATTGATAATGATGAAGCACAGTATATAGCATCATTAATTCCTTCAGAGAGAGGATTTTTGTGGCCTCTTGAAGATGTTATAAATGGTAACAAAGATAAAGATAGAGAACCTGTTCACGTTTTTGTTAAAGAAGTAAATGAATATCCTGGACTTCTTGATATTATTTTTGGTATTGTTGGTCTTGTAAATAAACGTAGTAGTCATGCTTCTGGTGTAATTCTTTTTGACGAAGATCCATATGAATTTGGGTGCTTCATGAAAACTCCAAAGGGAGAAATAATTACACAATATGATTTACATGATTGTGAAGCGGCAGGTCTTGTTAAATATGACTTTCTGGTTACAGAAGTTCAAGATAAACTCGCTCAAGCAATTAGATTTTTACAAGAGGATGGAGAAATAGAAGATACTGGAATTAATCTACGTCCTGTTTATGATAAATATTTTCATCCAAATGTTTTACCTATAAATGATAAAGATGTATGGGATGCGATTCAAAATGGTTCAGTAATAAATGTGTTTCAGTTTGATTCAGAAGTTGGTAGTCAGGCTGCTAAAAAAATTAAACCGAAAACAATTCTTGAGTTAACTGATGCCAATGGTCTTATGAGATTAATGACTGCGGAAAAGGGTGCGGAAACACCGATGGAAAAATATATCCGTTATAAGAATAATCTTGACCTTTGGTATAAAGAAATGTATATATTTGGTTTAACTCCAGACGAAAGAGATTATCTTGAACCGTATTTTAAATCATCGTATGGAGTTCCCCCTTCGCAAGAACAATTGATGTTAATGCTTATGGATAAGAATATTTGTAACTTTACCTTAGCGGAAGCAAACGCCGCAAGAAAAATTGTTGGTAAGAAACAAATGAGTAAAATTCCAGAATTACATCAAAAAATCTTAGAGCGGGCATCTTCAGAAAAACTTGGTAAATACGTATGGGAAAATGGTGTCGGTCCTCAGATGGGATACTCATTTTCTATCATTCATGCTCTTGCTTATAGTTTTATCGGTTTCCAAACAGCTTATATTGCTACACATTGGAGTCCAATTTATTGGGATGCCGCATGTCTTGTAGTAAATAGTGGAAGTCTTGAAGAAGAAGATGATGTTGAGTATGATGAAGATGATACGCCTATTAAGAAAAAAGAAAATGTAACTGATTATGGTAAGGTTGCAAAAGCATTAGGTGAAATTATAAATGCGGGTATTGAAGTTAGTTTAGTAGATATTAATAAATCAGATTATGGTTTTAAACCCGATGTAGAAAATAATCAAATCTTATTCGGTATGAAGGCATTAAGTAATGTAGGAGCATCTGTTGTTGACCAGATTAAACAAAATCGTCCATATGAATCTATTAAAGATTTTATGAATAGGTGTAAATTAAATAAAACCGCCATGATTAGTTTAATTAAAGCAGGTGCTTTTGATGAATTATCAAAAGAAGAAGCTAAAAAAAATAATGTAAATCCTCGTATATGGGCTATGGTATATTATTTATCTATTACAAGTAACCCAAAAACACGATTAAATCTTCAAAATGTATCAACTTTAATTAATTATAATCTTTTTCCTGAATCTTTAGATTTTGAAAAAAGAGTTTTCTTTTTTAATAAATATTTAAAAACAAAGAAATGGCAAGATAATTATGTTATGCCAGAACAATATAGTATGAATTTTTATTCTGATCATTTCGATATGGAAGATGTTGATATTATAAATAATTGTTTTGTAATAAAACAAAAAACATGGGACAAAATTTATAATAAAATTATGGATAACGTACGAGCATGGTTACAATGTGAACAACAAGAAGTTTTACAACAATTAAATTTGAAACTTTTTGAAGAAGAATGGAATAAATATGCAGAAGGAAATATTTCTTTCTGGGAAATGAAATCCTTATGTTTTTATTATCATGCTCACGAATTAGAAAATATTGATAATAGTTTTTATGGGATTGTAGATTTTAATAATCTTTCTTCTTCTCCTGTGGTTGATTACTTTTTTAAACGTAATGGTAAACAAATTCCTATTTATAAGTTACAAAGAATTGCGGGAACTGTTATTGATAAAAATGATACCCGTCATATAGTTACTCTTTTAACACCAACAGGAACTGTTAATGTTAAATTTACTCGTGATTATTATGCAATGTTCAATAGACAGATAAGTGAAGTGAATGAAGAAGGTGTCAAAAAAGTAAAAGAAAAAGGTTGGTTTACTCGTGGTAATAAATTATTAGTTACAGGATATAGACGTGATGATACTTTTGTAGCTAAAAAATATAAAAGTACTGGCGGGCATCAGCTTTATTTGATAACAAATGTAAATGGAAGAAGAATTGAACTAACTTCAACAAGATATGGAATGGAGGCAATAAATGAGTAAATATAAAATTATCGCTTTATGTGGACCAGCAGGGTCTGGAAAGGATTATATTCTTTCCAGACTTTTTGAAACTATTTATGGAAAAATTCATTTACATAAGATTATTACATCTACTACAAGACCTCCGCGAGTATATGAAAAATAGAATGTCCATTATCATTTTTTAACTATTTAGTAGTTTAAAAACAAATAGTGGATATAGTCTCAATGTTTCAATAACTGGTGGTATGGTACATCAATAGATGATTTAAAAGAAGATAAAATTAATATTGGTGTTTTTTCTCCAAGAGCTATTAATTAGATTTTATAGAAATAGAATATCTAGTGTATACCTATTATGATACATTGTTCTGATAAAATTAGATTATTAAGACAATTATCACGATAGAGTTCTCCTGATTGTTCAGAAATATGTAGACGTTTTTTTACTGATAAAGAAGATTTTAAAAATCTTCCTTTTTCTTATAAAGTAATTTTAAATGAAACAAATTAGGTACAACCTATTATATCTGATTTGTTTCATATTATTCGAAATGAACAAAAATAATTAATTTATATTTTATAATTTTAAAAATATAATAAGGAGAAAAATGATGAATATCATATTATATACAACACATTGTCCAAAATGTAAAGTATTGTAGAAAAAATTAAATCAAAATAATATATCATATATAATAAATTAGGATATTGATAAAATGTTATAGTTAGGTATTTTATCAGCACCCGCCCTTGAAATAAATAATACTATTTTAGATTTTGGACAAGCTATTCAATGGTTAAAGGAGAATTATAACTAATGCAAATACCTATTAGACTTGGAAAAAATTTTACAACACAATATAATAAATTACAAGGATAGTTTGGAACATAGATTGCACGAATCAATGGTTTTGATGATGATCAATTAAGTTATACTGATTTTATAGATAATTTTATTGATGAAAAAACAGTTGCTAATGTTTCAATAGATGGAAATAGTAATGTTAGACGAAAAGATATGGTGACATTACTTTCTGAAATGCCTAAGCCACATAGAAAACTTTTAGCTTTTAATAAAATTTATTATGAAATTCAAAAAAAATATGGATTTAAAACAGCTAATGAATGGTTACGTGCGGAGTGGGTTGGAGAATTATATTTACATGATTCAGATACATCTACATTTAAACATTATTGTTTTGCTTACGATTTAAAAGATTTAGCGGAAAAAGGTCTTTATTTCATAGGAGATCCGTTTAATTATAAGCCCGCAAAGCATCTTACTACTTTTGTTGACTTTGTAAAAGAATTTATTGGTTTTGCAAGTAATCGAAGTAGTGGAGCAGTAGGTTTACCTAACTTAATTCCATATATGTTTTATTTTTGGAATAAAGATAAATAGACGGACTACCTTGGTATAACTACATCAGAGTCTGCTGAAGGATACGCGCGTCAAAACTTTCAACGTTTTATTTATGCGGTGAATCAACCTTATGTTCGTGATGGACAACAATCCGCATTTACCAATACATCAGTATTTGATAAACCTTATTTTGAAGCATTATTTGGTGGTGCAGAATTTCCAGATGGTACTTTTATGATTGATTATGAAGATGAAATTATTGAGTTTCAAAAGTGGTATATGGAATAGATGGCAAAAACGAGAAGTGAAAATATGTTTACATTTCCTGTAAATACTATTTCACTACTTTATCAAAACGGAGATTTTGTTGATTCTGATTTTGCAAAGTGGGCTATCAAACATAATATGATATGGTCAGATAGTAATATTTTTGTAGATGACAGTGTAAATAGTTTAAGTAATTGTTGTAGATTAAAAAGTGATATAAGAGATTTAGGCTACTTTAACTCAATCGGCGGAACCGCCCTTAAAGTTGGTAGTGTAAAAGTTTCTACTATTAATTTAGCACGATTAGCTTTAGATACAAATTCAGAAGAAGAATATCTTAAAGAGTTAGAAAAACGAGTTCTTTTAAATCTAAAGGCTCTTGATATAGTTCGTAATATTATTAAACGTGATGTAGATAAAGGATTACTTCCTAATTTTTCTTATAAATTAGTTGATTTTGAACATTTATATAATACTATTGGTTTTATTGGTATTTATGAAACGATGAAACGTTTCCATTATGTAAAAAAAGATAATTTAGGAAATAATTTTTATACAGAAAAGGCAAGTAAATTTGGAGAAAAAATCTTTAAAGTAATGAGACAAACTGCTGATGAATTTATTGAAACTTATAATTGTGATTATATGATTAATACAGAACAAATTCCTGGTGAAACTGCCGCCGCAAAACTTATGAAAAAAGATATGTTCTTTTATCCTAATGCTTCAATTTATGATTTACCTCTTTATGGTAATCAATTTATTCCATTAGGAATAAAAACTACATTGCAAGAGAGAATAAGAGTACAGGCTTTATTTGATAGTTTTTGCAATGGTGGATCTATTCTTCATGTTAATATTGATGCTCCTTTTAATTCTTATAAAATGGCTTATAAAATGGTAAAATATATTGCTGATGCTGGTGTGACATATTTTGCTTTTAATACAAAAATTCAGGCTTGTGAAGATAATCATGCCTTTTATGGAAGAACTTGCCCAATTTGTGGAAAACCTGTTGAAACAGAATATACTCGTGTTGTAGGTTTTTATACTCCAATTAATACTTGGTCAAATGCAAGAGTAAAAGAATATAAAATGCGACGCTGGGAGCCTATTAATCAAACGGTAAAAAAAGTATGAAAGTAATTGATATTATAAATGAAGATTTTATAAATTATAAAAAACCTTGTATGACAATAATGATGCCTTGTTGCACATTTAAATGTGATAAAGAATGCGGGAAACAGGTCTGTCAGAACTCAGACCTAGCTTCCGCAAAGAAAATAAATATACCTATAAAAGAAATTATAAATAGTTATTTAAATAATAATATTTCTGAAGCTATTGTTTTTCAAGGATTAGAACCATTTGATTCTTTCTATTAGGTACTAGATTTTATTAAAAAATTTAGATAGGTATCTAATGATGATATAATAATCTATACTGGATATAATAAAGAAGAAATTAAATGGTATTTGACTTTTTTAAAAAATTTTGATAATATAATTATAAAATATGGAAGATTTATACCTAATCAAGAGCAACATTATGATGAAACATTGGGTGTAAATTTAGCTAGTAATAATCAATATGCAGAAAGGTTAATAATATGATAATAAAAGTAACGGAAGATAAAGAACTTGCTAATTAGATACGGGCAATGCTCAAAACAAATAATGGGTATTGCCCTTGTAAAACAATAAAAAATGAAGATACTAAATGTATTTGTAAAGAATTTAGATAGCAAGGACTCGGTGAATGCCATTGCGGTTTATATAAAAAAATAGAATTATAAGGAGAAAATAAATGGCAGAACTTAGTATGGGAACATTATATGCTGCTAATAAACAATTAATGTCTAATAAATAGTTATTTAAACCTATGAATCATCTTGAATTGGCGGCCGCCCAGTGTAAAATAGAAGATTTTTTTAATATGAAATGTGATTCATATGGTATGTTATATTGTAGAGAAAGAAGTGATATTACTATTTTTCACATGTATGAAAATCAAAATCCAAACCCTCCCGCAATAGCAGCAAAAGAATGTTTAGGATGTTGCACAGATAGGGGAGATATTCTTTCTATTGAAGAGCAACCTGATGGAAATTTTGAAATTTGGATAAAAATTAATAATGAACCTTTTGCTTATTATCTTTTTCCATATGATAATGCCGTTATAGAATGTTAAGGAGATATTATGGAAGCAGCATGTAAAATAAATATAGGAACTTTTTATCAAACAGTTTTTTTTAGTAATGGATAGCGGAAACGAGAAAGTATTCCACTATGTTCTCTTCCAACTTTTTTTGCAAAAGAGAAAGATATAAATAAAGTTTATTTAAATGGCGCCCCTATTAAATTTTTAAAAAAAATTGAAGAACAAACAAATAAAATCGAACAAAGTATGTATACAGATAAAGAACCTACTGTTTTTTGTTATAAAATTTAAGGAGTTAAGATGACTACACTTATAAAAGTAACTGAACAATATCGTTGCGGAAACTAGAAAGAAGCACAAAATTTAATATAGGAAGCAAAGAAGAATGCTGATTATACAGTAATTAAAAGTAGCAGTGAAGTAAAAGAAAGAAAAAAGACTGAAGAAGAATGGGTTCGTGTTATTCTTGTTAAAGAATTTTGTAAAGAAATAGAACCAGAAGGAAGACTTTTACCTTTCTATCAAGATAGAGGAGCTTTATCATATGATTATTAATTTTAAAAAATTAACAGAAACGGCGAAAACGCCTTATTGCGGAAGTTAGGATGCCGCAATGTGTGATCTTTATGCAGATATTGCAGAAGATATACTTATACCACCACATAGTTCAAAAATGATTGGAACAGGAATAGCTATGTAGATTCCTAAGTAGTACTGGGGAGGAATTTTCCCAAGAAGCGGAATTGCTTCAAAAAAACATCTTCGTCCTTCAAACTGTGTTGGAGTAATTGATCCCGATTATAGGGGAGAATTATTAGTTTCATTACAAAATGATTCATATGAAACTCAAATTATAAAACCATATGAAAGAATAGCACAATTTGCTTTATTACCTAAATATAATTTATAGTTTAATTAGGTTTAGAATCTTTCAGACACAGTCCGCGGCGATGGCGGTTTTGGTAGTACTGGTAGTAAATAAAAAATAAGAGGATAGTAATTTTAATAAATTGCTATCCTCTTATTTTTTTGACATTTTTAAAAATTTTTGATATACTCTAATTAGATTAAGGAGGTAGTTTTAACGATGAAAACTTTAGCGATAGACGCCTCTACTAAATCTAGCGGAGTTGCAATATTTTAGTAGGGCAAACTAATACATTATGAATGTTTAATAGAAAATGATCGAAACGTATATAAAAGAATAAAAAATATGAGTAGTAAAATTGTAGAAATTTGTAAAAAATATAATCCTACTGATATTGTTATGGAAGAAGTTTTACCATAGGATGTTAAACAAAATCAATCTGTATATAAAGCATTAATATATCTTCAAGGAAGAGTAATTACAGATTTAGGTGTACAAGGATATAAAGTAAATTTATATGTATCTGGACATTGGCGAAAATTATGTGGAATACAGACTGGGCCAGGAATTAAAAGAGAAATTTTAAAAGCTAATAGTCAACGTTTAGTTAAAATGGTTTATGGCATAAATGTCAATGATGATATAAGTGATGCAATTTGTTTAGGTATGGCTTATATTAAATAGCATAAAAGTGCTTTTTAAAATAAAAAAAGCAAGTGATTTTATTGTAAATCACTTGCTTTTTTTTATTTATTTTTAAGCTATTTTATTTCTTTCTATAATTTCTCAATCTTTTCTAATAATTTTTTATTTTGAGAAGATAATTCTTGAATAGCTTTTACTTCATATCCTTGTAAATAAAAACTATTTACTTGTTTATATATAGGATGCCCCTATTCATTATAAGGTTTTTCACCTAAACTTAAATTAGGATCTAATTCTTCTAATTCATCTGCAATAAAACCAATTTTTTGATGTCGATGGTCTTCTTTCCATTTAAAATCACGAACTTTAATTTTATTAATTAAATCTAAACCACTAATAGAACTATCCTTTATATCCTATTTTAATCTTATATCAGAAGTATTTGTAATATAAAATCTTTTAACAGTTCTTCCTTTTTTTACTCCCCAGTTTCCCTATATTTCTAAACAATTACCTAAATAAGAATTTAACATATAAACTTCTCCTGTATCTGCCGCAGAAGAAGCAACAGGGTAATAACCTAAATTACCACTTCCTCGATTTGGGATTTTAATAGTTCCAACTACATCAATAAGATCATTTACTGTTACTGTTTTATTAAAAATAGCTGTTTTATTAAAATTAGCAGAACCATTAAAAGAGGTTGTTCCTTTAAGATTTGTATTTCCATTATTTGTTAATGAAGATACAATGGTTGCTCCTGCTGTTGTTTTATTTAAAGCAGTATCTCCACCAACTTCAAAATCATTAGAAACTTTAATTTTACCTTTTGTATTTTCTACAATACGAGAAGTAAAATTTGTAGCTCCATTATAATGAAAATCTATATAACCACCATAGTTGGCATTTGAAGTTGGTATTAAATCTAAAGCATGATTACTAAAATTCTTACTTCTACTAGAAATAGTATTAAATTGACTTTGTGTTAATAACAACCCACTAGTTGTACCAGAACTATTCTTAGGAGGTGCAATCCATGTTCCCGCTCCAGATAAAAGATATTCTTCTTTATTACTTCCAGGCGCAGGTACTAATCCTTTAGTGCCTGCTGTAGTTTTAGTTGCACCAGTCATGGTAGTAATTGTTCTCCAAGCAGGAGTTCCAGAACTATTTGTCATCCAAACTTTATCATTATGACCAGATCCAGCAGCAACATATCCTGCACTTGTTGATGTATTGGCGGTCCAAGTATTTGGTGGAATTTGCCATGTACCATCTCCACGTAAATAAGAATTTTGTTTTCCCGCAGAAGGAGCAGGTACTAATCCTACACTTCCGTTAGATGCAGAAGTTGCTCCTGTCATAGGAGCATCTAGCTGTTTCCAGTTCGACCATAAATTAGATGTTGTATAAAGTCTTTCGTAATAAGTACCTGTTGAATTTGATCCTCTAAATCTTTGAAAAAAATTTCCACTTCCTAATTGTTGAACCTATAACCAACCTACATAATTAGCAATTGGTCTATTTCTAACATCTGTTGATACTCTATACCAACCAATCTATTTAATATCATTTAAATCATCACCCTATTTTAATATTACAGGATTAATCTTTTTAAAATCTGTAGATGACATTAATCCAGATTTTTCTGCGGTAGCTTCTCCTATACTAACACCACTAGATTCCGCAACTTTTAAAATAGAAGATGTTAAATCACCCTATTCTAATTTTTCCTGTAATTCATTTACATCTCCTAATATTTGTTGTAAAGTAGTCCCATTTGAATTTACTGTTACATACTAAGAAGAAGTACCTATTGGAACAGGCTATCCAAATTGACCATTAGTTTTCTTGTATACTTTCGTTACTCTACTCATTCTATACCTCTTCTTCCTCTTGTTTCTGTGATTGCTATGCTAATTCTGAATTTAATATAGTATAATATTCATATTCCAATTCCTTTTGTATAAGTGATATTATATAATATATATTAGAAATTGGTAAATTACTTGAATTTATTAAATTCTAAAGATTTCTTTTAAATTGTTCACTATTAATGTTTATTGTTTCCATTATAGCTCCTTTTTTCTTTTTAAATTATGATAAATGATAAGTTACTCCATTAATAGTAACTTTAGTAGGTATATGTATATCTCCCTTTTTTACATAATTTTTTAGTTTATCATTAACCATTTGTGCAGCCCATGTTTGTGTAGCAACTTCAATTCCACGTCTTCCCCCAATTAATATTTTTCGTGCCGAAAGAGTTTTTACTGAAAGAATGTCTATACTTGATATTTTACCTTTAATATAATCAGCAGTTACACTTGTAGCAACAATATCTTTACACCATTCATTTAAAGTTTTTCCACCAGGTACTCCAACACTGCCAGGATGAATAGTTCCTCCTGACATAGAACCGCCTGTTCTACTACCTCCAGAAATAGTTCCACCAGAAATATTCATATTACTAAAATTAGCTTTTCCATCTGAATTAATGCTCCAATTAGATCCTTTCATAGAACCATTAGAGTTAATCTACATATTTCCACCTTTTAATAAAGTAGGTTTTATTTCCCATCCACCAATTTTACCTTCTGAAGAATATAAAGTTCCCTAAAAATATCCACTTCTAGCATATAAATCTCCATTTTCATTTACATGGAAATTTTCTCCCATACGGAGACCGCCTTTTCCAAAATAAATTCCTCTACCTAAAACAACACCTTTATCATTTGTATATGCAGGTTTACTATATTTTTTGGCTTCATCATTATAAATAGCATTAGCATCAAAATTCCAATTAGCTATTTTTCCGCTTTTAGCAGTTAAATCACCAGATGCATCCATTTTAAAAAATCCACCAAAAGATATACCATCTGTTCCTAAATAAAAACCTTTAGCAGTAGAGTCTAAAACATTGTGTGTCCCGCTATATAACGTTCCACTTTCATATGACCCTTTTCCGCCAATATAAATAGGATATGATCCTCTACCAATTTTACCAGAATTAATAACTAAATTTCCGCCAAAATCAACTCTAAAAGGAGCCTTAGTGCTATCTGAACTTCCCGCCCAGAAAGCTATATTTGTGTCTTTAGAATTATTAGAACTAATACCAACCTTACCTTTTGTTAAAGAATTTTTATTAATTTCCCATCCAGCAATATTACCTTTAGTGCTTATAAATGCTCCGCCAAAATCAACTCTAAAAGGGGCTTTAGTACGATCTTTATTTCCCGCCCAAAAAGCAATATTTCCATCTTCAGAATTATCAGAACTAATACCAACTTTACCTTTTGTTAAATCATTCTCACCAATATCCCATTCAGCAATATGACCTCCGCCTCTTGCAGTCATTTCACCATTTGAATTTACATAAAACTTTTGAGAACCAAAATGAATGTAAGGATTGTCATTATCAAAATTTATTTTCAACCCTTTTCCTTTTTTATCATTACTCCAATTATATTGACCGCTTTCAATTGAACTTTTAGTTGGACTTACAGTTATTTGGCCTTGTCCTTCTTTTCCAAAAATAGCATTTCCATTTGAAGCATTAAGAAAAATAGTTCTGTCTCCATCTCCATAACCAAATAATCCATTCTCAATTACATTATTTTTTTTAATAGAACCCATAAGAATTCCTGTAAATCTATTAGTTGTTTTATCTTTTTCTCCTGCTCCAACTTGAGGTGCTAATATAGTCTATCCATTTTTACCAATATCAATAGAATTACCATCCCAATCATTTAAGGCAGCATGCCCATATCTATTTAACATCATATGAATAGGCACTTGACATGTTGCTACTTTTTTATTTTTCTATATTGTAGAATCAAAAACAATACATTGTATATAATTTATAACATTATCACCATTATAATAACTCTTAGGATTTACTCTTATTGAATTGGATTTTGATGATACTTTATCTACTTCAGTTAAATTACCAAAAGTTGAATATTGAAAAGTTTTATCATTTATAAAATTTGTATTTGTACTAACATCCTATAAAATACCATTAATCGTTTTTTCAATGATAAAAGTAAAAGGATATTTATTATTATATTGAGGGTTAGTACCATCTTCTGCATAATAAACATATTGATAACCTGTATTCTATTTTAAAGATATTCTATATCCATTTCCTTCATAATTACAATATATAATTGGTAAAGTTGCATAAATAGTTTTACCCTCCATACTTACTGCAACTTTTATAATTTCACAAGATGATAATGTTATTGCTGTTACTGTTTTACCAGTAGTTTCTATTTTATTATTTTTTTTATTAATTAATACTGACCAAACACAAGTATAATTATTTGTTGATACTTGTTCTCCGCCTTTATATACTTCTACTTTTAGTTTATTAAAATTTGACGTATTAGTATTAGCAGTATAATAGGGTAATGAATTAATTTCTATACTATTTTCATCTATAGGAACTATTCTAACTACTACACCAGTTCCATTAGTACCAGAATACCCCTATTTAGTAAAAGTAAAATTAGTTTCAGCAGTTAAAGTATAACCATGATATTTAACCTAAAGTTGTATATTATTAATATTATGATTTTTAATATATCTATTTAAAATTCCATAAACAAAAGTTTTTCTACCAGAATATACTATCATATTTCCTTCTGTTTTACCATTTTCATAATTACATGTTAATAATGAATCATTAGATTTCGGTATAAACCATTTAATATTATTTGCATTAATCTAATCTTGATCTATTTCCTAATTTTCATTATTATATAAAGAAAAACTTAATTCTGGAATTACATATTTAAGTTTTGGATTTTTACATGGACTTAATCCTTCCTAATTATAATTAAATACTTGTTTACCATTATTTAATCGTAAAAAATATCCGCCATTAGAAGAAGATTTATTTATTAACGTAATTTCTGCGGAACCTATAACATTAGCATTTTTATCTACAACAGTACAAATAAATGTACTAAAGTTTACAATATTTTTAATATTTACATGATAAATAAAATTTTGATAAACAATTTCTGTTTTATTCCATATTTTAATTTGATCTTTTAATTCATTATATACATCAATATTTTTTTTATTTGTACCTTTATATATACCATTTCTATAAATTGTTTTATTATTTAAATCATCTTTTAATTTATTATAATCTTCTAAGTCTGTTTTCCAATTATTATAATTAGTAGAATTTTCAGAGAGATTACTAAAAACACCCTGATAATTAACAATTCCCCAATGATATTGTAATCCTAAAGGGGTTCCATTTTTATTACTTATTTCACAAGTAAGATCAGGATAACCAGAATCAAGAGTAAAACTAGTTCCTTTATTAGAAATAATATTAATTGTATAATCAGCGGCATCGTTTATTATCGTAAATTCTTTTTGAAGGATAGTATCACCATATAATACTACACATTTATATTTTTGATTTTTAATCAAAACATCCGCTTTTTTAATTATAAAATAAGAAGAGCCTGAATTGAATTCAATTTTTGTAGGTTTTCCTTCTTCTTTTTTTAAAACTTTATATTTATTTAAACATTTCCAACCAGAACCACCATATTTATTATAAAAAATACTGTTTTGAGTAATACTGATATTTTGAACAAACCAATAAAATTTTATATCTTGACTATTTGTATCAGTTACAGTTTTACCTAACACCCTTATAATTGTCTATATTTTTTTACTCTAATTATCTTCGTCTTCTTCTGTAAAAATATATCCTCTTTTAGCAACAAAAGATAAAGAAACTTTATCCATCTATTCTTGCGATAATAAAGTAACTCCTTTTATATTTAAATCAAAAATAAAAATATCATCAGGATGATTTTTTATACTTCTATGAGGAAAATCCTTTGTAAATAATTCTATTTTAGAAATTCTTTCAAATCTTGGTCCATCTATCTAAAAAGACATAGTTTGAGTGACAGCATTATTAAATAAATATGGATTTCCAGTCATTAAATATGTATCAAAAATATACTATCTTGTTACCGTTTCATTAGTAGTTCTATCTTTAAAATCTAAATAAAATATTATTCCATAATTACCACTATACTGTTGTTCTAATGGTAATTTCGTTTGTATTTTAAATGAACATTTTAAATGAGAAGATTGCTTAATATAAACAGAAGCAGCCCTAAGATTGATTTTTATATTATTTGTAGTATTAGCTACATTAAAAATTATTTGCCTTTGATTTCTATAAGAACATAAACCATAATTTGATTCTTGTTCTGTTAAAATATTATTTCCATTTTCTGAATATTTATTTTCCTAAGTTGGAACATTTATATAATTAATCCCTAACTGTTTTACACTACCTAAAATAGTTTTTCGCTAAGACATATCCCCATTTGGAATTAAAATATAGACAGGAGTTCCTTTTGTATAAGAAACTCCTGAACCATTTCCATAGGCAGTCCAATACCCATCTTGATATTGAACTTTATATCTTTCTATAGTTGCATCTTGACACTATATTATCGTAGCTTTAATAGTTTTATTATAATTAGCAGTTTCAACAGCTCTATTTGCAATTATAGACATTGCAGATAATAATTCATTGGAGTATTGCTCACTGCCCATTATACTACCTCCTTTTTTCTCTTAATTGTTATAATTATATTTAAAATTTAAAATAATTACTTATTATTTTTTGACCATATTATTTTTTATTATGATAAGCAAATTGACTTGCTTTATTCATAAGGTTTTTAAATGCTTCCTAAATTTCTGATTTCTATTTAACATTAGGGAAGGTTGCAGAAATTGTAACATGCTGATCTAATTCTTGTTTACCCATAGAAGTAGATAAACCAGTTAAAGCATTTGTAAAATCATTTCTTAAACTAAAATTAGATAATATATTATCTAACGTTCTTGTAATATGTATAGCAGTTAATATATTTTCTGTATCTTTTTTGTTTAAAATTAACTCTTTTTCATGTACAATTGCATTTTTACCTGTATTACCCCATGCTCCAGTATAACCACCTGTATCAAAAGAAACTTTCTTAGAAGAATTTAATAAAGACTATATTAATAAATTTGTATCTGTTGAAAACATTTTACTATCTATAACTTTAATATTTTGGCCCCCACTTTTAGTCTATTGCTAAGTTGTTTTAGAAGTAGGAGAATTTTTATTTTCTATATCTTTATTCTGTATTTGAATAAAATTATATGCCTATTTAGTAGCATCTATTGCCGCTTTTTTAGCTGTCTAATAAGTATCTGCTAATTTTTCAACATTATTTATTACATCTTGTACCGCGGAAATTTCATCTTTATATCCATTAATTAACTATTTATTTTTATCTAATAATTTTTCTGTTCTGGAAATATTTTTATCTAATCCTTTTTTAATATCATTTAAAGATTGACCTGCGGTTTCACTTACTTCTTTTAATGAATCTTTATAATCTTTAGTAGTATCTTTTAATTCTTTAAATGCATCTTTAGTGACAGGTACAAAACCACCTGCGCCAGAAACAGTATCCGCCATTTCTTGGATGCCAGATTTCCAATATGGAATCATTTGTTCCATAAGAGTATTTTTCTACTCATCTGTCATGGCTTTAAAATTCTCAACATCAGTATTATACATTTTAGCCATTTCATTAAATGTATCTTCCATCATGAATTTCTTTAAATCTTCATTTTGTTGAGTTAATCCATTAATAATATTTCCGTAATGCTAATATAACATAGCAATTTTTTGATTCTGCTCTTCCGCACTTAAAGTAGTATCTTTATAAACCTACTTAATTTTATCATTAAACTATTCTGTAGTATTATAATAATCATTTAAATTATTTTTATAAGCCTATTTTGTTAAATTATATAAACTATTTTCAGCTTCCGCAAGTTCCTATTGTGCTTTTCTTGAAGCATCTTCATCCGCAGTATATTGATAAGTATAATTTCCTTGTGCATCTCTTCTTAAACGTAATTTAGTTTTACTTTGGCGCGCTTGTTCTAAAGCTAATCGTTTAATCTAAATTTGTAATAAAGCATTTGCTCTATCTACATCATATTTAGTTAATTTATCTTTATCTTTTAAATACTTTAACTGTTCATTCATTAAATTATTTAAAGATTGTTGTGCCTTTAAATTACCTTCATTATCATCAATAGCATCCTTATATGCATTTTCTAGTTTATCTATTTCATACATAGAATTAACTTTATCTAAATACATGTCCGCCTATTGATTTATTAGCTACCATTCTTCAGAAATATTCTATAAACCTTTATTATTAGTTAATTTATCTTCTAATTTTTTAAATATTTTATCTATATTATTTAAATATTTATCTACAATATTTTCAATAGAAGATTCCATTAAACTATTTAATTCTTTTGTCGCATCCATCCAATGCTTTTTATACTATTCAAAGCGTTCTTGTGATTCATAATATGCATTAGAATTTTTATCTAAACTATTCATACGTTTTTGTTCTTCTTGCATTTTATCATACCACATATCTTTTTGGCGACGTAAGAAATCCATTTCTTTGTTATTATTCTTTTCTTGTAGTTTATAATATTTCTATAATTCTTTATAAGCGTCCTATCCGTATAATAACTAAACTACTTCTTTATTATGGTCAATTAAATCTGAAATATATTCATATTCTTTCTTTTGCTAATCGAAACTATCTTGTGCTTTATCAATAGCATCAAAAATAGCTTCTTTAATTTCTTTAACTTTATCTTCTACATCTTCAAGGTTTTGCATTAAAGTTTCCATATAATCATTTAGATCTTTTAATGCGGCCGCCCTATCTTTTCCATAAATTGCAGAAAAACCATTATTATCTATATTTTTAATCTATCTTAATGTATCTGAAACTTGATTAGTTAAACCTTCAATAACATCGTATCCACTTTTATAATAAGAACTTAAATCTTTAAATGATGCTTTAGCTTGTCCTAATACATCATTATCTCTTAATTGTTTAATAACTTTTTTATTAAACTAATTAAATTCTCTTTCTGCCTATGATAAATCTAACTATAAATCTACTTTCATTTTAAATTTTTGTATATTTATTTCTGTCTATTTATCTAAGGCATCTTGAATACTTTTTTCTAACCCAGGAATCTATTCTGATATAATTTTATCGTATCTCTAAATATTCTTTTTAATCGTTTCATATTTCTATTTAGCATCATCTAATAAATTTTTATTTTTCTACTGGTCTTCCGCGCTCATCTTATTATATTTTTCTATTGCTTTATTATAATCAGCAAGAGCTTTCGATAAACCAGTAGCGTAATTAGTTATATTACCATTCTAATCAAAATTAAATCCCTATTTTCTTAAACTGTTACGTAACTAATCCGCCTATTGTTTTTCTAATTCTATTTTTTGTTTATATGTATCTACTTGTTTTTCTAATAATTTTAATTGTTCTTCAAGATTTTTAAGTAATTCCTTGCCAGTTAATTTATCTTGTTTCTTTTGAACTTTATCTAATTCATTATCAATATCTTTTAATTTAAGATTTACATCATGATAACGATCGGGTTTGTCAGTTACAGGTTTCTAAACTTTAGGTGTTTTTGGAGTTGAGGATTTACCTTTTTTACCTCCTCCTTTTTTGCCTTTACCTTTTTTACCACCACCACTAGATTTTTTATTACCACCGGAAGCATTTTTATGACTTACTTTACCACCAGCAGATTTATTAGCTCCAATGACTTTTAAACCAGTGCCAGTAGTTTCTTTTTTAGATATATCTTCCACAGGTTTAGTATCTATAGATACACCATAAGTTGTCATAATAGGAGTTGCGGTTCCAACCTGGTTATAAAAAGTTCCCCAAGGACTAACAGTAGGACTAAAAGTTGGAATTGAAAGTGGTTTAGATTCTTCTTCTAGTCTTGGTATAATCTAAGTTGCTTCTGCAGCATCCTAGCTGGTAGCTGTGCTTGAAGTTGTCTATATATCTACAGCACCTTTCATAAGACCTTTTTGTGTCTACTAACCAGTTTGATTGGCTATATCTATCATTTCATTTCCAGCATCGACCATTTTATCTGCAAAATCAACATCAATATCCATTAAACTAAAAATATCTTCAATTTGGCCTGCTGTATAACCAGCTTGATCTAAAGCATCTGTTAAACCTTGTAAAAATTTAAGATCATTAATTTCAAGTTTGCCTTCTGGTAAGCTGTTTGCCCAATCTGCAACCGAATCATAAGCTTTATCTAAAATAGACCATAATCCATCTATAGATATATTATTAAAAACATCATCAGCTTTCTCAGCTGCACTTCTTTGAAGAGCATCAACTGCTTCTTGGCTACCTTCCATAGCTTGTTGAATTTTATCTGCATTAGCAGCAATCCAGTCTCCCCAACCCTAATTTTCCATCATCTATTCAGATACATCAATAATACCAGCAATATCTTTTTTTAATGACTGATAAGCATCAGAGTTATCAGCAATAATATCTCCAATATTTTGAGAACTAGAAGCAAAAGCATTTAGAAGCTAGGTCATACTATTATAATTTTTTTGTAAATCTGCAATAGCATCATTTAATCTAATATATCGAGTTGCAGCATCTGCTGCTAATTCAGCATTCTAATCTAATCCTGCATATTCTACTTGTCCTTCAGCTGCTAATCTTGCATATTCATCAGCCAATTCAGAAATACGTTCTGCTTCTATTCCATATTGCTACCCTTTTTCTGCAGAATATGCGGCTCTAGCTAAGTCATTCGCAGCAGCCGCCTTTTCTTCATCGTTACTTCCCTATAAAGCCAAAGTATATGCTTGAATTTCATTTCTACAACTTTCATAACTTGAAGCAACTTTTATTAAAGCATTTTGTTGACCTTCAAGATTTAATGCAAACCATGCTTGTTGTAAATCTTCCATAGAAGTAGTCATATTTATAATACTATCATTGACTTCTTCTTGTTTTTGTAATCGCTAATCTTCTCCCTAAATTTCTGCAACAGATTGTACTAAAGTTTCTAATAAAGCACCTTTTACTTTTCTTAAAGCATCTTCATATTGACTTGTTCCTTGGAGCCATTCTGTATTTAAAATTGCAACTTCATTCTGTAAATCTGAATAAGAACGTTTTAATGTATCTAAACCTTCATTTAAAGCAGTAGTCTCTTTATCACTTAATTTTTCACCTGCCGCTTGTTTATTTAATAATCCAACAGTATCTAAATTAGTATTTAAATTAGCTAATGCTCCACCATCTTTTAAAGCTAAAGCTAAAGCCTATCTCCAAGAACCAGTTTTATTTATTAATTCTTCAATTCTTTCTGTAATATTATCTAATTCTTCGTTTGTTATATCAGAAGGTAATAAAGCGGCAATTTCTTCTTTAGAAGGCATTAACTAAATATTATCTTTTCTAACTTTATTAGAAATACGTTCTCTTAAAGTATCTATTTTTGAAACAATAACATCCTAAACTTTACCCGTATCAAAGTTAATTTTTAAATTACCGTCAATATTAAACATATTAACAAATAATTGCTAAAAAGCTGCTTTGGTTTTATCTGAAGCACCAGATAATTCTTTTATAGTATCTAAATTTTCTTGAAAGAAATTTTCTAATAATTCCTTTATATATTGATTTTTTTCTTCAAGATTTAAAAAATCTCCTTTTTGAAGTTTTTCATCATTTGAAATACTATCAAGTAATTTTTGATAAAGAGATATTCCATTAGAATCTGTTTTACCAAAAGTATCTAACATAGGTTGAATTAATTGTTCATTAATTTCTTTAGCTATATCTTCAGAAGATCTTCCTTCTAACTAACCCCGTTCTTTTAATCCTTCATAATAACCAGCAACCATTCCTTCTATATTAGAAATACCTGCCTATTTAGCTTTTTGAAAAATAGAAGTCTAATTTGAATCTTTTGTAGCTTGTAAAGCAATTAAAACGCTATCTTTTAATCCATCTATACTATCTTCTATTAATTTTTCATTTTCTTTTGCTGTAGATAACCATTCTTTAAAATTATCATTTAAATAATCTTTTTGAGAAGAATCTAATTTAGAATAAACAGATTCAATAAGATTTAATAGCTAATCTCTATTTTTATAAATTCCCTATCTGCCTTGAGCAATTATATCTTCTATTTGAGCTTTTATTTCCGATTGCTCATCAGTCATATTATTATTTAATCTATTTAAATAATTAACTATATCTTTTCCAGCAGATTCTAATTCTGAAGTGCTTTTTGTTGCTTTTTTATATTTTTCTTGTCTACCTCTCTAACTTTGATGATATTCTGGACTATTATAAGTATTATTAATCTATTCTTGACGTTTTTGTTTTAATAACTAAATAGTTTCTTTTAATGCTTCATTGTTTGCAATAATAGCATTACCTTGTTCATCATATCCAGCAACAGCATCTTCATTATATTCAGCAATTAAATTACTTAATTCAAAATAGCGTTGTTTTTCTGATTCTGTTAAGTTATCAATAGTAGAATTATAAACTCCAGCTTGTTGAGATAATTTATCCCATTCCTCTTCTGCATCTTTTAATGAACCTATATTAGAATTAAAATTCTTTATTTTATTATTAGACTATTCTACTTTTTTATTAAAAGTATCAATAGCCTAATCTGCCTATTTAATAGACATATTAACCTAATCAACAACTTTAACCACTAATGCAATAGCCCCTGCAATAGCTGCAAGTGCAATTAAATATTTTCCTAATGGATTTAAACTCATAACAGCAGCTAATCTTTCTTCTGCTGCTGTATGAGCTTCCGTTGCTGCGGTAACTGCCGCCTACTAAGCTGTTAAATCAATAAGACCAACTTTTCTTGCTGCCTATAATATTATAGTTTTCTAATCTAATATTTGTTTAGTTTGATCAACTGCTAATTTTGCTTCAGCTACCTTTGTAGCATTAACGGTTACAACAGAAAGTGCTTGAGTTAATGTTTTTAATTGAGTAATACCAGAAACAATTGAAGGTAAAGCATATCCAATACTTGTTAAAACTTTTAAAAATTTTTCTGAACCAGAAATATTTTCATTAAATAAATTTTTTATCCCACTAGATAAAGAAGTAAGTCCTGAAGCAATTCTTCCAATACTTCCAATACCTTGAACAATACCTCGTATATTTAAAGATTGATTAATTTGATTTTGTAAATCTTGAACTTTTTTCTTTATATCTTCTAATTTTTTTGTAGCCTATTCTAAATTTGCTGTATTTATATCTAAATTTAAACTTAAATCAGTTAAATTTCTTACTTCTTGAACAATTTTAGATATTCTATCTCTAATTATATTTTCAGCACCAGTTAATTGTTTTTCAATTTCTTTCTAATCAAAAATAGATTTAAAAGTACCAGTTTCATCATTTTTTATTTGATTTAATAAATCTTCTGAAAGACTTTTATCATGTTTAGCATTTTCTAATTGATTATATAAATTTTTTAAACTTTCTGGTAATTCGCCTAAATTGACTTTTAATTCTTCTGTTGAATCTATTAAATCTGCAAAATTTCCAGATCCTTTTTTAATTTTATTCAACATATTATCTATAGCATCAACATAATCTATAACGCCAAGTCTTTGTTTCTAAAAATCAATTCCATAACTATTAGCGACATCTGTTAAAGCCTTTTCATACTCTTTAGCTTTATTAACTTTTTCTTGCTAAATCAATACTTGCTATTTAGCTTTACCTAAACTTTCAACAATAGCATTATAACCATTTCGTTCCTATATAGACATCACAGAATAAAGACCTTGCATCTATTTTTTAGCTAATAACATCTAATTAATAGCTTCTCTATTTAATCCTTGAATTTGTCCAAACTATTCTGTTTTTTGTAATTCTATTTTAGTTTGTTCTGCATTAAAACGCATATTTTGAAAATTAACAATAGCATTATTAATTTCTTTTGCAATAACTCCGCTAAAAACTTGTGTGGCAATACCACCAAGTCCTAAAAGTGCGGAACCGCCTCCGCCTATAGCCTAAATAAAAGTACTTAATAAATTAGTTCCAGTAGTTAATATATCAATTACTCCACCAAAACTTTCACTATCTATTAAACTAGCTTTTACTCGTTCTCCTGCTGCACCTAACTTCTCCATTTTAGCACCAAGAGATTCCATATAACGACTATTCTTTTCAGCAAGAGTACCTTCCGCCTAAAGAGAAGTATTTAATAATTCACTATAAGTAGTCCAGTTTTCAAATAAAGCCATTAATTGGTTAACTTGTCTTTGACCACCCATAGTCGTAGCTAAGTAAACTTGTTGCTATCTGGTTAGAGTATCCCATCTCTAACCAATTTCTTCTATAACCTATCCAGTGTCTCTTAAATGGCCTGTTGCATCAAGAACATTAAATCCTAATTGCGCCATTTTACTTGAATAATTTCCAAGGCTAATTTCCGCATCATCAGTTCCAGCTTTAATATCATTTAAACGAGTAAAAATAGTTTTAAAAGCAGTACCTACTGCCTATGGCGCTTGACGTGTTGTAGCTATAACAGTAGCTAATGATGCATTTAATTGGTCAACATTAACTCCCATAGCACTAGCGGTTGATGCAACTTTAGATGTAGCAATAGCTAACTAACTCATGTTCGAAGCACTAGTATCTGCAACTGCCGCCATTTTATCAACATATAACTATGCCTATTCATTTGCAACTTTATAACCATTCCATACTGCGGTTAAATAGTCAGCCATTTCACTTCCAGCACCAGTAATATTTTGTGCTTGTAGTACTGTTTGAGTTCTTTCAGCAACAGCCTAATCATCTAAACCCTGTTGATAGAAAGTAAGTGCGGCCTTGCTGTAATCCATAGTACTACGTCCAATGGCCTGAGCAGCTCTATTAGCAGAATCCGCAAATTGCTACATTTTCTCTTGAGAGTCTCCTGTAACAATTCTAATATCTGTTAATGATTTTTCTAAACTTTCAACATATTGAAAAGCACCTTGAATACTTTCTGTAAGACCTCTAAAAATACTTCCCGCAATATTATATTTCATTGCGTTAATAAAAGTAGTTCCTAAATCATTAACAAGGCTACTAGTTTGTTTTAATTCCTGATTAGTTGTTAAAACGGTGCGAGCAACTTGACTAAAAGCCACTTGCCCCTGCGGACCAAGTTTAGAAAATTTTTCTGATATATCATTTATCGTTATTTTAGATTTTCCTAGCTAAGTATCAAAAGTCTTTAAATTAATTGATTTTATATTTGGATTAAATGCTTCATTTAAGGCTCTTTCTACTTCCGCTGCTGTATCTTTTATATCTTTTAATTCTTCTTTTGTTCCTCCAAAATCAGTTATTTTTATATTTTGGATACTTTGAAGACTTTTCTTAATTTCTTCGATAGCGGTTTTATCTGTTTTAAACCCTATCTAAAAATCTATTTTCCCTCCTTGTTGAGCCATTAATTATCTCCTCCTCTACATTTTAAATAAAATAAAAAAATCGCTCTCTTTGTATATTATACAAAGAGAGCGATTAAAATTAAATTATTTAGCCCTAATTTTATTTTGAAGGAATTGGTCTATCTGCATTAGCATGTTGAGCAAAATCAACAATTTCTTTATATTTTTCTGGATCAAATTCCTATACAATTTTGGCGGCGGCTTCTGCATTCTTTGGTAAATCTATAATTAATTTTTGTACCATAGCTGCCGCACTATGCTTATAAGAACTAATTTCTTTACGTGTTGTCTTTAAATAATCCATTAAAATTTCATATTCTTCATCAGGAATTTTATTAACTATCCTTTCAAGTATTCCGTTACTTTCTAATTCATCATAAAGTTTCATTTCATCTTCTCTATCTTCCTCTGTAAATTCAATATCAGTATAAAGATAAATAAGATGTAAATGAAAATACATATCAATTAAAATTTCATTATATGTACCGTCCGCCTATTCCGCTTTTTGTAAAGTTATTTCAATTAAATCTTTTTTATCTCTAATAGGAAGGTATTTTTTAATATTAATTTTTTTCCCCTACATTTCAATACAATAAGTATCTTTATTAATATGTAGATTTAAATCTTTATAATTCATCCTTTTATCTCCTTTTGAATTTAAATTAATTCATTTTTTATAGTATAACAAAAATTTTTTATTTTGTCAAATTTATAATAAATTATATTTTAAATCAGTTTCTAATTTTTTCTAAAGATCTTCTTCTAATGCTTCTGTAACTACATTTCTTAAACCCTTTTCTCCTGTCTTCTAAATAGGATTTTTATATTGAGCTTTTAATGCTATCTTTTTTAAAGCCGGAACATCTTTTATTTTATTATTTATAATTTTTTGAGCCATTTTAATCATTTGTATATAACCTGGTAAAGATGCTTGTAAACTTTTTACAGCATATTCATATTGAGATGTTGATATGTCTCCTGCATATAATCCAGATAAATTACTGACAGAAGCTACTCCTATTCTAAAAAAAGTATCTAAATTATCATACAAATGATGAACAGCAAAATTAAAATTATTTTCATTACTTTTATAATAAAAATAAGCATACCCTTCAGAAATATCTCCTGCGCCACCACTAATTTTCATTTTAAACCATTTTTCAGATGACAAAGGCTTCCAATATACATATGGTTTATATCTATTAAAATTATCAAATAAAGCAGAATTATAAGTTTCATTTAAAGCATCTAATTCTTCTAAATTTATCATAGTATCTTTTTGAATTGCAATATTAAAATCGTTTTTCATTTTTTCAATATCATATTGTAATCGTCCCGCTACTCTAGGAATATTTCCAGAAGTAATATCTTGAATTATTGAAACACCAGATCTCTAATCTAATAATTCTTCTATACTATAATCTCTAATTATAGGTGCTTCGTTTGCTGTAGGTATTACAATAGTAATTCTTGTTTTTCTTCCAGTTAAAATCTAAACAATAGATTCATTAAATATTAAGGATGCTTTAAAAAAATCATCTAAAATAGTATCTATTTGAATACTATTTTTTAACTATTCTTTATATTCATTATATTGCTATACTAATTTACGATCTTTAGGATTTTTGCTCAAATTTAAAGCATGTCTTTTTTCTTTTAGTTTTTTTTCTGTATCTTCTATTATTTTTATTTTTTCTTTATTTTTTTCTACAACTTGTAAATAATCTAAAGCAATCTTTTTTAAAAATAAACTTTGATTATCTCCAATCTCTTTCAATTCTTCAGCAGTCCTATCTCCAATTTCATTAGAAATTTGCTATAATATTTTTTTATTAATTGATATAGAAAAAGCAGCCATATAATAATCTCCCATAAAACAAAAAATGGGAAAGGATATTTTTATATATCCTTTCCCATTAAATTAATTATCTTTAACCTGAGACATTTTCAAATAAGTCACTATCACCTGCTAAAACATCAGGATGTTCAACAGGAGCTTCATTTCTCATTACACTATGTCCAGAAGTAGTAGCAGATAAGCTATCTTCAACAATTTGAATTACACAAAGAACCTGTTTAGTCTTATCAAAATAAGTATATCCAGGGAAAGCATCCATTGTAAAATCAAATGTAGAAGGATCACCTGTACCTGCCATTGAAATAGTAAATCCAGACTGAACTTTAACATTAGGGAATGTTAAGTTAGCAGGCATATCAACACCAGTAGACTGTGATCTAAATAGAGTATCAGCTTCAACATAGTAATAACCTGCAAAATCGGCGGGAGTAAGCTGAATTTCAGAAACTTTTTCAGATTTCTTAACTACGTAATAATCAACTAATACATTTACATTTCCTGAAATAGCTGTTCCACTAGCAGAATTCCATTTAGGATCACCAATCTGTAATGTAGCCTTTTTAGAACTAGCATCATAATTATACTTAACCTATTTCTCTTGAGTATTTCCAGAAACAACAATATCTCCTGTAATAGAACCATCATCTTCAGTTCTAATAATAAAAATAGGAGCATCAGTACCGGCATCAATAGAAATAGCATTCTCTCCAGTTAAAGGACCAAATTCAACAAGAGCATCAGTTAAATCAATAGTACCAATTTGTCCAGAAACAGTCATTGTTGCAGCAGTAGTAGCATGCACATGTACAGTCTGACTACCCTCTTTTACAAGACCTGCTCCAGATAAAATACTTAAAGAAACAGGTGAAATAAGAGCATCGGTAACAGTAAATGTAAGAGTTTTATCACCTTCCCAAGCAATTAAACGTGAGTTACCGCGGCCACCTTGCGCGTATACAGTTGAACTAGCTTGTTCCATTGAAGATGTAGTTGCTGTATCAATATAAAGTACTGGTTGACCAACATGGAATCTTGAAGTTCCAATAACAGTCTCTTGTTTTGCACGGAAAACAATATTTGCACATTCGCGTACACCAAACTTCATGTTTTTTCCTCCTTAAAAATTTTAATCGGTGGAAATTCTTTCCATCCAATTTTTAACTTCCTATAAATTTTGTGCGCCCGCTAATTTAGCTTTAATATATAAATCATAATTCTGTTTTAATCTAAATCGGCGGATTTCATTCTATAATTGATAAACAGTATAATGTAATAACTAATTCATATCTTTTTTCTAACCGACCGTTAAAATAGATATATACTCAGATAAAATATTAATCTAATCTACTTCAGCCCCTTGCCTTTTTAATTTTGCTAATTTTCTATCTCTCTATCTAAATTTTTCAACAATTGCTTTCGCCTGCGGTCCGCCAGGATTGTATTTAGATGAATTATTATTTTGATATAAACAAAACATTTTTTGTAATATATTTTTAAATATATCAAAATTATCCTTATCTATAAAAAATTCTTCATTATCTTTTACCAATCTAATACTTAACGGTAAAAAATCTATTTTATACTAAGGAAAAATTAAAGTTAATACCATCTACATACATACTTTATAACTTTTAGTTACTGCATCTTTTTGTCTTATCATTTTCATTAATATTTCAAAATCATTTAATTTTTCTGAAATAATTTTGTCCTTTTCTTCTAAATTGTCTTTTGAAAAATTTAAAAACTAACATCCTGTAAAGAAAGATTTTTCTCCTATGTAAGCAATTTCTTTAATAGTAGGTTGATGAATAATTACTTTAGCTTCTATAAAAGGAATATCGTTTCCTGATAAATATAAAAGTTCATTCTCCATTGTTCTTCATCTATCCTATATCTTCTGTAAAATGCATTCCTCTAAAAGATAATGTATACATAGATAAATCTTCATTTAAAACAACTTGTTTACAACCAATTAACTAATATTTTCCAATACCTGTTAACTTTATATCTGCATCATAAGATTTTTTATTTTTAGAATTAGAAGAAGTTAAACTTCTTAATATCCCCTAAATATATCCACAAATCATTAAAGGTCTAATTTTATAATCATTTAATACCCAAGTATCATTATAACACACTATATCAAAATTAATAAAATAATCTCGATACTAAGAATTTCTTATATTTGGAGAAAAATTATCTAAAGAAATAATAATATAACTTTTTACTTCCTAATGTGTTCCTCTTGATATTTTAGGATTTAATCTTATATAATCTTTATCAATTAAATCTTTTAAAGAAAAACTGTCAATAACACGTTGATATTCTTCATTCTTCTCTAAACAATCTTTTGAATTTATAATCAAAAGTTTTTTTAATATATCACTATGAGGCCGACTCTAAACAAAAAGAGTTTTTAAAATTTTCTATATATCTTTATCGCATGATAAAAACGTTGAATAGATAGGTTTTAAAGATATTAAATCTTTTCTCATGCAATATTCTCCTTTTCCCTCATAAAGATACAATAGGAATTTGCAACTTTAAATCTCCATAACTAATTTCAAAACCTTCTTTATTAGAAAATCCTGTTAAAATATCTATTTTAATAGTTTTTCCATCCTATGATATTGAAACTATTTTAGCAAGAGTGGTATCAGATATAGACCATTCTGCGGGTTCTAGATTTTTTGCTGTATAGGTCAATCTATCATAAGGTGCGGCAACCATAGGACCGTCAATATACCCCTATGTATGAGTAACATCATAAACCTATTTATCTGCTTGTTGTTTATCCAAATCCTATATTGTTTCTTTTACAAATTGAGAAGTACCTGTATAAGTTTCTTTTAATGCTACTCTAATTATACCAGTTTCCGCATCTCCATGTTTATTTGTACTATAACTTTCATTATAGGCTTGTACCTACCAAGGTTTTCCATTAATTATAATTCTATCAAAGCGTTGAAAAAAAGCCAATGTATCTTCATCTTTTGTTATATATAGTAATTTAGTATAATTCATATCATTCCAAACAACACCTTTTTTAGTATTCCATAAAGCTGTTGTTTCATTAGGTCCTGTCATCCAACCATGATAAGTAACAGTATTTTCATTACCTTCTTCATCTATTGTTATAATTTCAATTTCTTCATCTGCTTTTCTAATTTCTGCTCTAAAATAAGCAGTTTCTTCTGAGTATTGCATATATACAATCCAATAAGTATCTGGAGTCCATTCTTCTTTATTTCCATGCACCCATTTAAAAACAGTACCATTATGAAAATTAGTTTCAATAGGTTCTTTTTCTCCAACAGGAGGCTACATAAAAGGAATAGATATAATTTTATCCTAATAATCTACTTTTAATTTATCGTGATTAATTAAACATTTAAATAAAGGTTCGCTATTAACTAAAGAATCTACAATTTCTTGTAATTGATTTATATATTGCGGTGAATCCTTATCTGTTTCTATAAAGTTATACTATTCTTCAATTCCATTTAAAAATTGTATTTCAGAATCAGATAACTAAACTTTATCTTGTAAAAGAGTAATTATTGAAATAATGTTTTTTGCTAAACTATCTTTTTTAACATCATACTTTTGAACAATAGCACGTTGATAAGAAGCAACTAAAGCACTTTTTAAACTTCTTAGTTTATCTTCTCTCATTCTAATCCATTGGTCAGAACCACCGCGGACTGCTAATCTTTTTTGTAGACCGTTTAATCCTTTATGATTTTCAAAATCTTGATTATACTAATCATTTCTAGCTGAAATTCTATTTTTAAAATTTTTATATCGTAACATTTGTATTTAAACTATTTAACAAACTTAAACACTCAAAAATAATTCGTCTATAAAGAATCATATCTTTTTCGTCATCAGTTAAATCAAATAATCCCTCCATTTTACATAATAAAGTAAAAAAAAGATCATCTTGATTAGGTATTAATCTTTTCATTCCGCAAAGTTCTTCAATTAAAGTTTCAAGCGGTTTAATCCAATTTTTTCCCTATTCTCTCATAGGTAAAAGTTTATATGTTTGATTTATAATTCTTTTGATATTTATAAAAAAACTTTCATACTAAATAGAAACTCCATTTTTTAAAACCATTTGTGACATACAGATGTACCTCCCCATGGATGCTTCTACATTATAGTACCAAAAGTAGATCGATATATTCCATTATCGTCTTTTTTTCTACGTTTATATAATCGTTGTAAATGAAAACCTTGTTGCGTATAATGCTATTTTAGTTTCTGTAATTTTTGAATATGATTAGCTTGTGACGTAAATTTAAAATCTGCAAATTCTTGTTATCGTAAAGTTTTTTATCTTTACTTCTTATACTTCTTTTTCGTATAAGTTCGGCATATCTTTTTATCCTTTTGGGATATTTAGGCTCGTGGGAGATATTATCTTAAAGCATTAAATTTTTTCTTTTTTCGAGGAAGAGATAAATAATTATTATCATAAAAGAAAGAACACATTTTTAAAGTATCCTCTTTTCCATATTTTAAAGAATATACATTGTGATTTAAGGAAATAGACCCTCCTTCTAATTTTAACTTCTAAAATAAAACTTTCTTTATATCTTCTAAAAAAGTTTTGTTAGCGCAAGTAAAACTTGAAGCTATAGATCCTCTTTTCTCATAAACACTTCCGTCTCCATCAAAATAACCTCGAATAAAATCTAATATATATTCATCTTTTATATTCTATGGAAGATGTTTTAATTTAAATGTTTTAGCATTTACAATACCAAAACTTTCAAATTCTTTTCTAATTTTATAAGAAGTAAAAGCAAGAGAAGAATTAGGATACCCTAAAGTTGAATTATATTGGTTAATAGGTCCTGTATACTATAATTCTTCTTTTATTAAAGATAAACAATCTTCATCTCTTCTTTGTAATGTTAAAATTATTCGATTCTTAGCCCCTTTAGTAATTGGTAAATAACCATCTGAAGCAAACATTCCTAAAACCCATGCTCCATTATGACTTTGAAAATTATAATTATCATTAATAGAATATTTTCTTAAATCAGGTATAACCTTTACCTAAGAAGCTTCTTGTAAATTTCTAATATGAATACCATTTTCAATTAAAATAGATTTTACTTTATCAAAAGAAAAAGACGTATTTAAAATTTCTACAATTTTTTCTAATCCATATCCTCTCTAATATAATTCAATTATTTCTTGCTAAAGCTATTTAGGAACTTCTATTTTATATCTTCCTACTTTAGCTTCATTAAAATTACGAATATGGACATTATTTTCTTGAAGAATCCTTTTTATTACTCTTTCTCCATAACTTAAACCTATTTTTTTTAATTCTTTTATAACTTTTTGTATTCCATATTGTTTATTTACATAAAAATCAATAATAATATCTTGGTGTTCTTTTGGAACTATTTTTTTGTTTGCCATAATAAGTTTTTTCTCCTATGCTCTGCGCGTGTTGCCTCTTTTAAAAGACAACTTCCGCTCGGATTAGCATCTCAGCCTTCCCGATTTTCCTAAAATTATTTTGTTATTGTGTAACATTAAAGGGCCAGATTTGACCCGCTATACTTCATACGGGTGTTTTCAATTGAAGCTAATTGTTGACTTATCCATTCTACAACCATATAAGTAGAAATTATATTAATTTCTTCTGGAGTTAATTTATTTTGAAAAGCCCAAATTAATTGCTATTTATCCTATTCTTCATTTGTATCCTAACTCTATTCTTCTGTAGGAATTAAATGATATGACAAATCTTGTCTAGGAAATTCAAAATTAGGTAACGCCGCCACCAAAAGCTAATATAACATTTGAGATGTATCCTATGGAGTAAATTCCATATACATATCATCTGTAATTTTTGATAAAAAACTATCATACACAACAAAAAAAGGTGTATAATTAATATCAGACATCAATACACCTCCTTTATAATTATTTAACTACTCTACGAGAAACTATAGGTTTATCTTCATTTTTCACAACTCGTCTTGTAACTGTTGGAGTCTAAGTTGTTTCTGGTTCTTCAACTTCTCGTTTTATTCTTAATGCATTATCTACATTAAAACCAGTTTTATTTAAAATAGCTTCTCTTTTTAAAACATCATTTAATGGTAATTCTACCGATAAAGTTTGAATTAAATCAATAACTCCTTCCGGAGCAAAATCTAAACAATCTAAAAATTCTTCTAATGACCCCTATTGAAGTAATTTAATAATATCACTTTTAGAATAAGAATATTCAGGCTCTACATGTCCTAAAATTAAATCAATAGCTTCTTGATTATTTAAAATAACTAAACTATCTGTTAATAAGGCTTTTCCGCCAGGAATATATGATAATTTTTCTATTTCTTCAAAAGTAATCTCTTTAGTTTCTCCAGCTTGAAAAACTCTACGTAAACCATTCAATTCAGGTAAAGAATAAACCACAGATCCATTATCTCTATTTAATACTTTAATTAAAGTGTCTCTAGTCATTTTATCTCCTTTTATCTCCTTATAAAAATATAGGGGAGAATATTCTCCCCTATATTCAATTTATAAATTAGTCATTAACCCAAGGTTTAATAATGTTCTTACTTGTTGGAGCATTGCTCTTTGTTAAAGCAGTATTCTTATATACACAAATACCAGGGTTAACATTAAATACTGCAACACCAAGTTTCTTATAAGTTTGAATCTCTCTTGACCAATCTGCATTTTCATGCTCTCTTACTGCGGCCTGTCCTTCAAAAGCAACCTTAACAGGTTTTTCTGCGCCAGTAGGAATAATAAAAGCAAAACGAGGGTCAAGAACCTTTGTTGCATTGGTTGCATCTTCAAAACTTTGAGGAAGAACGATTACTCTATGTCTCTTATATGTTGTAAAATAACCATTATTCCAAACATCCTCTTTCATACTATCTGAGAACATATCAGCGTTTGAAGGCATCATAGTTGCCGCAAATTCAAAAGTACAGTAAATAGTACTTTGTCCATACGCATCTGCGGTAGATAGTAAACGATCAAATTCCTGTTCATCAAATCCAGCAACGCTTCCTTTGTTAAGAGGATTAAAATTAGCATCATTCGCCATAGCATATAATGCTTTTGCAATTTCACGATAAACAGCTTCATCAAGACCCTCTAAAACAAGATCATATACATCACTCATATTGATATGTCCATCTAAGAATTCTTCGAATCCGATAGAAGCAGCTCCGCCCCATGCTCCAGTTTTAACTTCCAGAGTGTATCCATCTAGCTTAAAGACTTCATATCTACCAGCTAAACCAACTCTTGTAACAAAAGATTTTGCACGTTTTTTAGCAAATTCACTAACTCTTACGCGGAATACAGGTCTGTCACCCTGCGCATAAGTTTTAACGTCAGCAAACTGACCATAATTTTGAATAACTTTTGCAGGAAGAATTTCATCTAAACCAGTTTCAATTAAATTGAAAATAAGGTTTTTATTTTCACGGTAATCCGCATAGGTCCCCGCAAGTTTATTCATTTCTTCTCTAAATGTTTCATTTAATGCTTCATAAGTTAACTTCTTATCACCAAACGCAAAAGTAACAGAAGGATTTAATGAAGCCTTAGCAGTAGCTTTTGCTAATGCTAATAATTGAGTTTTATCTAAAGCCATATCTAATCTCCTCCTATTAATCATTGTACTCTTTGTACTTTTGCTGCCCATTGGTTATCAGCAAGTGTGTAATCAGGTGTCCAAACACTTTTTGTGCTATCATAAGACTGTGAAAAATGTGGAACTACTTTAAATGCAATTGTACCTGCGGCAGGAGCAGTTTCACCAGATCCCGCGGTCCATTTCACAAGCCATCCATCTTCATCAATTACAAGGAAATCTCCAACTTTAATTGCTGGAAGTGTAATAACTTCATCTCCATTACCTACAGTGGCTCCACCAGATGTTCTAAAAGTATTTGTTGTAAAAATATCACCAACATTAGTCTTTAATAGACGAGGATAAATTAATCCATCCGTAAAATCAGTATTTTTCATTGCAAAATATCTATGATTTGGATAACGCTCATCATATAGTTTTTCTTCATTAAAAACTAGCATCCATTCGCCAACGCTATCTTCACCGTTGCAAGCACGAGCATTTTCATAATCATATTTTAAAAACTGGCCATTTTCTAACTGCGCAATAGCATTACCATCAGAATCTTTTGCAGGTAATTGTGCATAGATTTGACCTGTATATCTTGCTGATAAGTGGTTAGGTTCTACTTGACCAAATCCTTTTCTTGTAGCCATATTTAGCATTTCCTCCTATTATAATTTGTTCATAGTAAATTCAACTGCTTTTACCCAATCAGGAGTTGAATCCTATGTATCAGCCATATTTAAAGTTACTACTTTCTATAGATTATCATTTTCAGATGAAGCATTTAAATTAAAATTGACCTTTTTGTCAAAACAAATTACAGCCAATTTTGCTTTAATTTCTTCTAAAGAATATTTTGATTTATTGTTTATAACATCTTCTTTATCTTCATCTGATAGCATATTAAATTGATTAATTAAAGCATCCTTTTCTTTATTTTCAATTTCTTCTTTGAAAGCTCTTAATTCTCCAATTTCTTTTTCTAAAAATGAATATTGCTGAGATAAAGTATCATATTTATCTTTTAATGCAGTATATTTTTTCTTTTCTTCTTCTTTTTCTTTATCCTATGAAGAATCTTTATTATTTTCTGAAGATTTTTCTTCTTTCTACTTATCTTCTTCTTCTTTTGTATACTCTTTCTTTTCTTTATCTTTATCTTCTTCTTCTTCTTTCTGCTTATCTTCTTCTTTTGCGTATTCTTTCTTTTCTTTATCCTTTTCTTCTTCTTTCTATTTATCTTCTTCTTTTACAAAATTAGGATTAATAAGTTCAGCATTTTCTTCAGAAACATTTATTTTGTTATTAGCCATTCCTAATCCTCCTTTTAAGGCATTTTTTAAATCTTTCATCATACTAAATAAAGTTTGTGAAAAATTATCATCTAATTTAAAGGTAGAACTTATTTGAGGAGATGTAATAGATGAACCTTCAAAACAAGGTTCTACCTCATCCCCTAATATACATAATTTAGAAAATATTGCGTCATTGATTATAAAAAATTCAATATTATTTTTTACATTTTTTGCCCAATGACCTTTTAAACTTTTTTCATCTAATTCCATAGAATGAGGTTTTCCACCCTATGATAATACAGTTGCCGCCTATTCAAATTGACCTGTCCATAAATATCCTGTTGTCATTAAATAAGTTCTAATTATTGTATTTCCAAATTCGTCACTATCCTAAAAATCTTTAAACCATACTTTTGCATCAGGAGAAACAAAACCATATGGTTTTGTTAAACAATTAAAATGAATACCTTCATCATCAAAAATTACTTGCTCTCCATGGTCTGCAAAATCTTCTTTATCTTTTTTATAATATCCCACAATAGGCGCTCCACGTAAAGTTTTTGCCATTTCTGTAGCAACCTATTTTGAAATAAAACTGCCATTACGATTTTCTCCAAGATAAAAAACTTTAATATCACAAGAGGACATTAAAGGATTAATATCCAAAGGTTGCAAATTTATAAATTCAGGAGCATTTATCGTAGCAATACTTTGATACATTAACGCCATTTTTATCTCCTTACATACTCTATTTATTTAATATAGTTTTCTATGTTTTTTCATTATCTTGTTTTTCTGGTCTACCTGCGCCTTCTTGTTCTTGATTACCATTTTTACCTTTGTTGGCGGCAGACCTTTGTTGTAGAGCTTCCGCATTCATAGTATTAGAAGTAAGCGGAGGAACAAAAACTCGAACAAGATCTAAAATATCATTTTCAAAGTAAGCATTAGCTAATACAGAACTTTGAGTCTGTCCTAAAGCTACAGGCGGAAGCATTTTTGTATAACCCATTTGAGCCTGTTCTTTGTACAATTTTGCTAACTATTTATAATTATAAATTGTGGTAGGCAAAAATTGAGCTTGATAATAGCATCGTTTTGGTGATTTATTAAAAGGTTCTAATAATAAATTTAAAAACGACTAAAATTGAGTTAATAAGTTATACATAGAAGACTAGTCATTAAGAATAGAATTATTTAAAGCAATATTTCCATCACTATTAAATTGCAATTGTGAAACACCTGCTTCATTATAAACTGTTCTTTCTACTTTCTCTAATTCATCTACTGTTGTTGTAGTTCCTCTATCTGACATATCCGCAACTTCAACATCAGCAAAAGTAGTCAAAATATCTACACCAATGGCGCGACTCACCATTTGAACAGCATTATTATGTAATTCTTGTGCTTCATCTACATCAAAAACTAAATCTCCATTTTTATCTAAAGGCATCTTTTGAATAATTATCTTTAATAGTTTTTGAGCCATTTTCTTTCTATCTAATTCTTGAGCAGCATCTAAATCAATAATTGCAGGTATTACTGAAATAAAAGCGGGGAAATCTTCTTCGTTTATATTAAATTTTATAGTGCATTTAGGATCTAATAGATACCAACCAGACTAATCTCCTGGAAAATCAGGTTTTAATTTTCCATTCTTATAAAGATTATAACCTCTTTTTAAATCCTTTGGTAAAAGATTTAAAATTCGTTCTCTTTGTTTTTCATCTGGATATGCATCTTTAAAATATTTCATATTAAACTATACTACAGGTCTATTATTTACTTTAAAACGAGATCTACAATATTTAACAGGAAGCTACTGCACTGAAACTTTATTATTTTGAGATATTAAATATCCATAATAACTTCCATTTCTTATAACTTTTAAAGCAACTTCTCCACAAAATCTTTTAACCTAAAATAACTAAAAGAATTTTAAAACTTTAAAAAAATTTGCAAATTGTTTCTTTTTCTCTTTATCCTAGCCTGTATCTTCTACCTCAGTTTCACCCAAACCGCCTTCTGAATCTAAAAGTCCCTAACATCCTTTTATATAAGGTGTAATAAACCAATCATATTTATAAAGATAAGCCATATATCTACATAATCGAGAATATATTCCGCTAGTTTTATAAAAGAAATTAGAAATTTCAATCATTTTTTTTATATCACCAGTATTAATAGCTCTTAATACTTCTTGCTTATCTCCAAGTCTAGGATTAATTCTTTTAAACTATCCTAAAGATATTACTGCATCAGATAAACTTTTAACTCCAACTTTTATTTTTGAAAAGTCCATAGAAGGAGAATATGTTTCTTCAGTATTTAAAGAGGGCGTCATTCTAAAACCTTTACTTTTTATTTTTTCCTTTTTATTTACCAAAATTATTACCTCTTTAATATACACCCACCATTTTCATTATATAATCATAACTAATTTGGTGCTAATCCCAATATGGAATTATTACAAGTTTTATATCATGCTTTTTACAATACTATCTTTTTTGCATGTCATAATATTGCTGTTGATTTAATCCTGCTTGACCTCCAAAAATACTTTTCGCTTTATAATGTTGTATTCCTTGATACTCTATTAAAAACCATAATTCATCATCATCATCAAATACAGCAAAATCAAATCTTAAAGCATGACCGCCACGACCAATTAAATCAGGAAAACTATATTCTTGCTAAAAAACCATATCATTATCTCTTAATATATCCTATATTTTTATTTCAGGCACGAGATGCTCTCATCTCATATCACCTCCTCTTTCCAATAATTGCGAGTTATTGGTATAAAATAACTTTCTATAGATTTTTGAAGATTAATTTTACCTCATTTAATTGTTTTGTTATATACTAAAATTAAAAAATTCAAAAATCTTTTTATTTAATTTTGTCCTTAATAAGGAGTAAATAAACACATTTTACTTAAATCACGTTTTTTCTTCTTTCGACTACGTTCTTCTTCTTGTTTTATATAATATAATCCATAAACAAAAGCAGAAAACTTATCCTTTTTTATACCTCTACTATCTTGTTTTAAAATAATATTAACACCTTCGTTATCCTATACTAAATTTAACATTTGCTATCTTAGAATGGTTGTTAAAACAAAAGGACGAAGATAATCATTTCTTTTATCTGATGTCATATTTTGTCCTGTTCTTGTTTCCATTAATTTTGCTTTAGCCTATGCTTCGTCAATTAAAAATTTTATTTTCCCACTTGACATTTGAGTTTGAGTATAAGAATATGCTTCTGTATTAATTGGAGCATTAGCTTTTATCTGATAAATAGCATCTTTCTAATACTAAGTAACACCTTTAAAAATTTTTTTATAGACTCCTTCTTCATCATTCTATACTCCAAATGGCGGAAGATAGTCACCGTCATCAGTTTCTTGTGCTAATACCATAAAGTCCAAAAGACCAATTCCTAAACCGTTTGTATCTAATGCAATTTTTCTAGCCTTATATTTATAATAAATTTTCTTTATATGTATTGCTTGCTGCTAAAAATGCTATGCTTCAAAAGTATAAAGGTTAACTAAAGATTTAATTGCGGCGCCCTGTGGCTGCGGGGTACATTTAAATACAGTTACTTCTGAAGTGCATCCTATACGACCAACGTCAACGCCTAAAACATAATATGCTAATCTACTAGATCTGCCGCTATATTCATTTTCTGGTTGTCGTAATACTCTATGTCTATCAAAAACCTAAGATGAAAAGAAAGCATTTTCCGCATCTCCGCTCCATAATGATCTATACTATCTATCAAAAGAATCCTAATTAAATGTTCCCGATAATTTTAATTGCTCTACAAAATCTTCATCTAATAATCCTTCAGTAATAGGTGTTTCATAAGTTCCACCCATTATCATAACTTCATCTGGCTAAATTAAACTACGAATTAATAACTAAATAAGTTTATCATAAGCAAATGAATTTTTCCAGCCTGCGGTTGTTATATAAATTTGAGATTTATTAACAACTTCTTTATTATCACGTGTTCCATCTGGTAATTGTCTATTAACATTAGTAGTAGGAATAATAACTTCATTTAACATAGTTTGATCAATAAGAACACATTCCTACATAATTCCGCCAGTTCGTCTTTGTCCTCTTGAAGATTCTTTTGCGGCAAGAATACTTATTCTTGAACCATTCTTAAAGACATAATTTACATCATCTCTTGATTTTTTAGTTTTTCCTCTATCCCAGTTTATCTAATTTGCAAGTGCGGGAATTAAACGGCAAATTTCTTCAATCTTTGCTATTGTAATAGATGCCGCTTGCTCTTTACCACCAGTAGTAACAAACAAATCTGCACCAGGAAAAAGAACACACCTAATCATCAACGCCATCATTGATAAAAAAGATTTTGAATATGCACGCGGGAAAGTTGCATATACATACCGATGCCGCATAACAATCCGTAAAAAAATCCGCTGATAATATAAAAATTTAAAATTTCCATTCTACCCTTGTATAAAATCTATAAACAAATCAGGATACTATCTAAAAAAAGCTATTTTATCTCTTAAATTATCTAACTGCTAAAGTAATCTCTATTCCGATAAACCTTGTTTTTTACCTTCATAAGCAAGAGAACTTTCTAATAATGCTTGTAAACTCATTTTAATGTCCTCCAGTAATTTTATCAGTTTCATTAGCCTATTGTCTTAAAAATTCTTTATAGGCTAAAGTATCCTATTCTGTTAATTGAGGAACATCAAAACCTTGTTCTTTAGCTAATATAATATCTTCCTTTTTAGCTTGAGCAGCTTTAACTTGTTTTAAGTAATCCTAAATTTGTCTTGCAAGAGCAGCATCCTAATAAACAAGACTTCGATTATAAGATTTTAAATCATCTATTATTTTATCAATAGCATCAGGTTGTTTTATCTAAAATCTTGGAATCTTACTACCATATTTCTAACAAAAGGCAACTAACTAACCAACTGAATCAACTATCTCAGATTTGTTTTCTTTATTTTGCGCGGCGGTGAATTTTGCGGACTTTCTTAACATATCATAGGTTCTACTATATTTACCATATCCTTCTACATCACCGCAATCTAAAGCCTAATTCATTTTTAAATAAGTTTTACAGATAAGTATTAAAGAATTTTTACTATCAGCATCTTGAATATCAAATGAGGCTGTCATCTAATTATATTTTTGCTATAACTAGATAAGTTGATTCATTTTATAAGTTCTTCCCCATTTCATAACCAAATATTTTTTATCTTCTAAAGTTAGGTCTGCCGCCAAGTCAGGCAATTCTTCCTATGGTAAAAAATCATTTTCATTAAAAGCATTATTTTTACCAATTACCTCATCAAGAGAAGGAATAGAGTTAGAAGAAGTTACATATTCATTCTACTTTTGAAATTGCGTACTAGTTAAAGTTCTAAATTGAGCCTAATTTATCTATCCTTTTTCAAATTGCTGCTTATATTGCTATTGAAGAACCATGGCCGCTTCTTCATCAACTTTATTTTTTCTGGATACTTCCTTTTGTAAATCCTAACTAGTTTCCCAAGTATAATTTTTATATTGTTTTAATTTTACTTGAGATAAATATTTACCAATTACAGATGTACCTTTTAGTTTTCCATTATGTTTAGTGTACTATCTATCTCGAATTTTATTCCAGAAATAAGGAACCCAAGGGACATCTAATTCTTTTAATATCCATAAAAATGTATCTGGATCAAAATTATCTACATGCATAGTTAAACACTATTTACACATTTTAGTTTTAGATCCATCCCTATGTGAATAAAATTTAGCCTATTCCATAGTTCCGCCGCATTTCTAACATGTTATTTTAGACATATTAATCATCTCCTTTATACGGGATTCTTTTTATTATTTTTACTACCTTATTTTTCTTTTTATTGCGGCAATCCTTACAAATTGAGTAAAATCCATCTTTACTAGAATTATTTTTAGAATAATATAAATTATGAGCTAATTTAATTTCTCCACATCGAGAGCATTTTTTCCATTTACCTTTTTCTTTCTACCTATAATACCACTAAAGAAAATTTTTTGTTGAAGTTTCAGCAATCATTTTAGGGATTTTGTTCCGCCATAAAGAAGATATATACTAAACAGAATAATGTGTATCAAATTCCTATTGTAATAAAGATTGAATCTAAAGATTTGATTTTCCATCTATTTTATATATAAGTAATTTATAATAAAGAGGAAATTTTTTTTCTAAAGTTTGATCGACAATTTTATCAAGAGTCTACATAAGAAAATAACCGTCAGTATAAAATTTTCCGTAACAATTTTCTTTTAAATTAGAATAATTACACAATAAAGCGGAAATATGTTTTGGATTCATAAGAGAAATTAAACTTTTATCTTGAATCTATCCATTCTATGTTATTATGATATTATCATCAAAATTTAAAGAATAAAAATTTTTTATTCCATTTAAACAATTTATAGGTTGTTTATAGGAATTTTTTAATACGTATTGATCTTGTCTTAACTATATAATTTGTTTTTTTAAGAGAAAACGTTTTTTCCCAGTTGCTTTTTTTAATCGCTATTCAACCTCTGCAATTGAATTTTGTAATTGTTTCATTTCAGGAATTGATGCTATATCTTCTTCGGTAATAGAAATTTTTGGTGTAAAAATAATATTTTTATCATTTCCCGCCATTAAATTATATATACCATCTTCTCCATTTTCAAATTTATTAACCAACCCCTAAAAAGATTTTTCTCGTTTATTTATTGTTACCATTCTATTATCTGTATTTATATTACGCGCTTTCCGCTATTGTTTAGTCATTGCAAAAATTATATAATTAGATAAAATTTCTAAATATTTATTATTTAACTTCTCAGGGGGCAAAGAATTTATAATATTATTAACTATTTGAACTCTTTCCTATGGAGATTCAATGGTATAATCTAGTTTTAATGTTTTTGAATTTTCCATTTAATGGATTCTCCTTTCTTGCCCTTATATTTTATTATATCAAAAATTTTTATACAAATCAAAGTAGCTTTATTTATTATTAATTTTGATTTTTTAATTTTTTTTTGATATAATATTATTAAATAAAATAAAAGAAAGGAAAATATATAAAAATGAAATTAACAAAAGAAAAAGCATTAGAGTTACATAGAAAAATGTGGAGAGATATGTTTCGTAGTTTAGGAAATTATCCTAATCTTCATGAAAGAGCTGATTTTAAAGATTATTGGATAAAAAATCATTTTCCAACGGAAGATATTATACATGATTGTTTTTTATGTGAATATGCAAATACATCTTATGATAGTTGTGAAGATTTTTGCCCAATTGAATGGCCAGGCGGAAGATGCGAAGATGGCACAAAAACTTGGCAGAATATGCCTTTATTAGAAATATTAACATTACCCGAAAAAGAGGATTAAAAATAAATTTAAAAAATGAGGAAAAATATTAATGAATGATGAATGGTACACGCCTGAAGAGAATATGCCCCCTTATGGGAAAAAGGTTTTATTAAATATAAAATTTCCTTATAATGAAGGCGGAATGCATACAACTGGCTGGTTTGAACCAGACGGTTGGCATATTTTAGCTTTAATAGATAATTATATAGTAGAAAAATGGAGATATTTTAATTAATGATAAATATACTTAAATTAATAGGAGCAGTAATTATAGCTATGTATGTCGCTGCATCTCTTCAGGTATTTAATACTAATACAATACTAATTTGTCTTTGTATTCTTTTGGCGGGATGGGTATCTACGTCAGAAAATTAATAATATTAAGGAGGAAAAGGTTATTTTTATGAATATTTTAGAAATTATAACAATATTTTTATTACAAATATTAGGAATAATAGGTATTATTACTGTAATTGCTATAATTATATTTATTTTTTATTTAATAAAAGATAAGAAGGAAGAGCAAAATGGGAAAAAAATATGTAATTGAACTTGAAGAAATAATTGTTAACACAGCAGACGGACAGATGCCACTTTACAGGATAAAGGGGTTTAATGCTCCAGTTTTTGATAGCACAGGCGTGAGCAAGCTGACACCCTACAAGGTAAGGAAAGAGTCATGTGACAAATGCATGAATGAAGTAGAAGATTTGGCATATCAGCTTTATAGTCTGAAAGTTGACGAAGCATATCAACGAGGTCTTAATAATGCCTGGAAGTGTGTAAAGAAGATAGAATCTTTATCAACTCATGAATTTAATAAAGTCTTTACTGGTTATGATGATTATTTTAAAGTTTTTGAAAATTATACTCCGCAGGAAGCAATCGAGAAAATCCGGCAGTATGAGCAGAAACAAGAAGAAGAAATTAAGGTGGGTAATGAGGTAAAAGGTGGCAATGAAAAATATATTGTTTTACAAAAATATGTAAATAACATTGATAAACAACTCATGATTGTTCTCTTCAATAGAAGAGATGGACAAATTGGTACATGGCACATGTATAACGCAAATGGAGCAATATTCGAAAAAACTGGTAGACACTTTCCTGAGATTGTAGAAATGCTTAAGAAGATGCAAGAGGAAAAGAAATGACAGAAGCTATCGAATGGTTCGAAAACCGTAGCGCTGTAATACCAGAATCGGAAACAAAGGAAATGTTCCGTATGACTATCTCCGCATTGGAATTTAGAGAAGATTATCGTATATTTTGGAAAAAAGTAAAAGCCGAAGGAAAGAAAAGAAAAGAGGTAGAAATACGTCAAGGCGGAAGAATATTTAGGATTAGGGAGGTGGCACAATGAGTGATTTTTTATAGCAATGGCTCTTTTTACTATCGTTCTGTGGATTCGTTCGAAATGTTTACAATAAAGATATTTACAATACTTTGATGTGGGCAACAGTTACAATTATCTCTTTGGCGGTAATTTTAAAGTGCTAAAAGAGGAGGAGGAAGAAAAATGACTGAGGAGTGTTTAAAATGTCCATACGCAACAGATGAGTGCGAAACTTATTACAACGCATGTCAAAAGCAATGGTTTGTGGATGAATGTCAAAAGGAACTGGAAGAGTATAAAGATGATTGAAGTTATAGAAGCATTAGTTATAATCCTACTATTGATTGGCTATGGAATAATGTGCTGTGTTTTAGGGTATAGAATCAGACAAACGGAGGAAGAGAATGATTGACTTTATTAAAACGATCATTTCAGAAATGACGCGAGGTAACTTTAGCCTTGCCATCCTCATAATCGGAATTGCACAGTTGGCGACTATGGTAAAGAGGAAGAGTCATGAATAAATATGCTAGATGAAAGGATTGGTAAAATTAAAATATGAAAAAAAAATTATTTGTTTTAATAATATTAATAATTATAAGTATTATTATATTATTTAAACCAGTTGATGCAAAAGGAACAACAGGAATAATAGAAAAAAATAGACATTTATATTTTTATAAAAATGGTCAAATGTATACTGGCGGATGGTTCAATTATAAAGGGAACCGTTATTATGCGCATAAGACAGCTTCAAAAAAATATCCTAAAGGGTCTTTAACACGGCATGATTTCCGCATTTGTTCTGGAAACCGCTGGTATGCTTTTAATGAAAAAGGTAGGATGTGTAAAAAAGATTGGTATCTTAAAAAAGGTCCCGCCAGAAAAATTTTATATGTGAAAATTAGAAAAAATTATACCGTACAATATATTCGCGTAAGTAGGTCTTGGAGATACTCAACCGCAGAACTTAGGTATCAATATGCGGCAGTTGGAAACCGCTATCGGACTGTTGAAGGGATGCAATTTATTCCATCTGGAATAGTAGATTGGCAAAAGTAAAGGAATAATATGAAACGTATATATATAGAATTAATTGCGGCGGCCGCTGTGGAGGAAGATGAATGACAAAAGAATATGCAGTATTTTTACATCGTAGAATGTGGATGGATATGCAACGAGATTTGGGTAATAACCCTTATCCATCAGAAAGAGCCGATTATAAATGGAAATGGTGTGAAAAACATTTTCCGCATAAAATAATAGATAATAGATGTTTTTTATGTGAATATACACGAGGTAAAGATGATAGATGTGAGGAGATTTGCCCTATAGTCTGGACAGGTGGCGATTGTATGGCAAACGGATCTTGTTATAGAACCATGCCGATTTCAGAATTACTTGCGCAACCAATGAGAAAGGATGATTAAGTATTGAAAGAATCATTAATATTTTTTATTTTAACTACGTTAATAGAACTTAGTTTTTTATATTTAATTATAAGTAAAATAACTTTTTTCCCGCCAATAATAGCGGTATTATTAATTATTGGTGTTATAGGACTTTTTTTTATAACTTTTTATATAACATGTTCTATAGAAGAATGGGAAAGTAATAAAGAAGATATTCATATTCCTGTATTAACTTATTCTGAATTTATTTCTTTATTTCGAATAGAGCCACAATCTTTCACATTAAACGGTAATTATATAGTTTATGAATATTGGGAGAATGGATGTATTGGATTCCGCAATCAAAGAGTTGAATTTAAAACTTATATAGATTATTTAAGATATAAAAGATTTTATATACAGTATAATAAAGATAAAAATAAAAAAATAAAGGCGGAAGTGCAACAAAAATTTGAAGATCAAATTAAAACAGTGAAGGGGAAAAAGAATGAATAATATATTGATAAATGTCGGTGTATTTACTTTATCCGCATTAGGTTTTGCTCTTGGAAGTATATTTATTGGGGGTACAGCAACAAATTTTGATGCAGAAAATGATAATACATGTTTTGTTATAGCATGGGCAGTTGGAATAATAATATATGGAATAACTGTTAGTTGTATGTATGGCGGCGGAAGGTGATATAAAAATGGAACAACGTAAATTTTTAAAATTGTCTAAAACTCAGACTAAATTAATTTTAATTCCTATTGATGCTATTATAGCGATAGAAGAAGATGTTAATGATTATGTGAAAGTAACTTTTTTAGAAAATAAAGAATCAATAAGACATGTATTTGTAAAAGAGTCTATACAAGATATTATTCAAGAAAATGTTTTCGTTATATTATAAAAAAATTTTGATACGGAGAATGAAATGAGTGAAAGTAAATATATTCATACTATGATTAAAATTAAAGATAAAGAGTTAACAATTATTGTTCCAGATGGAATAGAAGTTGAAAGGGTTATTATAGAAAGTGCTAAAGGCTGGACGGTGGATGGGGTAGATGTATTTGAGCCTGCGGCGGTTGAAGGGAGTTTGCGCCAGTTATGATATTACTTTGTTGGATGTCTCTTGTTTTTAATATTATTTTTCAAATATTTTTTATTCATTCAGGTATAACTGCCGCTATAGGTCTTTCTATTTTTGTTGTACATTGTATTTTTTGTATATGTTATACAGGATGGAAAACGGATAAGCGGAAGGATTGGGCGGAATTAAGTTATAAGGGATTTAAAAATCTTTATATGATAATGCCAGATAATTTTTCTTTAAATCCAAGTTGGGTTTCATATGAAGCACAAGGTATTGAATTTAAAAGCTATTTGGATTATTTAAGATATAAAAGGTTTTTTAAAAGAAAAGAAAAATGGGATGTAAAGATAAAACAAATGAAGACTCAAGCGGAGTTGATTAAGGAATTAAAGGAAGGATTGAAAAAAGCGGAAAGAGAGAATGATGAATGGGTAAAAGGTAAAATTAATTGATTGAAATAATATTTTTTTTATTTTTTGGTATTTTATATTTATTAATATTTATATATGGTGAATATAAGCATCGTCAACAAATGAAAAAGTGCGCACGTTGTAAATATTTTAATGTAAGTTTATATTATGCGCCTTGTGTAGATTGTTTATTTGAAAAGGATAGGTTTGAATGGCGGGACTGCGGTTTTTAAAAATTTTTGGTGCAGGGGAATGTGGATTAATGGTTTTTTATATCATTCCGTTATTTAGATTTTTAAAAACTTTTGGTACGGGAGTTGTGGAGGGCATAGTCATTTCCAAATTTTTTAAAAATTTTTTCCCGAAAATATACCCCCCATAAAAAGTATCGACAAACATTGTGTAGCCAAAAAGTTTGAAATAAACGCTGCGTAGAATAGCACGCCCTTATAAAACAATAATAAAACCAACACCCCAATTATTTTATATACAAAAATACAAAACAGAGTTAAAAAATCATACCATAAAAACGCTCGGCGCGCGCTCTACAGCAAGCGCCGTTTTTTCATATATCTGAATTGTCAGACAATTCTCACACCAGAAGCTGAATTGTCAGATAATTTCAAAAAGTCCCTTTTTGATGATTTACTTTAGCGCGTTAAAGTGTTAAAATGTACTAAAAAAGTACAATTTTAGTGCTTTAACGCGCTAAAGTAACAGAGTGTGTTAAAAAATTAACACACTTTAATACAGTAAAGTAACGAAGTGTGTTAATTTTTTAACACACTCTGTTACAGTAAAGCGGGAAAGTATGTTAAAAAAATAACACACTTTAATACAGTAAAGTAATGAAGTATGTTAAAAAAATAACACACTCCATTACAATAAAGCGGTAAAGTATGTTAAACCTTTAACATACTTTAGTGACTGAGGTCAAGGCATAACGCTAAACAAACAAACAAACAAACAAACAAATAATAATAATAATAATAATAATAATAATAATAATATATAAAACGATATTGTATACAATAGAGTTTTTCCGAAACAGTATATCATATATATAACCAGTTTGTCAAGCATAAAAAATAAAAAATATTATATAAAAAGTATTTTCCTAAAATGTACTTTTTTCTGTACAAAAAATATGTTGACAAAGGGTTAAAGGTGTGATAACATATAATTAACAAATGAAACAAAGCAAAGTACAGAAAGGGGTACAAAATGACAAAGAAAGAAATGGTTAAGGCAATGGTTAAAACAGGTTGGATTCCGGCAGATAGAGAAAGCCACTGGATGCACAAAAACAAAGATTTTGTAGAAATGGTCTACAAGGAAATGGTCAAAGTAAACTGGGCAGGCGTTCAGTAAAGAAAAAACAGGTTTCCGGTCCTGTATAAAAAACCGGATTTTTCAATTTTGCGGATTGTTAAAAAATTAACGAACTCGCCGCTGCGCGGCGAAAATATTATATCACACGTGAGTGTGATTTGTCAAGAGGAAAATTTAAAAAATTTTCTAAAATTTTTCTATCCTAAAATTGTTAATTATTTAACAATGTGGCTTGTTAAAACTTTAACAATCTAACACAGCAGACCGCTTGTTAAATTTTTAACGAACTGGGCGACCAAAGGCCGAAAAATTATATCATATATGGGTTGCTGTTGTCAAGAGGAAAATTTGCACAAATTTAAAAAGTGAAAAATATCCCATTTTTGTGCAATACGTAGAAAAAAATTCTCTATTTTGTACAAAAACAGGCTATGTTTTTTGTGCAATTTTATTTCATGTTTTTTTTGTATATTTTATATAATAATTAGAACCAGTTTTTGTGCAACTTGCTGAAGGTTTCGTCAAACTGCACAAAAAGAATTTTTAAAATACTTTAATTTTGTTAATTCTGCCGATTGTTTTTACCTATTAGATGCGATATACTTGTATCATCAAATGAAGCAAACAAACAAGTACAGGAAGGAGATAAAAAATGATGACTATGGCAATTGATTCTATTAACCAGCACGCCACTTACCAGTGGATGCTCAATACCGAGCCTCTGCTCTACACCTCAAAAAAAGCGATTTCTTATGACGATTGTAAAAAAATCGCCAAGGATTTTCAGAAAAACATGAAATGGATTACACTGGAAAATCCGAACCTTACAGAACAAAACGCCTTATATTACACGGCATGGGATTGGAGCATTACAGTAGCAACAGTTAAACAGATTGTAGGAAAAATTTAAAATACAAGGGTTTGGCGGTTCCCTTAAAAAACCGCCATAGAGAACAATAGTACATACCGAGAAAAAAGGAGATAAAAAAATGACAAAATACGATTTTATTGAAATGATGGCAAATGCAGTAAAGACCGCAATGGAAGAGAGAGAGACAATCAGGAAAGAGGTTGAAACCGGAGTCATTGAAATTGAGGATGGAATGTGGTGTGGATACTCCGGTTATGGTGATGATGATTTTTCTCTCACATATGACATCTCCGATGATTTCTGGGCGGAAAATGATATGATTGAAATTATCATCTGGCATGATGGAGAGATGGAGATTAGAGGAAAAGGCGAATACAAAGATTTTGTTGCATCTATGTCATTTTAATAACTAATAAGGTGTTGGCGGTCACCTAAAAAACCGCCACTTTTATAAAACTGAATTTCATATATGTGGAGCGCCGGCGCGCGTCTGGCCAGAGCGGGGCGAAATTTCATTATACCACGCCTCTATACAGATTGTCAAGCGAAATCTGAAAAAAGTTGCACAAATTTTTTATCCCATAATTGTACATTTTTTCTTTTCAATTTTACTTGACCAGTAGCCCCTTATAAAGTATAATTAGTATATCAAATACAGAAAGGAGCATTTAATATGAATAGCAAACACTGGAGAGCCGACCGCCAGAAACGTAGCCGGATTATTGCCCAGATCGGAATGGGGCAAGTTATAAAGGAAGTAACAATAGACCGTGGTCATAGGAATGGGCCTGAAGTCCATAAGATTACCACAACCGGATTGGTAATTATCTACAATCAGCGAACAGGCATCATGGTTACGGTTCTCATTGCAAGACCGAATCAGATTAAACGGTACTACGCAGAAAACGAAGCTCCGCAGGCAATCATCAATCTTGCTATTGAGCATATGAGAGCAGGTTACAACAAAATTTAAAAAATCACTTGACAAAAACCAAATTCTTTGATACAATATAATCAACAAAGGAAAACAAAACATAAAAGAAAGGTGGTATAAAAATGGCAAGAAAAAATACTCAGGGATGGTACACTTTCGCAGATGGCACACAGGCATGGTTCCACGGACTTTCTGCTCAGGAGAAAAGGGTTCAGGTCGCAAAACATGGTAAAGTCATTGCTTTCCATCCAACTTATATGTAATATTATCAATCCTTTCAAACCCCATACAATGTATGGGGTTTTTGTTCGGGCCGCAGCGGACTGCTTCTCTCCGCTGCGGCCCGAAGTTTAATTATATTACATGTATAGCCAGGCTGTCAAGCATTTTTTTTAAAAAATTTTTTAAAAAATTTTTCCTAAAATACTTGACAATATATAAACCTTTTGATATAATATAACCATCAACAGAAAGGAGATAAAAAAATGACTGTTAGAGAATTTATGAACCTGTGCGATGAATTTTATATTGACTTGTATGAAGACCATATCTGGTATGATACTATTATCTGCTACAATGCTAAACAGCAATTAGACTGGAAAGTAACCAGCGTTGGACAGAGACATGGAACAATTGTTATTACTGCCGAAAAATAAAACAGAAAAGGTAATAAAATGATAAATGAAAATAAAAAAGTAAAAAAAGCTAAAAATGCACAAAAACGTGTTCTAATCCCTTTTAACACAGGGATTAGAACACATAAATCCAAAAAGGATTATAACCGTCAAAAATATAAAAAAAATTGATTTTTAATCGTTGACAAAAAAGAAAAATTTTGATATAATATAATCATCAAAAGAAAGGGGATTAAAAAAATGACAGCTTACACTGATAGAAACAACGCCGCTATGGATGAGGTTATGAGAACCCTTGGTCTTGAGGATAAAATCACTATCTGGTTTTGTAACGAGGTAGAAGCTAACCCTGGAATGAGAGATGAGCAACTGGAGTACCTGAAAGAAATGGCTCTCAGGATTGACGAATGGGATGAGGAGTAAAACTCCTCATCTTTTGGACGGTCCGCGGCGGGCTGCTTCTCACCGCCGCGGACCGAAAAATCCATTATACCATACCGCCAGAAAGATGTCAAGAGGAAAATAAAAAAAATATTAACAAAAATTAATCCCAAAATTTGTGTATTTTGTCTATTGTATTATTTAAGGTTATCCCTTATAATAATAATTGTCAAGGGGAGCGAACCAAGATGAGGTTCAGGTATCTGCCGCCTACAGACCAGCGGTGCTCCCCAAGGGATGCGGTATCCACATACAGACCTGTGGCTCCCTATATATAAGAGATTCGGTATCTGCCGCCTACAGACCAGCGGTATCTCTTATATGACACTTATTAAAAAATCGAGACTACGAAAGGAAATAAAGCCATGATGAAAGTAAAATATAATTCTAAAGAAAGAAAAGCCCTGATTGAAAGATTTCATCTTGACCCTAATTTTAAAGTAGAGACCCTCGCTGTTTTAAATATCCCCGTTAGTTTTTGTGGATATGATTCAAAAGGGCGTGAAATGTGGAGAGCAATTGATGGAAAAACTCTTTACATTATGAATTAAAAGGGTTGACAAATAACAATAAACCTGATATAATAAGATTATCAAAAAACAACAACAGTAAAGGAGAAAAACATGAGAAAAGTTATTTATGGTGGCGGTCTTTTTACTTTCAATGATATTGCAAATCTCCCTTTCCCTGAGAAATACGTAGATTTGGTAGAAATCGAGCCTGAGGACGAGGTTAAGTCCAGAGCAAAATATCGTGAAAAGGCTATTAAAGAAGGCCGGCTTCATCCTCGTAAACGTCTGAAAGCTGTAGCATCTAAAGCCTGATAATGAATCAGGGATACTCTTATATAAGAGTATCCCTGATTTTTGCCTGGCGCGCCGCGGGCCCTTTGGTTCCGCGGCGCGCCAAAAATCCATTATACCATACCACTAGCCTTTTTGTCAATAGGAAAATTAAACAAAATATAATTCTTCCTGATCCCGAAATTTGTACAATACTACCTATTGCATTTTTAGTACTTTTCGCTTATAATAATAATTGTCAAGGGGACAAGGTAGGGATAGCACAACAGCAGAAATCGACAGTGTTCCTGAATGATACGGTTTAAAATTTTTAAAAGAAATTTTAAAAACCCCTTGACAAATAATAAAAAAGATGATAGAATATAATCATCAAAGAGATAGAATGGTTTTCTAAAGGTTCGATTCCTTTACTATCATGTGTGCGGTTTTAAACTCGGGCATTCCGCATTTCGGGGTGAAGCAACTGGAGATTAAGTTCACCAAAGTACTTTCGCTACAATCAAAGATGTCCACGGGCGAGGGGTGGAATGCCCCTCAAAAAAATAAAAAAAGGTATTGACATAGTCACCTAAAGATGCTATAATAAATACATAAGGTGAGGGATGGAAGCAAGGGAAAGAAACCCAAGACGCCTAGTTGTCGCAGTAAGTCTTCCTAACAAAGACCCACCACCGCAAGCCGAAGTCCTACTTTGCGGTATATAAATGTGAGGCAACATACGGGGAATGTCTGGAACCCCTAGGCTGGTAGGATGGACATGTTTTTAATCAACAAAAAGAGGTAATTAGTTTATGAGAGACCCACCTGAATAACTTTAATTTAAATTAACACTAAGCGTTGAGGGGGCGCACTTTTATGAGATTTAGAATATAAGCACCCTACCCACAGGGGGCAATGACATAAAGATTTGGGATTAAAGGCGTGGTACACAGCCTCCCCTATGTAAGCGGATTTGGTCATGTTACCATTTCCGCTTCTTTTTTTGCTCGCACCGCGGTCCTCCGGGCCGCGGCGAAAATTCAATTATATCATACCGCCATAAAAAAGTCAATAGTAAATTTGCACAAACTTTCAATTCTCAAGATCCTAAAATTTGTGCAATATTCCGACTTGCGGATTTTAAAAAATTTTTGTATAATATATTTACAAGGTAAGGGAAAGGAAAAAACTTACTGGGCAGGTATTCCGCTTAGGGCATATGAATCAGGTGGAGTGCTTGATAGAAAAAGTTTAAAAAAACTTTCAAAAAAACCTTGACAAAGAAAAAACCTTATGATATAATAAATACATAAGGTAAAGAAAAAACACACAATTAATTAGTAAAGGAGAAAATTATGGCAAACACTATGACTTATGCACAGGCAATCGAAATCGCAGTTAAGGCTCTGGGTGACACTAATCCCGAAGCAGTAGACCGTCTTAACAAGCTGACTGAACAGCTTGCAAAGCGCAGTTCCGGCTCCAAGGGTCTTACCAAGACTCAGAAGCAGAATGAAGTCATCAAAGAGATGATTAAGGACATCCTGTCCGAAGCAGAAAAGCCCATCGGCATGGTCACTCTTATTGCTGACCCTCGCCTGCCTGATGGTATGTCCACTCAGAAGCTGGGTGCGCTTATCCGTCAGATGATTCAGGACGGCGTTGTTGAAAAGAGCAAGGATAAGAAACATGTTGTCTATGCTCTGGTAGCTGAACAGTAAGTTGTGGGGTGGCGACTTCCCCTTAAAAGTCGCTTTTTTGCGTGGCGCGCCAGCGGGCGTTCCTTGCCGCTGGCGCGCCAAAATTCTATTATACCATGCCGCCAGCCTTTTTGTCAAGTGAAAATTGAAATAAAAATAAACAAAATTTGATCCCGAAATTTGTATAAATCTGCCTATTGTGTTTTTTAAGGCTATCGCTTATAATTATACTTGTCAAGAGGAAAACACAGAAAGGAAATAAATATGACACATAGAGAATTTATCAAAGCTACTTTCACTGTCCTTGCGGAAACTGATAACGCTATTTTCTTTGACGCATACGGTGAAAAGGTAGCAGAAATCAATGGTGCTTCTTTTGATTGTTCTTCTGTGGAAGAATTTTATGAGATGGTTGAAATATTCGGTAATGATACTTTTGAAATTTAAAAAAATAGCTTGACATTCTTTTATAAATATGATAATATATAATCAACAAAAGGAAAGGGGATAAAAAAATGAAAACTTTGGTATTCGATATGGATGGTACAATCGCTAACCTGTATGGTGTTAAAGGATGGCTTCAGATGCTTAGGGCGGAAGACCCCACACCGTATGAAAAAGCTGAACCCATGTATGACATGGTGCTTCTTACCGCTATCCTGTGGGTGCTTAAAAATGACGGTTGGAGAATCGCTGTTACATCGTGGCTTGCTAAAGAATCTACCCCCGAATATGACGCTAAAGTCAGACAGGCAAAAAAAAGCTGGCTTGACCGCTACGACTTCCCTTATGATGAAATTCATCTGGTGAAATATGGCACAACCAAAGCGAACTGCACACGTAAACATGGTGGGATTCAAATTTTGATTGATGATAACGAAAAGGTGCGGAACGGTTGGCATCTCGGAGAAACAATTGATGCAAATGAAAATATCATTCCTGTTCTGTCGGGTCTGATTGCTTAAACCACAGAGGGCATAAGCCCTCTTTTTTATTACTCGCCGCGCGGTCGTACGCTTCACACGACCGCGCGGCGAAATTTCTATTATACCACACCCTTGAAATTTTGTCAAGAGGAAAATTATACAAATTTAGTTTCTTCGAAATCCCATATTTTGTGCAATATTCCGGTATTGTGTTTTTTAAAAATTTTTAGTATAATATAATTGTTCCAAGAGAGAGAGGAATTAAAAGAAAATCTCCTCACGTTTTGACAAATTACCACTGGACAGCCACCTTTTATGAAAGAAAAATTAAAAATTTTTATTGACAAATAAAAAATCTTATGATATAATAAATACATAAGATAAAGAAAAGAAAAGAGAGGAGAACAAAAAAATGTTAAGTGTAATTACCGTTATCGTATCCCTTGTTGTACTGTATGGTCTTAGTTGGCTACTTACTTGCGGTTTGATTTATGTCGGCTTTTTAGCTTTCAATTGGGCACACCTTTATGAAATCTTCGCTATCGCACCTGTTCATTTTTCTTTTAAAATCGCTACAGGAATTTGGATAATCTGCTGTATCCTTAGAATAATGTTTGCAAATAATTCTTCAAAATAAAAAAATTCTTGACAAAAAGGAAAAAATAAGATATAATAAATACATAATAAAAAACAACATTCATCAAAAAGGAGAAAAAAATTATGGCAAACACTATGACTTACGCAACTGCTATTGACTTTGCAATCAAGGCTCTGGGCGATACCAATCCCGAAGCTGTTGACCGCCTTACCGCTCTCAAAGCTCAGCTTGCGAAACGTGGTTCTGGTTCTAAAAAGGGCATGACCAAAACTCAGAAAGAGAATGAGGTTATCATGGGTCGTATCCTTGCAACTCTGGAAGAGGAAGAGAGGTTTCTCTCTATGGCGGACTTTCGCTCCGAGGGATTGTTTCCTGACCTGTCCACTCAGAAAATGGGTGCGCTTCTGAAAAAACTTGTCGATAATGGCAAGGCTCAGAAAGTCATCTATAAGAAAAAGGCTTTCTATGCTGTCCCTGAACTGGAATTCGTTGCTCCTGATGCTAAAGAGGACAACGACTCCGCAGAGGAAGAGGACGCCTAATTTCCATATAGGAGTTTGCGGTCTCCTTTAACAAAACCGCTCATGTGTCCGTAGCTCAGTTGGTAGAGCATTTGACTTTTAATCAAAGGGTCGAGGGTTCAAGTCCCTTCGGACACACTTGACTGACTATATTTGTCCTCCTTTCTGTGTGTGAGGTCTGGAATATTCCAGACCCCATTTTTGCTTGCGCCGCGGTCCTCCGGGCCGCGGCGAATTTTCCATTATACCATACCGCCAGCTTTTTGTCAAGAGGAAATTTGCACAAATTTTTATTTTTTAAAATCCCAAAATTTGTGCATATTTTTTAAAAATTTTCCTTGCTTTTCCGCTTGCTATCCCTTATAATAATACTTGTAAGGAACAAGGAAACCCAATAAACAAAAGTAAAGGAGAATGGTTGGGGAAATGGATAGAAGAATTAAATATCTTATGGGTCTTGACACTGAAACTTGCAATGGTCTGATGATTGACGAAAAATTAGACTTGTCTCAGTCTATTGTTTATGATATTGGATGGGTTGTTACGGACAAAAGGGGAAACATCTACAAAACAAGGTCTTTTTTAATCTATGAAGTTTTCGTAGCCATGAAAGACGTTATGAAATCCGCTTATTATGCTAATAAAATCCCTACTTATTGGGAACAGGTAAAAAGAGGGGAGCGGAAACTGGTTAGATTCCAGACTATGTATAACACTTTTTGGGAAGATTTAAAAGAATATGGAGTATCCGCAATTTTCGCACATAATGCACGTTTTGATTGGAAAGCATTGACCAATACAATTAGATGGGTAACAAAATCAAAAAAGCGTTTCTTTTTCCCTTATAAAATAGAAATTTGGGATACTTTGAAAATGGCAAGGCAGACAATTGGAAAACAGAAAAGCTATAGACGCTATTGCGAAAGAAACGGATACATGACAAATCATAAAACCCCACAGGTTAGATTGACTGCTGAAATCCTTTATAGGTATATCTCGGGTAATAATAATTTTGATGAATCACACACAGGGCTTGAGGATGTCTTAATTGAAACAAAAATCCTTGTTCATTGTTTTAGACAACATAAGCCGATGGAGTACCGGCTTTTCGCTTCTTGACAAATAAAAAATTTTTTGTTAAAATATTTTTAGAAAATAAAGAAAGGGGTACAATATGAAATATAATTTTAATGGGAAAGAAATCAATATTCCCGATAAAGATATTTCCAATTTAATGGCAAGCCTTGATATATCCAAAGATGAAGCCATTGACACATGGTTAGATGACCACGACTATATTGATAACGCCGAAGCGGAAGAAATGACAAAAAAAGCCAAACAGCTTAGACGTTACGAAAAAAGCGACAATGAACGCAAAAAAACCGTTAGGGAGCGGAAAGTTGACACAGAAAAAGGCGGTCTGTTAACTGCTATTAAAACAGCGGTTGAAGCGTTCGGGGGTGCGGTATCCAGTGTAAAAAATGAAGCGGAATTTAGCTTCACTTTTAACGGTAATTCGTATACAGTTAAACTTGTCAAACATCGTCCCCCGAAAAAATAAGGGTTAAAATTCAGGAAACTGAAATTCAGTTTCCTGAATTTTTTTATGCAGAAATATGAATTTCAAATATATGGACGGCGCGCGCTGATACGCTTCACTTCAGCGCGCGCCGAATTTTCAATTATATCACACATAAGCCTTTTTGTCAAGCAAAATTTTAAACAAATTTACGATAAAAAATTTCCCAATATTCGTGCTTGCAAAATAAAAAAATTTCTGCTATAATATAATTACAAAATGAGAGAGGGAGAGAGCCGAAAGTCAAGGCGGTTAGCACAGCCCCAAAAAGTACCTTTGCCGATAGTGCCATGGAACATCCGCAAAGCGAAACCTAAAAAAATTACTAAAAAAGGCTTGACACGGAATAACCACTGTGATATACTTATTACAATGAAACAAAGCAAGAGACAGAAAGGAAATGAAATGCTTTTTAGTAGTTGAGCGGAGCCCCGTCCGCTATGACATAAATACGGGCAGGGGTAAACGGGAGCGGATTGACGTCACCGCTTCTTACTCCCCGAACAAAACAAAAAAATAAAAAAAGTTATTGACAAACGAAAAAATTTTTGATATAATAATTACATAAGATAAAGAAAAACAATTATTTAAGAAAGGAAGTATATTATGTCCAATACTATGACTTATGCAGAGGCTCTTAACATTGCACTCAACGCCATCGGTGATTCTAACGCAGAGGCAACCGACCGCCTGAACAAGCTGATTGAGCAGTTGGCGAAGCGTGGCTCCAAAAAGGGCATGACCAAGACTCAGAAAGAGAATGAGGTTATCATGGATACCATCATGGAGATTCTGGAGTCTGCGGACGGTTTTATCTCTATGTCAACTCTGATTGCAGATGACCTGCTTCCCGAGGGTCTGTCCACTCAGAAGGTTGGGGCACTGCTCAAGAAGCTGATTGATGCCGGTAAGGCTCAGAAGGTCATCCACAAGAAGAAGGCTATGTACGCAGTCGTGGGGGTTGACTTCGTTGACCCTGATGCGGACGCTTCTTCTGAGGACGCCGACCAGTGACATACACACCCATTGACCATGGCTACCCCAAAAGGGTAGCCATTTTTGGCGCGCGTACAACCCACGCGCGCCATTTTTTTTGTCAATATGTCACTTTTAACAAATTTTTCATCCATTTTTTGTATATTTTGCCTATTGTTTTATTCCCATTATTTGATATAATTATACTTGTCAAGAGGAAATACAACAGAAAGGAAATAAAAACATGATTAAATACGAATACATCATTGAAGCACAGCAGTTTCTTGTAGATAATTGGGAAGATGCAGGTAAAAAGGTTATCGAAACCTGCTTCCGCATGACACCTTTTAATGATTCTTTTGATAATTTTCTTAGCCATTGCACAGCTTGCGGTGGTAACTGGGGTGGGATGCTTCTTACAGGAATTAAAAAACTTTACCCTAAAGTTTGGGAAATTATCCCTGACGATATGGGTATTAATGTTTGGCCTTGTCTCCTGTACACTTTGCTTCTTTTGGGGGTAGATACTACAAATTAACTATTGACAAAAAATAAAAAATTTGATAAAATAATAATATCCAAAAGGAAAGGAAATAAAAAAATGAAAAATGTAGCGTGTATGTGCTGTCTCTGTAAAGATTGTATTAACCGTAAAGAGGGTTGCTGTGATTGTGATATTTGCGAAAGAGGTGATATGACTGTTTTTGCTTGTAATCATTTTAAAGATAAAAAAGAGGATAAAGAATGAATGTTGGTGGACTTTACTTACTGTGCGGAGTTTTGATTGCTGTTTTCATGATTTACGGAAACGGAGATAATGGCAGTGGCTTTGCTTTTTAAACAAACGCGCCAGCTTATAGAACAATTAAATCTATGGCTGGCGCGGCTACAATCCAGCCGTGCCATTTTTCATGTCAATATATATGTTTAACAAATTTTCATTTGATTTTTTATGCAACTTGTATATTGTATTTTTCCTATAATCTGATATAATAATATCATCAACAGGAAGGGAGAATAAAAAAATGTACACAGAACATGATATTAAATGTTGGTTTCTTTATATAATGGACAAATATCAGAATTGTCCATTTAATGAAGCCTTAAAAGCTGTTCAAGACACTATGTTTAATGAAGACTGGGGAAAAGAAGAAACTTTAAATTATTTTGTTCATTATATTAAAAAGGAAGGATAAAAATGGATAATAAAGCACTTCTTAATTTTATCAATGAAGCATGCAAACAGGATGATTCAGATAGTATTGATGAAAGCATTGCGGAGCTGACTTCCGCCATTCATACTCTTGAAAAAGAAAAAGAAAAAAGAGAAAAGAAAAGACGTGCTATATTAATTGATAATTTTAGAAAAGCATATTGTACACTTCTTGATAATGATATAACTCTTAGCTATCTTTTCAGCGGAAATTTAATCAGAAACAGTGATATTAAATATGCTGATACTGTTAATCTTGATATTAATGATTTTGATTGTTTTGAATTTCATTAAAGGGGGTAAATATGAAATTTCCTATTTCCATCGGTTTTGAATGTCCTATGTGTGGCGAATATCACATGCTTACTGTTGAAATGAAACAGTATCTTGAATATCAGTCTGGTGCACTTGTACAGGATGCTTTTCCGCACATGTCACCTACTGACCGCGAGCGTTTTATGTCTGGTCTGTGTCCTGATTGTCAGAAGAAAATCTTTGTAGAGTTTTAAAGCGGTCGCCCTGTCTGGATTAATTTCTGGTCGGGGCGCTGACCATTGTGTCAGCGCCCAAAAATATGTCAATAGACACTTTCAACAAAAATTAATCCGCATTTTTATACAACATTACCTATTGTATTTTCCCAATATTCTGCTATAATAATAATTGTCAAGAGGAAAACACAGAAAGGAAAAAAATTATGACAAAACTTCAAAAAACCAGAGTCAAACTTCTTCACAATATGAATGATTATATTCTTCAGCTTGGAGATGAAACGCTCATTGGAGCATGGTTTATTACAGGAATTCCTGATTGCCCCGATGAAGAAGATTTTGAATTCTTTGCAACAGATGATGACGAATGGGTTTATATTTGCAAACTGTTTGGCAGACTTACAATTAATAGGGGGTTGTAATTATGACTATCACAATGAATGATGTTAAAGAATTTGTAGAAAAGATGCTTGCTAATGCAAAAGATGCTACAACTTTTGAATCTGTTTTAAACTTCCGTGCGCATGCTTTTGGTGTTATCATGTTTGCACAAAAATTTATTCCCTATGAAGATTTAGAAAAATATTGGGAAGATACAGAAAATGGAATGTGGTTTAAGTTTAATGATATTGCAAAGGGGAAAAACAGATGATTGAAGTATTCTATGTTCTTCTACGAGTTTACCTTTGTTGGTGGACGTTCTGGAAAATACTTGATTTTATAACAAGGGAGTAAAAAAATGCTTTATTGTAACACTTATGAAGAAGCAAAAAAAACACTTATCCATATTCTTTCTGACCCAGAAGATACAGAGTTAGAAAAAGACACTTCTATGTACTGTAAAATTTGGATGATAGAAGATAAATACGTTATAGATACATGGATAGACGATGAATAACATTTAAATTTAAACAGGCGGAAACGCCTGTTTTTTTATACCTACATACTGTTAAATATTTAACAATCGCCGGCGCGCGGTCTCTGACCCGCGCCGAATTATACCACAAAATTCCCCCGTTGTCAAATTTTTTTTCAAAAAAATTTGCACAAATTTTTCCCTCAAATTCCCGAAATTTTTGTGCATGTTGCACAATTTCACACACTAAAGCATTAACGCGTTGCCATGGTAAAGTGCTAACGCGTCACCGCGGTGAAGTGATAAAGAGGTGACTTTTCAGGGGAGGGGAATCTCTCTCTTTATGGTAATCAGGTTCAGACCGAGAGCCTTATGGAACCCTAGCCGCGACCGAGGTTGACTTTTATAAAAAATTATAATATAATATAAAAAAAAGGCTCACCGAAGTGAGCCTCGTTTAATGAGAAATCGTATTTGATTTCTTATAAATTTTTTATTATAATTATAATGGGGGAGAATTTTTTTTATAAAAAAAATTCTCCCCGTTAATATTCGTTGAATGTATTTCAATAAGGGATAAGAGGTAGGTTGGTCGGCCACCACACTTCCCCAATTTACTACTATTTTACATCAATTTTACATAATTTTTATAAATTTATACATTATTAAAAAATAATCTATTTATTTATTTAATTAGCAATTTGTAAAAAAGCATTTAATTTATATTCTTGAATCCTAACCAAAACAAATCCTGTTTCTATCCTAAATTGTCTTAAAACATCAGGAAATAAACTTAACCCAAATCTTTCCTTCCTCAATAAATACTCCTCTTTTGTCATATCACTATTCTTAAATGCTTCCTCTAAAAGCATATTCTCTATAATCTTATCAGTCTATTTTCCACAAACAGATTTAACAATATGATAAAATCTTTCTTTCTCTTCCTCAGTTAATCTCCTATAATGATTAAAATCATCTAACTTTATCGCAAAAATATATCTTCTACTTCCACATCTTCCAACTGCCTCTTTTTCATTTTCTCCATATGTCCCAAAAAAATAAGCATTCATCTTTCCCATTCTCCTCTAAACTTGTCTCTACGATAAATTTCCATAATAATCACTATCTCTTCTCAATTTTCGTGCCATACCTGCCACAGAAGAAAGTCCTTCATTAGATATTTTTATTTCATGTAAAAATACCTACTAATCATTTGGAGCATCTTTTTTATAACAAGCATCATATATCTATTTTATAAAAACTCCTCCATAAACTTCCTCAAAATCACAAAATTTTCTTAATTCTTCTAACTTTCGTTTTTTCTGGTTTCTAAAAGTCTTATATTTTACTCCCATCCAATCTGAAAGCTCTTTAGTTGATACTTTACCTACTCGTAACTATTGCATTTTTATAATCCTTTCTTTCCATAAAAAGTTGCCCAATTTTGTCATCTCCAATATATATAAGGGATGACATTTTTGGGCAACTTTACATATTTACTTAAAATAAAATTACTATTACCAAATATATATAAAAATGCGGAAGGGCAACTTTTCAAAAGTTGCCCAAAATATTGAATTTATTAAAACATAAAACTTTTGCCTTTTTTCACTGGGAAATATATATATTAGCGATAAAAAAAATTAAAAAAAGTTACATAAAGTAAATTATATAAAGCACCATTTTTTTAACAAAAATTTTTAACAATTACTTCATTAAAGTAAATTACATATAGCACCAAAATTTTAACACAATTTTTTAACAATCAAGTAAAAATGCCACCTCAAAATACACCTTCTATTATTATAATAGTTGGATTTTGGGATAGCATTTTTACATCAATCAAGTAAATTTCATAACCAAAAATGCAAAAAGGTTCTCCCATGAGGGATCCACACCTTAATCAAGAAACATCCTACCCCTATTTTCAGGGAACCTATCCCCCATAAAATTATATGGGCCTCCTATTCAAATCCGCACCAACAACAGGAATCATAAAAACTTCAACCTTCTTACCCTTCTCAAGAGCATACTTATAAGTATAATAAGTACCCCCACTTTTTACACCATCCCATACAACTAAAAGCACATCACAATCATCCACGATGCGGCGGTCCCTGGTTGTGTAGGATTGAGGTACATATTTATCAAACTCATATCTAACTTCTTCCGCATTTTCTATAGCATATTTTTCAAAATCACTCATACGATGCGGAAAAGGAAAATAACATTTTAATCCTACCCCTTTTTTAATTGCAACTCTTGCGGCAATCTGATCAACTCCTTGTGCCATTCCGCTAATCACTCCTACTTCTCCGCAGTTACTTCTATATTTATCTATTTTTTCTGCTATCCATCTTTCTACTACTGGCCAATTTCTGCCTAATCTTTCTGGTCTATGTCCTGTGATTCCTACTAACATTTCCTATACCCCTATAAAAATTTATCTTCAACAATATCGCGGAAATCTTTCCGTAATAATCTACTACAAACACCATTTACATTTATATATATTAACCTATTTCTGCAAAATCTACCTCTATTATATCCACAAGCAGTACACTAACAACGAATTACCATTTTTTCTCCCTTCTTTTATCTTTTTACAAATCATTTATTCTGCTCGAAGAGCAGAATAAATGATTTTTTCAGAATAGCGCTTGCGCTATTCTGATTTTCAACCGTTTAAAAACAAACGGCCGCACTTATTTTCTCTTTCTCTTGTCTCTTTTATATTATATCAAAAATTCTCTAACAAATCAAGTTTGAAATTTTAAAAAATTTATATTATAATATTATTAATAAATAAGAAGAAAGGAAAAATATATGAACAACAAAACAATAGCCGCATTTAAAATAGCATCTGATTATTTGGAAAGCAAGGGCATCTCCCATGATTCTCTTTCTCTTGAAAAGCGGATTGCTGAATGGGATAATAAAAATTTCAACTTTTCTCCCAAGCAATTAGCTAGTTTTGCTCTTGCAAATCCTCCCGAAGAGATGGCTTATTCGGATTCCTCTATTCGAGAAATTGTTGACATTATTTTTCATTCAGTAAATTATTTAAATAACTAAAATGCGGTCGTAGCTTCAATCTCGACATAACCTACCACCCGCAGAAAGGAATATACAATGGGAAAGGATATTCATGTAGCTATTGTTATAAGAAATACTCAAACAGGACATTATGATAAAGTAGAAATTTTCAATAAAAAGAAAGATAAATATATTTCTATTCCTCCTTACGATGTTCGCAATTATGAATTATTTAGTCTTTTAGAAGAAGATGTCCCTTCTAACGGACTTCACACTGCTTTTCTTGAACCTTCTCTTGTTAAAGAAATACTTGAAAAAAAAGATACTATAGGATATTTTGGTTTTAAAGAAGTTAATCTTGCTGATTTAAAAAATTATTTAATATGTAACCCTACTATTATTGATTATGAAAAGGATGAAGAATGTAATAAAACTAACCCCATTAAGTTTTTTATCGAACGAATAGAATATTACATTGAATTTGCGGGATATGAATATTATTATCCTTCTGATGTATATATTCTTTATTGGTTTGATAATTGATGCGGGAAGCACCTTTAATCCTGACATAACCTAGCCCCCGTAAGAAAGGAGTAGATATGTCAATTTTTGTAACAGGTGACACTCATGGCGCACGGATTGGACATTCAATTACAGATGGTTTTATTCCTCGGTTCAATACATCTAATTTTCCTCTTCAAAAAGAATTAACAAAAGAAGATTATGTAATTATATGCGGAGACTTTGGTGGCATCTGGGATACAAGTACAACCGCCTTCAAAGAGTCGTCCGCAGAAAAATGGGCATTAGATTGGCTTGAATCTAAGTCTTTTACTACTCTTGTTGTTCTTGGTAATCATGAAAATTATGACAGGATAATAGGTATTAAAGACGAAAAACTTCTAAATAGCTGGGTTTTTAAAAAAATGCCCCCCGAAGAAAAAGAAAAATTTAAAAAAGGATACCCTCAAAAAGAATGGAATGGCGGTCTCGTAAGGGTCCTCCGCCCTTCAGTTTTAGTTCTTGAATCTGGTATCTTTACTATTGATAATAAAAAAATTCTTATTTATAATGGCGCACCATGCCACGATATTTCAGATGGTATTCTTAATCCCGCAGATTTTAATGACAATGATGAATTTAAAAAAGCCTATAATAAAAAATGCTTTTCTCATCAAATGTTTCGGATAAAAGGAATTTCATGGTGGGAGCAAGAAGAGCCTACAAAAGAAATAGAAGAAAAGGTTTGGAATGACCTTGAAAAAGTCAATTATAAGGTAGATTACATCTTTACTCATGACTGTTCTTCTTCTATTAAATCTTTTATGGGTTACTCTTGGTATGATAATACTCCAATTCATAAATTTTTACAAAAAATAGAAGATAATGTAACATTTAAACATTGGTTTTTTGGTCACTATCATGGAAGTAAAGATTTTCCTGGCGGACGGCACCATCTTTTATATAATGATATAATTCAAATAATGTAATAAGAAAGGAATTTAAGTGAAAACACTTATTGTAATAGATATGCAGAATGATTTTATAATGGGTAATCTTGGGACACCTGAAGCCCGCGATATTGTACCTAAAATAAAAGCTAAAATTAAAGAAAAATATAATCTATCGACAGACCAAATCGTTTTTACACAAGATAGTCATTCCCTCCACGGATGGGATAACCCAGAAAAAATCGAAATGAAAAATGTTCCGCCTCATTGTATTGAAGGAACACCTGGATGGTGTATTATAGATGAACTTTTTCCTTTTGCTAATAAAATAATAGCAAAAAATAATTTTGGTTATCTTAACTGGGAAACTTTTTTTATAGATGATAGTCCTACTTCTATTGAAATAGTTGGAGTATGTACAGATATTTGTGTTATTTCTAATGCTCTTGCGCTTAGAGCAGCATATCCCAATGTTCCTATTGTAGTAGATGCTTCTTGTTGTGCAGGAACTACACCAGAAAAACATAAAATGGCTCTTGAAATAATGAAATCTTGTTGCATTGACGTTATTAATGAATAAATTAATTTATAAGGAGAAAAATTTTTATGGCAAGATATGATGATGAATATCCTACAAATCCAAATGTTCGTCAGAAAGATTTAGTTTTGGCGAATAATGAATATGTATATGTTCAAAATCGAACAAATGGACAAATTAAAACATATACAGGCCCCATTATGATTACTATTTCTCAGCAGGAATCTCTTGTAATTTTTAATCCAAGAACAAAAAGATTTGAAGAAACTTCTGATTTTGAGCAGGCGAGACAGCTTTTTACATCTGCTCCTGAAAACTGGTATATTATTCTTAAAAATCCTGCGGTAAATGGTGAACACCCAGAAGAGAGTAAACCCTCTGTAAATCCAGCTTTTAACATTGGCCGCAAAGTAATGATTAATGGTCCTGCTTCTTTCTCTCTGTTTCCTGGACAGATGGCAAAAGTTGTTCAAGGACATAGATTGCGCAGTAACCAATATCTAATGGCAAGAGTATATGATGCGGATGCCGCAACAAAAGGTATTGATACTGCTACTATTGTTAATGCAGAAGGACAAGAAGTAACAAAAGAAGAGATTAAATATCATGCAGGTCAGCTTCTTGTTATTAAAGGTACAGAGGTTTCTTTCTACATTCCCCCTACTGGAATCGAAGTTATTCCTGTGGGCGGAAAAGGTAATAACTATATCAGAGATGCTGTTACTCTTGAAAGACTAGAATACGCTATTTTAAAAGATGAAGATGGTAATAAGCGTTATTGTCATGGTCCCGCAGTGGTTTTCCCTGAACCTACTGAAACTTTTGTAGAAACTCCTAAAGGCGGAAATATCTTTAGAGCATTGGAACTATCTCCAATTAGCGGAATTTATGTAAAAGTTATCGCGCCATATAAAGATGATAAGGGTGTAGAACACTCTACAGGTGAAGAACTCTTTATTACTGGTAATGACCAGATGATTTATTATCCTCGCTCTGAACATGCTATTATTCAGTATGATGGAAAATATATGCATCATGCTATTGCTATTCCTGAAGGAGAAGGTAGATATATTCTTAATCGCCTTACAGGTGAAATTGTTACTATAACTGGACCTAGTATGTATTTACCAGATCCCCGCAAAGAAGTAGTTGTAAAAAGAAAACTATCGCCAAAGGAATGTGAATTAATCTATCCTAATAATGCGGAAGTTCTTGCATATAATCTTGGTTTAACTGAAAAATCTGTAGAAAGAGGAGCAAAAGCATTAAATGCACTTGATACAGCTTATTGTACCACAGATTCGCTTTCTTCTCTTGCTCTTTTTGAAGCAAATGCAAATATTTCGCGCGGAACCTCTTACACCAAACCTAGAACTATTACTCTTGATACTAAGTTTGAAGGTGTTCCTAACGTAGATGTATGGACAGGCTATGCTATTAATATTGTTTCTAAGAGCGGAAAAAGAGAAATTGTTGTAGGGCCTGTTTCCTGTCTACTTGATTATGATGAAACTCTTGAAGCAATTCATCTTTCTACCGGTAAACCAAAAAATACAGATAATTTACTTTCTACCGCATTTTTAAAAATTGAAAATAATAAAGTTACCGATATTATTGAAGTTCAGACTAAGGATTTTGTTAATATTGATATTAAACTTTCTTATGATGTAAACTTCTTAGATGAATACAAAGAAAAATGGTTTTCTGTTGAAAATTATGTTAAACATCTTTGCGATAAATGTAAGAGTACTATCAAGCAGGCAGTAAAAAAATATACTATCGAAGAATTTTATAATAATTCTACTGAAATTATTCGAAATACCATTCTTACAGACGACATTCGTCTCTTTAAAGAAAATGGTATGTATATTACTGATATTGAAGTTTTAAAAGTAACAATTCAAAGTGATATTGCCGTAATTCTTAAACAGCATCAAACTGATATTATTGAAACTACTCTTTCTTTATCTAAAGAAAGAGCAAAATCGAAAATTGATGAAGAATTAGCTGAATATGAACGTAGACAGAATGAACTACTTTATAAAACTAAGCAGGAAAAATTAACACTTAGTACAAACTTCGAACAAGAACAACTTAAATCGGAAAAAGAGTTGGCGGAAGCTAGACGTGTAATGCAAGAAGCAGAAGTGCAAGCAAAGGTTGATATGCAAACATTATTGACTGCTATTGATAATGCTGAAAATGAAAGACTTAAAGAAAAGCATAAGATCAACTTGGATTACGAAATGGCACAGGCATCGCTTGAAGCTCAGCAAGAAGCCGCTTATGCACAGACAGTGAAAGAAATTGTTCAATCTATCAGTCCCGATTTGGTTGCCGCATTAACAACTTCTTCGAATGAACATCTACTTGCGGAAGCTACTAAGAATATGTCTCCTTATGCAATTGCAAATGGAACATCTGTTGCTGATACTATCAATACTCTTGTTCGTGGAACAAGTCTGGAAAAAATTATTGATAAAGTTGCGGATTAATTAATTATTTCAATAAAGTGAAACATTACTTATAATGTTTCACTTTATTTTTTTTAAAAATTTTGTTATAATTTTAAAAGAATCAAAGAGAAAAACAAAATTTTTAAAATAAAAGGAGAAAACTATGACAGAGAAAGAAATTACTGCTTTTTGTGAAGAGATTTGCAATTCTATTGGTTATAATTTTTCTATCCCTGTGAAAATTAACAAAAGACTCACTAAGACTTTAGGCAGAGTTATTTCTTTCTCTTGCGCAGGTAAGGTAACTCCTCAGATTATGGAATTTAGTTATAGATTTCTTGAAACTAAAAATGAGGAAATGATAAAAAATGTAATTAAACACGAGTGCGCGCATTATCTTGTTATTGTAAAAACTTGTGAAAATCATGGTCATGATAAAATTTTTAAAGACATGTGCGCCCGCATTAATTGCCCTCTTGATAAATCTTCTACGGAAGAATCTCTTTATACAGACAATTCTTTTAAATATTTAATTACTTGTAACTCTTGTAAGAAAATTGTTGGCCGTTATCATAGAGCAAGTAAAATTGTTAAAAATCCTAATGAATATACTTGTAAATGCGGCGGAACTCTTACGGTAACACAAAATTGGTAAATTCATTTTAAAAGGAGAATTAAAATGTTTGATATTTTAAAATACAGTTTAAACTGCAACCTAAGAATTAATATTATTCCTTTATCTGATAATAAAATTCAAATTACTATTTATGATGTATACGATAATGTTTGTGCCACTTGTATTATTGATATGAAGGATTATATTGGAAAAGAAGACATCATTCTACAAGAAAAATTTAAGCAATTAACTACAGATATGGCTCATGTAAAAGCTAATTTATTTAATCAAAAATATGCTTCTTTACAAAGAAGGATTTTCGAAGAATTCTGGGAAAATAAATAAAAAAGGACAAAATAAAATAATAAACTTTATTATTTTTTTATATTAAACAAAGAAATGAAAGGAATAACCTAATGGGTTATTCCTTTTTTGTTTATATTTTTTTATTAAAGGAGTTATAATAATGAATATATGGGATTGGTATAATGCAATCAAATATTTCGATGGTTCGCCAACAGTGAATGAAGATGTGGCGAAAATTTTAAAAGAACATGGACATGGCTGTGGGAAGCCCGCAGGATGCACATGCACAATGAGTGCTGTTTTTTATAAAGCAGGAGATATTAATGCAATTGGCGGTTATGCCAATAATAATGTACCACTTGTAAAAAATGCTAAAAAGGCCGGAATTTGGCATGAAGGATCAAAAGGTATCCTACCTGGAGATATTATTGTTTTTGCGAGAAATGGTAAAACAAATCATACAGAAGCTGCTTTAGGTGATAATCTTGATATATCTGGTAATTATACACCTTCTGGGAAAAAGACTGGATGTTATAGACGTAAACGTTCTGCCCACAGTAGTTATATTGCGGGTTATGTAAGACCTAAATTTACAACAGTACCAGAATTTAATGATTTACAAGTAACTATTCTAGCAGCAGAAACTTTTCTTGGAACTTTTGGAACAGGCAATACTAGAACACATTATCTTTCTGTTTTTGGACAAAAAAATTCTGATGCTATTCAGAAAGAAGTAACACGTATTACCAACAATAAGGATTTAATTATTTTCGATCTGGCTGTATATACGATTGCAAAACACGCAGGAAAAGCTGAATATAGAAAAGGAAGACTTGGAAAATACGCTGATGATGTACAGAAGAAAATTAATTCAATTGCTGTTTTAAGCAAGAAAACTAATGATGCTACGGCAGAAGATGTAATTAAAGGTCTTTATGGTAATAATACTGTAAGAGAGTTTCTTCTTAATTTTAATGGCTATAATGCGGATAAGATTCAAAAAATTGTTAATGAAAAATTGAATTCAAAATCGCCCGTTACAATCTCTCAAAGTAATTATCTGATTTATCTTTCTACAAAAGTCAAAGCAATTGATTTACCAAAAACTAAATCAGGAATTATTGTACTTGAACCTGAACTTTATTCATCAAAAGAGGTTCAAGTAATTAGAGAAAGAGGCTATAAGGCCCTTGCATATCTTTCTCTTGGAACTAATGAGAAACCTCGTTCATGGTTTAATAAATATAAAGATCTTAATTTACAGCAATTGGAAGATTGGGAAGATGAATGGTATGTTGATGTAAGAAAATATGCTTGGCGGGATCATCTTATTTCTGAAGCCAAAAGATATAAATAGCAAGGATTTGATGGATGGTGGTTGGATAATCTTGATGTTTATGAGTATAATAAATCTACTGCTATGTATAATGCTTGTTTATCTGTATTAAAATCTATTAAAACTATTGGCGGTTATGTGATGGTTAACGGCGGAATGTAGTTTTTTGAAAAGTTTATGGAGACAGACCCTAAATATAAAGGTCTTGATTCTGTAAATGGCGTTACTCAAGAAGAAGTATATTCACTTATTAAAGATTATAGCGGAAAAGGAAAATTTGGAGAACAAAAGAAAGAAATGCACAATGAATATAAAAATTATATAAAACAACTTACTAAACATCATTTTGAAACTTTCCTTTTTGAATATACTTTAGATGAAAATTTAATAAAACGTATTATAAATTTCTGTACAACTAATAAAATAACAGGTTATTATATTGCAAAGGACGTAAACTTATGAAAAGATTAGAATTAATATTAGCTGTTTCAGATGTGCTATTAGGATTATATGGAGTTCGAGAATAGCGTTAGAATAATTTAATTAAAAAATTTGGTAAAGATAATGCTAAATAGATTCAACAAGAAGTTAATAAGTGTCTTGCTAGTAGTATTGAACATAAATATTTAGCGGTAGCTTGTATAGCAGGACATTACGGAAATAATATTGAACGTATACAAAAATTAGATAGATGGAGAGATAAGGTTCAATCTCAAATTAATTTAATTTATTCAATGCGCGGTAAAACTTTAGAAAAAGTAGCAAAAGATGTAATTAATAATAATTTTGATAAATAGGATGTTAGAGAATTATTATTAAAATTCTGTGGATATGATCCTAAAAAAGTTCAATAGAAAGTAAATGAAATTCTTGATTCTAAATCAAAATAGCCACAAAAAGAAACAAAAGAGTTTTGTATTCATGCAGTACATTTTTTTAAAAAGAATGAAAATGAATATGGAGATTGTACTGCAATATATCAATATGCAAAAGACGGCACAATAGAAAAATGTATTTTAATTGACTGCGCAAAAGATACAGCTAGCAATGTTGTTATCGAAGAATTAAAAAAACAAGGTGTAAAACAAATTGATGTAATATTTATCTCCCATGCGCATGGAGACCATTATGGCGGATTAAGTAAAATTGCAAAAGCTTTTCCTATAAAATGGCTTTATTTACCAGATTGTACAGAATTAGATAAATACCAAAAAGGCTATGGAAATAAATTACGTAGACAAGCAGCAAAAATTTCAAATCACCGTTATTTAAAACCAGGGGATAATTTTGTAATTGGAGATATTAAAGGTAATTGTGCTTATATTGCTCCTGCTAACAAACTTTCAAAACATGATGACCATATTTTTGTAAATAATGAATCTATGGCTACTCGTTTTAATTTAGATGGAATTATTTTTCATTCTGCCGGAGACATGAGTAATCCTGCTAATAATTTAATGGTTCAAGCTATCCCAAATCTTAAAGCGGATATATTTAAATTACAATGGCACGGAGATGGAAATGCAATAAATAATAAATTAATGCAAGCAATTAAACCTAAATATGCTTTTTCTAATTACCATCATAAAGAAGGATCAGGAAGAGGCGGAAGCCGCAAAAAAGTAGAAGCTGTAGGCGGAAAGGTTTATCGTAATTGGGAAAATGGAGATATATTTTTCCATATTAAAAATGGAAAAATTAATGTTACAACCAAAAAATAAAAATAAAGGGAATGTACTTTATAAGGGCATTCCCTTTATTTTTTTTAAAATTTTTTATATAATATATATAAAGATAAGGAAAGAAAGGAATTAAAAAATAAAAATGGATATGTCTTATATAGCTTACATGACAGAACAAGATGATAGAAAACGTCGTCTTAATTCCGCAATTAAAGATTTTATTTCATATACTCGAAAAGGTTACAATATAAACGGGAGAATTCAAGAAACAATTTTAAAGAAACATGGACTTTCTCTTTACAATCTTTCTTCAAAAGAAAAGAATGAAATTAAGAGAGAAGTAGAACGAGTTTTTAATAGTTTTTAATAATTAAAAGGAGAAAAATATGACTTGGATGGTAGCCCCTTCTTATGCAAATGCAACTATCGTTAAAGTAAATGAAGATGAACGGAAAGCCCTTATTAAAGAAACTTGCGATAAATGTGGTGGAACTGGTAACTATGCATGGTTTGGCACATGTTATCGTTGTTCTGGTACAGGATTTCTTGGTAAGTGGGTTAAAGCCTATACCATCGAAGAGTATGAAAAATATATTACAAACCAGGAAAAAGCAAAAGCAAGAAAAGCTGAAAAGAAAGCGGCAGAAAAACGTGAATTAGAAGCTGCAAGTGAAGATAATAAGCGAGCCTATCTTGCGGAAAATGGTTTTGATGTAGAAAATCCTCTGGTTTGGCTTGTTCTTGGTGACACCTATGCTATAAAAGATACTCTTAAAGAAATGGGTTGCCGTTTTAAACCTGAACTTGGCTGGTATGCTTCTCATCCTATTAATGTTCCCGCAGGTTATGATATGACCTCTATTCCTTTTGATGAAGTTTTTAATTGGAAATGTCATATTAAAAAAGCTCTTATTAAAGAAGAAGCAAAAGAAATTGCGGACGCCGCCAAAGAAGCATGTATGCCAAAATCTGCCTCTGAGTATATCGGAGAAGAGAAAGAACGTTTGAGAGGCCTTCATGTTACTCTTGTAGGTTCTCGTACAGTAGAAAGCTATTATGGAACTTCTATTCTGTATACTTTCAAAATGGGTGATAATGTTCTTACATGGTTTTGTTCTGGCGCAGGTCTTGATGAAGATATTGAAAATGGAGACACAATTTTGCTTACTGGTACTGTAAAAAAACATCAGATTTATAATGGTGTAAAGCAGACAGTTCTTAATCGTTGTAAGGCTATTAAAATTTAAATACTAAAAGTCAAAAAGCTATTCTTTATAGAATCTTTTTGACTTTTTTATTTTTTTTTGTTATAATAAAAATATAAAAATATAAGGAGAATATTATAACATGACGTTTGATAAAAATGAAATTCTCGATATGTTTGAAGGTTTCAATTTTTTAAACCCTACTTTTGACGATACAAGAGTAGATGAATTAACTTTATATCTTTTTGACAAGGGATATATTTTTAATTATGATTTCGGAGCAACAAAACTTGTAATTATGCCACGCAATAAAGACTATGTTATAAAAATTCCGTTTCAGGGATATTATGAAGACACTTTTTGTAGTTTTATTGGCGCAAATGATAATTATGAATGGGATTACTGTAATGTAGAAGTAGAACGATATTATGATATTTGTTCTACTTCTTTTAAAGATTGTTTTGCAGAAACTATCTTTATTGGTTATGTTAATGATTATCCTATTTACCTTCAAGAAAAATGTATCCCCTATAATAATTCATATAAAAAAACAAAAGAAAAAAGAAAATTAATGGATTCTTTTTTATATAAAATTAATTGTTGGAATGATTTAAATAGTGATTGGTGTATAGATTTATTAGAATATTATGGGCCAAAAAAGTTTAAAGAATTCCTTGCTTTAATTAAAAAACTTAAATGGGATGATGATTTAACTTATGATAATGTAGGATATAAAAATAACCATCCTATTATTATTGATTTTTCAGGATTCCGAGAATAGAGAGGATAGGATTAGAATGAAATTTTAGATACCATTTTATAGGAATTTTAAATACTTTGATAAAGATAAAATTTAGATTCTTATTAATTATAAACCAGATATAAAAAAATTAGATAATTTTATTAATCAATATAAAGATTATAGAATTATTATAGCTTTTGGAGAGGAAGAAGATAAAAAAGGAGGTTTCATTTTAAATGATTATAAAATTATTCAAGTTCTTCTTCAAAAATATCCAGATGTAGATTTAGTAGTAAGAATGCCTACTTATGACCAAGTTGTAGAAGAAGATTTAAATAAATATAATATTCCTCATTATTATCAATATATTTGCTGTGATTGGGAAGATTTGCTTGGATTTTGTTCTTTAAACATAACAGACATCAGAATTGGCGGAAACTTAGCATTTCTGCTTGAATTTACAAAAGAAATAGCAAAAAAAAATAATATTCAATTGCGATGTATTTGTAATTTTTGTGAACAAAAATGGCAATCAATTCCATCTATAAAAAATTTTTTTATTAGACCAGAAGATATACCCTTATATTCTAATTATATAGATACTTTTGAATTTATGCCATACGATAAAAATACTAATTATAATGTATTATACGAAGTATATAGTATAAAACATAAATGGCTTGGTAAATTAAAAGAAATTATTATCAATTATGAAGGAGAGGAAGATAATAAAACATTAATCCCTGAATTTGGACAATATAGATTACGTTGTCAAAGAAAATGTTTAATAGATAATAATTCTTGTAAAATTTGTGATAGAATTATAGAATTAGGTAAAGTATTAAGTGATAAAAATATAATATTAATTTGAAAATTAAAAAAATTTTTGATATAATATATTTAAATAAAGTTAAGAAAGGAATTTTTATTTTATGGAAAATAGAGTTTTAACAAATTATGCCGTTACTAGGCGTCAAAAAAGAGCGATAGCAAAAGAAAATATGAAGAAAGAAGGAAAAAAGAATTTTTGTAGACATTCTTATACCACTCTTTCTATAAAAGGTCATCCTATGACAACAAGAGAACCAAGTGAATTTGCGAAAAACTGGAGGAATTATATATAATGGCGAAAGGTGCGGAAAGTAAAACTAAACTTTTTTCTGATATTAAAAATTTATATCCTGACGCGTTTTGGGAAGATGAAGGGAAAATTTTACGAGTTCCTATGATGGAAGGTAGTAATATTGTAGAAATTAAAGTTACTTTAACAGCCGCCAAGACTAATATGGGATCCGGAGAAATTAAAGGTGCTTTTGGTACAACTACAACTACACCTTCAGCTTTTAATATACCTTCTGAAAAAACTGCTAATTTAACAGAGATTACAGAAGAAGAGAAACAAAATGTTGCCAATTTAATTGCTGCATTAAATCTATAAGGAGTTATTATGAGCCATATTATGAAATATACTGAATGGGAGTCTAATGGAAATTGGTATTCTGGAGATGTTTCTGATTTGGCTTATGGTAGTAATTATTGGTGGCTTCCCGCCCGTATGCTTAATATTAGTCTAACTGATTATATAATGATACTTAAAAATGATTATCATGCTTTTGATTTTCATTATTTTGAAGATTCTAATTTGCTTTTGTGGAAATGGAATTATAATGATTGTCATAGATTTACGTTATGGATTAATCGGGAAGCCCGCAATAGAAAGTTTATGATTTGTTAAATTAGAAAGGATATTAAAAATGTTAACAGATCAAACCTTACAAGAATTAGGTAAACAATTTGGATTAATGATAGATTGGAGTAATGAAAATATTATTCCTTATTTAAAAGAACTAGCTCAAAGGGTTGTTCAGTATGAAACTTGGCAATCAATAGTTTGGTTAATTATTGGAATTTTAATAATTATATTAGGAATAATTCTTATTATATTAGAATTAAAAAATGTCATTGATGCAGACGGTTTTTTCACTTTTATTGGTCTTATAGGAATAATAATAGGTATTGTTATAATTTGTTGTCAGGTAGATGATATACTTTTATGCAAATATCTTCCTGAAAAAATTCTTTTAAGATACATTAAACGAAACTAATTTGAATTTTTAAAAAATTTTTATTATAATATTATTATAAAGTTAAGGGATAAAAAATATCCCGTTTAGGGGACTAACTCAGTTGGTTAGAGTACCTGTCTTATACACAGTTAGTGCTGGGTTCGAGTCCCAGGTCCCCTACTAATACATAAAATGATGTCATACAATATGTATTATACTTATCAAAGAATATTATCAAGGATTGTGGTAAGTAGAAGAGGGAGAGGTAGTTACTCTTAGACAGATAAAAAGGTATGATAAGTACGCGGGGTATGCTAACGGTAAAGCAGCCGGATTTGATCTGGTGTTTGTAGGTTCGAATCCACCCTCGCAATTAAAGGAGAAAAATATGTCACGCTCTTATAAGAAAAATCCTATTATAACCGATGGACGAACTCCTACAGTAAAAAGAATGAAAAGAATTGCTAATAAAAAAGTTAGACATACAAAAAATCTTCCTAATGGTAAATCTTATAAAAAAGTTTTTGAAACATACGATATACATGATTATATTAGTAGATGGACATGGGAAGAAGCTAAATTAGCATATTTTCATTTTGATCCTAATGGTATTAATTGGCAAGAAGATTATCCTACATTAAAAGATTTTTATAAGTATTGGCGGAAATATTATTTTTCAAAATAAAGGTCAAAATTAATTTGAAATATTTAAAAAATTTTGATATAATATTATCATAAAGAAATGAAAGAGAAATCTTTTATTTGTCCCATTAATTTATCGGCTAAAATGCTAGCCTTCCAAGCTAGATAGGTGGGTTCGATTCCCACATGGGGCTGGCCCTTCTCGGGTTGGGATTAAAAAGAGACGATTGTACCTTATTCAATTCGTAATGTTGAGATAAGGCGTTGTTGATCGTAAACCAATCCAGCGGTATGGTGAACACGCGGCCAATTGCACACGGTAGCTAAAATGAGTGCGGCCTGGTAAGGTGCTAAAATATATCTAGGTAAGGTGGCCATATATCCTAGTTCAAGCAGGCATAATATAACGGTTAATATGTTAGCTCGCCAAGCTAAAAATGTGGGTTCAATTCCCACTGTCTGCTTTAAAATGTTGATAGACAAGCATTAAAAGTCGAAAAGAGAATAAAGTCCGTACGATGGAAAGCAGTGGGGAGACACCACAGAGGGCGGCGGTGTACAACTAAAATAGTTAATTTTTAGAAAACAAATCCGCATAAGCTACCCCAGTTACGAATCGTTGAATCCATTAGGAATTCGTGTGATTGATTGATTGGAGAAAAATGAAAATATAGAATTATTCAAATTATCTCTAATTGAAACTGCACACTCAACATTTTAATTTGAAAATTTAAAAAATTTTTGTTATAATATTTATACAAAATGAGGGAATAAAAATGAAACGAAAACGTAAGCCTACGGGCATTTATAAAAATTTAATAAGCGTCCGTAGCCAAGCGGTATGGCAACAGGCTTTTAACCTGTATATCGTGGGTTCAACTCCCACCGGACGCACGTTATACAGGGTCCATAACACCATATAATGTAAAATCATAACATACTAAGAAAAACTTAGAAAATCAGAGTAATGTCCTGATATGGTAGGTATGTAGCTGTATAAACCTGGATTACTGGTGTTAATGGTTAACATAGCAGACTCTTAATCTGTCAGATTAGGGTTCAAATCCCTAGTGGTCCATATGCCCCTGTCCGCTAATGGTAGGCGAAGTGATTTGTAATCACTCAATCTCAGTTCGAATCTGAGCGGGGGCTTAATGAGAATTTCTCATTTAACCTGTTAACTTGAAAAAATGAAAATTTTTTGATATAATATTTATATCGTAAGAAAAAGAAAACAAACTAAAAAATATCATTTCAGGGGGTCTTTAAATTATGGAAAATAAGAGAGCAGCTGTTATCTACATGGTTGAATATCTTGACGATGTAAATCAGAAGCATATTACATTTGTTAAAGGCTTCTCTGCTGTGAAATTTTTGGAAGATAGATTTGGTTGGATTGGATTTCATTATGAAGTGACAGAAAATTATGTACGTACAGAATATAAGGATTAATTAATCCGTCGTCCCTTCGTCTAGTTCGGTTCAGGACACAAGATTCTCAATCTTGAAACACAGGTTCAAAGCCTGTAGGGATGGTTAAACCGTTATTATGTGATTTTGAGGGTAAACTACCACCGGCATTTTATGATATGTGGCTTTAGTGGGAAACGGTATATAAAGACGCAAAGTAACCCTCATATTTGGCTCTATAGCTCAGTTGGTTAGAGCGAATGGCTGTTAACCATTATGTCGAGAGTTCGAATCTCTCTGGGGCCTCTACATAAATAGCAATGGTGACTTGATTCAATAGTGCGCATAAACATCAAGAGAGTCCACCAAATCACGGCGGTCGGGAGGGTGAGACCATAAGTGACATATCAGGCGGGAGTCATGACCCGTGAATTCAGGCTATAAAAAACAAACTGAGAGCCTAAGAAATGGACGAAGCTGTTTAATGTTTGGCCTTGTCGTATAAAGGTAATTACACTCGGTTGTCGCCCGAGAGACTGGGGTTCAATTCCCCACTAGGTCGTAAGGAAGTTGATTTACCTTCCGCCAATGTAAATCTAAGCTGTTGAGAATATAGCCGTTTTCATCCTTTGAGGAGTGAAGAGATAAGGGTAGGGTAAAGACTTATCGCCCGATGAAGAATAAGTATCTTTGAAAGTTACAAAGGTGAAACTTTTACTGCATCTCCAGTGATTGGGATAAGGGTATGATAGATACCCAAGCGGGGCTAAAGTGTTGGCAAACATCTATCTTATATGCTCCAGTAGCCCAATTGGCAGGAGGCATCTGACTTAGGATCAGAACAGTAAGAGTTCGAATCTCTTCTGGAGTACTAAGGACTCCTTAACCGCGTTTGTCTTCGCTCGGTATATAAAAGCATGGAGATGACAAGGAAAACTGGACTAAGGAAAACCCGTTGTAAGATAAGGTCCGCGCAAACCTGTCAGGGAATACAGCGTTAAGATAAGTTCCCATTTTTATTTGCATTTTAAAAAATTTTTTGTTATAATATATTTATAATAAAAAAGGAGAAATAAATGAAAACTTTAAAATCTTTACAAGAAAGAAAAGAAAATATAAAATATGAATTAAATACCCTTAAAAGAAAAAATAAAGTTCATCTTATGGGTGATGAGTATTTTCGAGTAAGTTTTCTTGAAAGAGCTTTAGATAATGTAAATATAAATATTAATCAATTAAAGCAAAAAGCAATGAACAATTAAATAATGGCTCCTTCTTCTAAAAGGACAGGATATGACCCTTTCAAGGTCAAGATGGAGGGTTCAATTCCCCCAGGGGCTATTTGATACGTATCATCTTCCTCTTTCAGAGCATTATTTTTTGGCTCTTTTAAAATATAAGAGAGATAAAAGGAGACTGCTCTATTATGATGGAACTTACTTTTGTGAGTGTAGGTTCAATTCCTGCATAGAGCATTTACCAAAAATATTAATATAACCTTAGGCAATGATATTAATATAAAGAGGTTGACTTTTTAAGGTTCGGAAAGCTATTGTTTCAAAAGGAAAACAAATGTCTTGGCTCCTAGAACTATCTGAAGGATAAAGATAAGCGGTTTGGTAGACCTTATAGACCAATACGGTAGATGCATATGCCGTATTTGATTTTTAAAAAAATTTTTGTTATAATATTTATAGAAAGTGAAAGACAGCAACAGCAATAAAAGAAAATAATACAAGCATTTAAATTTGGGATTAAATAGGCTATATTTTAAACTGTCTTGATTAATAATGCGGAGTGGACTGGAGAGGTACCAGCGCGGTCTCATACGCCGTATCACGTGGGTTCAAATCCCATCTCCGCTATTAGGCTCAGGCTGCCATATAAGCCCTGTGATGGATTACGAGATTAAGCACTTTCCAATAAATCAAATAAGTCCTTTTGGCGAAATTCCAAAACAAAAACTAGGGAGAATATTAGATGATAGTGCTACACGCTACTCCCCTTTGCATTGTTATAAATATGGGTTTATCCCTTTTTATATTTACTTCCTTTCTGATGATATACATATAAGGAATCTCAGTAGCATAATGGTAATGCGCCTAATAAAAAGGTAAAATGTAGGTTCGATTCCTACCTGAGATCTATGTTGAATTATCAACAAAAGAACATTGACAATTGAATAATTTAGTTATATTTATGAAGCAACTCAGTGATAAACGTCAATTCCATGACGCTGAGGTATTGGCTTTATGAATAACCAGAATAAGAAAGGATACTTTCTTAGGAAAAAAGTTTTTATGCGGTAACGTATAAAACGCCAGGTCTAAAGAAATGGTTTAGTCAATAGCACTGGGATAATCGCTCTTAAAGACACTGTTCCAATCGACTCCATAATATAGGGTTCTTTAACGAGAGCACTAATCCAAGTTAGGTGAAGCGTGGAAAACTTTGCAAACCTTGGAATTTCCATAAGGGGTTAACGCACTTGAAGCGGCGGAAGTCGTGTATAAGATTGGGTCAAGGTACGAGTAGGCTAAATGTGCGTAGACAAAAAAGATGATATTGGTTTGATAATAGGTATCAAAATACAAATCTTCTGAAAGGTAGCTGAAAGTTAGAGGTATACAAAATCCTCTGCAAGATTTGTCTGTCTTAGACAGATGGGGCATATAGCGGTGAGGTCGCTCCTAATCGCTCAGGTATGTCTCCTTGGTGGTTGAATATAAGAGAAGATTATTACCAGCAACCCGAAGGGGTGCTATTCATAGATATAATTAAGTTATTCAATTGTTGACAAGATAAAAAATTTTTAGTATAATATATTTATAGTAAAAGAAAACAAGAGTAAAAAGGAGAAATTTATGGATAAGAAACAGATTGAAGGTTTGATTTTTTATTTTAAAAATGCAACAGATGTAAATGAAGGTATCCGCGAACAGACTATAGATGCCCTAACAGCAATGCTCACTCGTATTGAGGAAGATGAGGCGGTTGCCGCTCGTAAGCGTAAGAGTCCAAATAAGTCAGGTGTTCTTCAGCTCGATCCCGAAACTTTTAAAGTTATTGCAGAATTTGCAACACAGAAGGAAGCCCTTGCCGCAATTGGTCAGGAAGGTAAGTCAGGCGTCGGAGATGCTTTGAATGGAAGAACAAAAACTCATAACGCTTATGGATTTGCCTGGTGCTTTAAGGATGAGTATGATGCATTTATTGCTTCACGTGAACAGTAATTATTATTAAATTATGAGATAGGCTTTTATTATTTTTCCCTATTTTAAAAGAAAAATAATAAATTTTTATCTTTATAACCGTTTAAAGTAGAAACGAAAACGAAAGTTTGCATTTATAAAAAATTTTTGATATAATATATTTATAAGATAAAGGAAATGGCAACGCCTTTAAAAAAATAGATTGCAGGATTCGCCATCCGGTCCGTAAAAGCAAAGCATGGCGTAATGACTACACAAGCCTAAATTGTGGAACCTTCTTCGTGTGAGAGATTTTAAAAATCTTTAGTGTGGGAGAAGTTATATGGTGGCGTGATGGAACTGGTATTCATGACGGACTTAAAATCCGTTGCCGTTAGAGGATTGAGGGTTCGAATCCCTTCGCCACTACGATTCTGTGGCGGAATTGGTATACGCAACAGGCTCAAACCCTGTGGTTGAAAAACATGTGGGTTCAAATCCCACCAGAATTACTGTTGGCTTATGTGGATTTAGGCAAATAATTGCACCAACACCTAATAAAATCAAGAATCCACAGACAAAAGACATATACAGCAATCTCTTACTTTTGTAAGTTTATGGGTTCGAATCCCATCACAAGCATGTTAGCTTATGTAGTCAAATGGTTAAGACAACTGTCATAAAAACAGTCATTTACAATTATATGTCTTGTTGTGCTCAGATAGCTCTAATGGGTAGAGCGGAGGACTGAAGATCCTCGCGTTACTAGTTCAAGTCTAGTTCTGAGCACTTTATCCTGGTGTAGACCGATTTAAGGAGACGGGGTGGACTGTAAATCCATCTGCTTCGGCACCGAGTGGGTTCGATTCCCTCTACCAGGACTAAGCGGGACGCCGCAAAAAGCCTTGAAGCAAAAAGTAAAGGTGTTTAACTTTTGATAAGAAGACATGAAATAGTTTAAAGTAGCGACACAAGAAAACATTCTTATCCATACGCAATATTCTAGTTTAGGGCTAGGCAGACGTGAAAGTTAAACGGTTAATTGAGAAAGGTTATTCAATGAAAGAAAAACGCGTTTCTTCCTTTCCTTTTAACCCTAATCTACTACGATAATTCAGTAGGTTAGAATGCTTCTCTGATAAGGAAGTCGTCAGTGGTTCGAGTCCACTTCGTAGTATTATGGGCTTTGGGACTGCAAGGGGTGGTCACTAGTTTTGCACATTTTGATTTTTTGGACAATGCGAATTAATGATTCTCCAATATTTTTTATATAAATATGAAAAATAAAAGGAGGATATATTTATGTCAAATAAATTAACTTTAGAACAAATTAAAGAAAAGGTTTTTAAAAATACATTAGAAACTTGTGATTATATCAGTGGATATAAAACTGTTGATTCTACAATTAAATTAAAATGTAGAAAACATAATTATGAATTTGAAACAAAATGGGAAAATGTAAAAAGATCTACTAGAGCACATCATGTATGTCCCTTCTGTATTCAAGAAGATAAAGAAAAAATAAAAAAAGATAATTATACAGAAGTAGAATGTGCATATTGTCATAAAAAATTTTTGAAATTAAAATCACGCTTAAAAAATAGTAAATCAGGTTTATATTTTTGTTGTAGAGAACATAAAGACTTGGCTCAAAGATTAGACTCTGGAAAAGAATTTAATATATTAAGACCAGACCATTATGGAAAAATATCAGATAACAAATATCGAGAAAATGCCTTTCAAAGATATGAACATAAATGTGCTATTTGTGGTTATAATGAAGAACCAAAAATTTTACAAGTTCATCATATAGATGAAAATAGACAAAATAATAATATAGATAATTTAATCATTTTATGCCCAAATTGCCATGCAAAAATTACTTATGGAAACTACATTCTTAAAGATAGAAAATTTTTAATAAATTAAAATGAGCAAAACTAAAATTAAGATGGGTTCAATTCCCATAAGGTCCATATATTCTATATCAATATGCACGTGCGATATGGAAGATCCTCAGGTTTGTTAGTTTCCCCGAGAAGAGTGGAAACAATATGATGGGATTACTATAATGTGGAGAAAAATCTGCTGAGGGCAGTAATCATAGCTAGAAGGGTAGGGGCGCTAGCTTATATGCATGATTAGCTCAGCTGGGATGAGCATTTCGTTTACACCGAAAGGGTCATAGGTTCAAATCCTATATCATGCATTTTACCTTAAAAATATATTTTAAAGGAGAGAAAGTATGACTGATATAAGACTAAAACTTTCACCGCCGTGGATTACGGCAATTCATAAATTTTAGGCATTATTTGACGGTGATCCGCAAATTGCCTGTAATGTAAAGACAGATTCAGGAAAAGAACCTATTCTTGCTCTTGCTTGTAATAATGGAGATAAAGTAACTGCTTTACTTCAAATTCTTCCTACTGAAATAATTTTTGGTAATATTCCATTCCATATTATTGTAGATGGTATTCCAAGCAATAGAACTTTTAAAACAAAGAAAGAATTATTTGAAACTGCCTTCTCAGGAAATCCTGCTTTTGCTTATGCAGTATGTCCAGTAGAAGAAGGTGCTACATGGTTTGATGCAACATATGTTGTATTTAAGAATTGCGTTGTTCAATTTTTTAATGATAATCTAAATGATTGTCATGGTGTAATTAGCACTCTTTATGAAGATATTGCAAGAGATATTTTAACTGGAGAAGCTGTTAACGGAGTCTATTTTAACACAGATGTTGAACGTGGTAAACTTGGAAAACCGTTAGGAGAGTGGCCGTAATTAATATAAAAGGAGATTTGTTTTATGCTAAATTTTGATGTTTATGCTATTGAAACAGAAAATGATGAACGTTCTGGAAGTGTAAAAGAACTTTTTACTTCTTTTGATGATGCTATGAATGCAAGATATAATTATGCAAATTGGTTCCGTCCAAAAGGAGACGTTTGGATTAATCTTTATAAAGCAAATTATCCTTTTAAATGTGCTTGTACATGGCATATTGATGAAAAAGGTAAAATTATAAGTGAATATAAATATAAGATATAAAAAAATGCGGTGGCGGAATAAGTAGACGCAGACAATCCCTGCCAGATGGATGGATAAAGCGCGCAGGTCGTGGGAGCAAAACAACCATATATAAGGTGCAAATCCTTATCCGTATTTAAAAATTTTTTGATTTTTTAAAAAAATTATTATATAATATATTTATAAGATGAAAGAAAGACAGAAACAGCAATTTGTTTTTAATTTTTGCATTGGACTGTTAATCTAATTTAAGCAATTTTTAATCTGTCTTGGTATGGCTCGGTGGTCAAACGGTTTAAGACGCTGGTCTCTAAAACCAGAAATCGGAGTTCGATTCTCCGGCGGGCTATCCCAATTTGCGGATGTGGCAGAGAGGTTTAATGCGGCAGCCTGCTAAGTTGTTGACCCTACATTGTGGTCCGGTGGTTCGAATCCACTCGTCCGCGCTAAGGCTTATACGGCAATTTTATTTTTAATGGGTTTAGTAAGAAAATCTTATACAAGAATCGGCACCTGGAGAGCCGCGTAATTAAAGCCGTATCTCATGTAAAGTTTTCTTTTATTTTGAAAGTTTTCTATTTCTTCCTTAATAAGGGTGGCTTCCTGAAAGATAAGTAAAAATGAAAACTTTTTAAGCCTTGATATGGCGCGGACCCGGCTAGATGAGGAAGCGGTCTTGACTCAATCATTTTCCCTATTAAGGAGATGATTAAATGTTAAACGAAACTCAATTAAAAGGTTTAACCACTGAATTACAATGTCAATTATATTTTACGCAATTAGGTTATAATGTATCAATTCCCCTAGCACAGGATTGTCGATATGATATGATTTTAGATATAGATTCTAAATTATATAAAATTCAAATTAAAACTAGTAGACCTAATGAAAGTGGTACAGGGGGATTAATTTTTAACACCGTTTCTTCAAGAATGAATCATTCTGATGGAAATATAAAAGTAAAATATAAAGCAGAAGATGTAGATTTTTTTGGAACTTATTTTAAAGGAATTGTTTATTTAATTCCTATCGAATTATGTCAAAGTTCTGAAAAAAAATTAGTAGAAAAACGAAGCACTAGTAATCAAATTGTAGATTTTTTAGATGACTACGAAGCAAATAAAGTTATTGATAGAATTATTAATAATAAACCTTTATCTTTACGAGAAAAAAGAAAATTTGTAGAACAATATACTTTAGAAGGAGAATATGTTAATTCTTTTAATAGTTATATGGAAGCTGCCCGTTCTTTAGGTATTACTTCCACTACAGGTTCAACTCATATAGGAGAAGTAGTTAGAGGTTTACGAAAGAGTGCTTACGGATTTAAATGGAAAAAAGTTGAGAAATAAGATTGAGCCAAAACCGCTGTGCGTAACTGCATTGGGGGGTGCGAGTCCCTCTCGCGTCGCTAATTGTTAAATGTTTCGTTAATCAAGTTTCAAAGGAGTTTATCATGTGTAGAACTTTAGCAGAAAAAAGACACAATAGCGTAACAAAAGCAATTAGAAAAAGAAATATTTCAGAACAGGTTTACCATTTCTCATGGTATAATAACTTGCATCAATATAGTAAAAATAAAGTTCATTGCTCTTGTCCTCTTTGTAGCGGAAAAACTAAAAAGCATAGACCTACTTTTGGTGCAGAAAAAGGTAGACGATGTGGTAAACATTGGTATCATTCAGATGTAAAACGTCTTGTTGCAATGGCAGAAAGGGAAAGAGAATATGAGTTAGCAATCGGTAATGCAAGTTAATTAGTAGGAAACTAATTTTTCAGTTGTTTTAAACAAAGAATATCTTGAAGCTGTTAATAATGGATTTAAAGGAACATTTGATGAATATTGCGCTTATAGAGATTATATAAAAGCGTAATAAAAAAGACACATACAGCAATTTATACTATAAAGTATATGTTATGGGTTCAAGTCCCATTTTTATCGCCAGAATAGATAAAATAGATCAACAGGTAGATCAATACTCGTAGAGTGTCTTGTTTATTAAAGTGTATCTCCACTTTGGTCAAAAAAAGAGATATTATTGATAGAAATCAATCGAGTTCAAATGGCGTTAACTGAATAGGAAGGTTATAGAGTAATTATCTATGTAAAACGACATGATTCCCGTTAGGCAATGCGTTAATCGGTGAGAAGATTTTAAAGCCTAAGTACGATAGTAAAAAAACGCATAGGGTAGCAACCTGGCTGACAACCAAATAGCTATAATATTGGGGTGTAATTCAGTTGGCTAGAATGCGTGATTTGGGATCACGATGCCGTGAGTTCGAGTCTCACCACTCCAGCTGTGACTATAGGACAATTGGTAGTCCAGCGGTTTGTGATACCGCCTGTTGCGAGTTCAAATCTCGTTAGTCACCGTTTGTTTTAATTATTTAATTATTTTTTAAGAGAGGTAAAAAAATGAAATATTGGAGTGAATCTTTAAAGAAACTTTTTGATACAGAAAAGGCTCTTATAGAAGCAGAAAAAGCAGTAGAGCGTAAAAATTTAGAAGCGGAAGCTAGAGAGAAGGAAAAGGCTAAGGATAAGGCCGAAGTTACAAAGAAGATAGATGAAGTTACTGAACTTATTAGCAAATATATTATGAAGTATGGTGATTTTTCTATTTTTTCTTATTATCCAGATACACCTAAAAGAATTCCTGGAGAAAAGGCGGAAACTCTTAGAAGCAAAGAACAAAAAGAAAATATAGAAGAATTTATGAAAATTTTGAATAGTTTTCTTTAATTTTATTAATAAAAAATTTTAGGCACGGGTAGCGAAGTCAGGATAACGCGCCGGTCTGCAACACCGTATTTCATGGGTTCAAATCCCATCCCGTGCTTATTTGAAAAAAATAAAATTTTTTATTATAATATTTATAGAAAATGAAAAAAGAGGCACACAGCAAATAAAAATTTTTAACAAAATTAATCTAATGGATAAGATGCAAAACTTCTACTTTTGAAATATGGGTTCGAGTCCCATAACTTGTTAATGATGTCTCTTGTATATAGGGCTGTCGCCAAGCGGTAAGGCACAGGACTTTGTTAAATCGAACTCTATATAAAAAAATGCAAGAAAATACAAAAAAAGGCTTACTTACAGAGTTACAGTGTGAATTAGATTTTAGTAAAATGGGTTTTATAGTTTCAAAACCAATTACATCAGATAGTAGATATGATTATATTGTTGATATAAATGGTAAATTACTAAGAATTCAATGTAAAACTGGAGCAGCTTACGACGAAGAAGAAAGTGCATTTTCATTTTTATGTTGTTCAACTAATTGGAATAGTAAAACTGTTCATAGTTATACTAAAAATGAAATTGATTATTATTATATTGTTTTTAAAGATAAAAGTTATTTATTTCCTGTTGAATTAGGAAATAAAAAAACTAAGATACTTCGATTAAAAACAAAAAATAAAGGTAATCAATGTACAATTACTTGGGCAAAAGATTATGAGTTTGAAAAAATAATAAAGGAGATTACAGAGTAAGATTTGACAAACTCCTGCATTCGTGGGTTCAAATCCCGCCAGCCCTGTTAATTATTTAAAAAAAGAAAAAAGAAAGGAAGAATCAAATTATGATTTATGCAGTAATTGCTTGTGAACAGATGTATGGCGGACTTCATGGAATGGTCTCTTATTTTGTTGCAGAAGGAACAGAAGAAGAGGTAGAAGAACAGGCTATTGATGAATCTTATTCTATCATGGAAGAATATTCTTCTATCATGGATGATTTAGAAGCGGCTGCCGCAAATGAAATAGGTTGGGATGAAGATGAATTAGATGAGTACATGGAAGATGCTACTTCAGGAGCAGATGATGAATATACACGCGCTCTTGATGAACAAATGGCAGAAAATCTTCAGTATGAGATTTATCCTATTGTAAAAGAAACTAATCTTTCTCTTGAACAACTTGATAATCTTTTTAATCGTAATCCTGAAGAATTCATTCGTGAATATTGTAATCTTCCTGGATTTTCTAACGGGTATCGTTAAAAGCTAAGGGGCGTGGCTCAATGGTACAGCAGCGGTCTCCAAAACCGTGATTATGAAGGTTCGAATCCTTCCGCTCCTGTTTAGTACAAAAGTTAATTAATGTATTGTATTAACATTTATCAAAAAAGTTGTCCAGGGTGTGTATTCATTAGTGTGATACGTCGGGTTGGGGCGGAGTAGCTAACCGCAAACAGACAAAAAATATGATAAATGCTCGCGCTGTAGTGTAATGGTAGCATACCTCCGTGCATGAGGTGGAGATTTACGTTCGATTCGTAATGGCGCAATCAGGTTTGGCTGTAATAAAAGATGCGAGTAGTTTCCTGCGGTACTTTCCAAACAAAAACGGTGAGAGAGATGATTTGGTTCCATGAATAAACATGGGTTAAGGTAACGCCAAATCTTGTGGCTATATTTCTTCTGGATCCGATTAATATAGCGAAGTTACCTAATAATAAATATAGATTAAGGTAACACAACTGTATTAATTTTGGATCTGATTGATATAGCGAAGTTACCTAATTTATCCCATTAGGCTAATGGATAGACCGTTAGGTTACGGCCCTAAAGATATGAGTTCGATTCTTATATGGGATATTTAATATGCTCCTATAGTTTAAAGGATAGAATACGGGACTTCTAATCCCATGATGCGGGTTCGATTCCCCCTGGGAGTATTAATGAATGAGAAAGGAGAGCAATATGAGAGACCCTAAACAGGCATTAATGGAACATTATAATAAAATTTCTAAAGATTATCCCGATTATAATTTTTTAGGAATTTTTCTTTATGGTTCTCAAAACTACGGTCTTGCAACAGAAGATTCAGATGTTGATAGTATTGCTATCCTTATTCCAAGTGTAGAAGATATTATTCTCAGAAAACCCATTTGCAAAGAAATTCTCTTTGAGAATGGTGAACATTGTAACGTAAAAGATATTCGAGAAGTTGTTAAAGAATGGAAAAAACAGAGCCTTCAGGCTCTTGAAATTCTTTTTACAGATTATTTTATAGTAAAATCTGAATATATTTCTTATTGGAACAATTTTCTTAATATTAGAAATGATATTGCTCATTATGATGTAGAAAGAACTTTTAAATCTATTTCAGGACAAGCGAAACAGACTTATCTCCGTAGTCCTGAAGATAAAAAACAAATCGCCAATGCTTATAGATTATATTATTTTTTAAGGTCTTATTTGATGGGCTGTTCTTATAAAACTTGTCTTACATCAAGTAGTATTGTAACACTAGGAGTTAAAACGGGAGAAATTCCCCTTGATAGTTCTCTCAGTGAAGATATTGTAGATATTGTTTTTAATCGTTTTCCAAAACTTAAAGATACCTCTTGGAAAGTTAAAAGTGTTCCTGAAGTAGGACAAAAGCTAGATGAATATCTTGTAAATTTAATTAAGGGGGTAGATTATGAAAACGATTTCAAAACTATTTTTGATAAAATTGAGAATATATAAGTAGATAGATAAACAAAGAATAAAATTTATTTTTTAAATATGATAGAAAAAATAAAATTATTAAAAGAAAAAACTGGAATGAGTCTTACTTTATGTAAACGTGCTATTTTATATACTAAAAATCATAAAGGATGTACGGCATTAGGATATTTAAAAGCACATTCAATTGCAATAGCTACTCCAAATATGACATTTGAAGAAAAAGTAAGAAAATTTTCACATTTAGATAAAGATATACTTTGACAAAAGTAAAGGGGAATAAATGAAAATTACTTATACATTAACTCAAGATGATATAGAATTTATTATTGCAAAATATATGAAAGAAAAATATAATTTTGACACACCCTTTGTAGAAATAAAAAAAGAATTAAAAGAAAATTATTATGATGGAAATAAAACAGAAGCTATAGTAGCTTATGTATCAGACCTTAATTAAATACTTTGACAAAAGTAAAGGAGATAAAAAGATTATGAATACATTTATGAATCAGCTTTCAAATGATTTCAATTACAAGAGAACAGAGAATGGAGCACTTGCTCATAAAACTACTAATTCTGCGGTTTATGATATGTTTGCTATGGGCGCTGCATATCGTAAGCGTTCAGATGAAGATTGTATCCTTCTTTTTAAAAATGCCTTTGAAGAGGATTCAGTTCTTGCATTGAAGTGTCTATTCTATATTCGTGACTGCCGCGGCGGTCAGGGTGAACGTAGATTCTTCCGTACATGCTTCCGCTGGTTGGCAGAAAATAAGCCTGTTCGCGCCCGCAATTTAATTGAATATCTTCCTGAATATGGTAGATATGATGATCTATTTGAACTTTTCGGCACTCCTGTTGAAAAGAATGTAATGGATCTGATTAAATACCAGTTGAAAACTGATATGACAAGTGATAAGAATGGTATTAGTCTTATTGCAAAGTGGCTGCCTTCAGAAAACGCTTCCAATAAGGAAACTATCGCAAGAGCAAAGAAAATCAGACAGTATCTTGGAATTACTTCTAAGCAGTATCGTCAAATGCTTTCAAAACTAAGAACTAAGATTAATGTTCTTGAAAAACTGATGTCCGCCAACGAATGGGATAAGATTGAATTTGATAAAATTCCTTCTCGCGCAGGCATGATTTATCGTAATGCTTTTGCTAGACGTGATATTATTGCAAAGAGATATGAATCTTTCGCAAAAAATAAGAATACTAAGGTAAATGCTTCAGTACTTTATCCTTATGAAATAGTTGCAAAAGCAACAACTAGACATAGATGGGCTTATGATTTTAATCTATTGACTGACGTTGATCGTGCTATGATTAATAAGTATTGGGAAAATCTTCCTGATTATCTTAACGGTAAGAATTGTAGTATGATGTGTGTTGTAGATACTTCAGGTTCTATGACTGGAAGTAATGCGGCAGCACCTATCAATGTAGCAATCAGTCTAGGTCTGTATTGCGCAGAACGTATTGGTGGTCCTTTCAAGAATCACTATATTAGTTTTGCATCAAGACCTCAGCTAATTAAAACAGAAGGTATTGACTTTGTAGATAAGGTTCGTCGTATCTACAAGACAAATCTTTGTGATAATACTGACCTGGAAGCTGTTTTTGATTTGCTTCTTAGAATAGCGACTAAGAGAGGTGTTAATCCAAACGATATTCCTAAGACCATTGTAGTTATTTCTGATATGGAAATTGATAGTGGTACTGGTTATTGGAGTCGCAATCAATGGACAAAGACTTCCGCTTCTACAGAGATGGAAAAGATTCGTCAGAAGTGGGCAGCATATGGTCTTCAGCTTCCTAAGCTAATTTACTGGAATGTAGAAAGTAGAAATGAAAACACTTTTCTTGATGCTGGTCCTAATGTATCATTTGTAAGTGGTATGAGTCCCACAATATTCCGTCAAGTGTTAACTGGAAAGACAGGATATGATTTAATGTTGGAAGCTATTGATAGTGAAAGATATGCTGTAATTAAATAAAAAATAAAGCCTCGGTATGAACTAATATTCATACCGAGGCTTTATGCGTTATATAATCTGCTTGGCGCCAGGAGGATCAAATTTTGAAACTAAAAATAGGTCTTAGTTTTTTTCATTTCACTTTTTATAAACTTTCTTCTTTTGCAAAATCCGCATTAATTAAATGCTATTTGTATTTAGTTCGAATCGCTTCAATAGAACCATTGATAACGCCATTATCTATATGATTTATTCTAACATATGTCTAATATTCATCACATGCCTTTAATACATTCTAAAAAGATTCTTTTGTGTGTTTTTTACCATTTACTCCATCTGTTACAAAATCAACAATATAACGACGCATAGCTTTTAATTCTTCCTTTTTTTTATAATCTATATGTTCATCCAAACGATCTTCCATTTTTTCAACTTTTTGTTCTATTACATTTATTTTTTTATTTATACCAGAATTAAATCTTTCACCGATCCACCCTAATATAAAATCCCAAGGATTAATTTTTATAGGTGAAATTTGAATAAAAGTTCCCGCCACAACAATAATAAAAATAATTAAGGAGCCAAGACTTTCAAAAGGACGAGTTTGATGAAGAATTCCATCAATACTATTTATTAAATCCATTTATATCCTCTCTTCCAATATTTATATTAAAAAAAAGCTGCCAGTTTTTAACTGACAGCCTTTTTATTTATATACTTCCTAATTTATTAAAAATTTTATTTGTTATATATATAATTTCATCTCCATAAGTAGAAATTAAATCAGCTATCAATTCCTATTGTTCAAGAGAAAGATTTACATTATATGAAAACATTGCTGCATGAGTTATTTCGTGACATAATACTTTTTTTAATAACTATCCCTGTAAATTCTCATTTAAATAAATACTTCTAGTTAAATTATCACAAGAACCTATTGCAAAAGAACCATCTAATCTTTGCAACAGAGGGAAATCAGCGGGAACAAATAAAATTTTCCAATATATATTATTTATTAAAAACATATTAATTTATTTTATTAGCTAATGTTGACATTTTTTGACGTAAAGTTGCTCTTTCTTCAGGAGAAGCATCTTTAATCATCTCAGTAATATCCGCAGTTAACTATTGTAAGTATGCTTCTAGTTCTTTCAATTGAGAACTAGGATCTTTATGAGTTTCTTTTCCTTCCATATACATGCGGCGTCTCATTGGAGATCTACCTTCACGAGGATCTCTCGTCATCGCTTGTGTGTAATACATTTGATTATCCATATAATGAGTTGTATATTTATTATTCATATTCTAGTTATAATCTGAATACGGATACATTTTTGTAGAAGAAGGTGAAGTTGTATAATAAGTAATATTATTAACAGGTGTTATTTCCTATTTCTTTTCAGCTTTTTCCATTGAATCTGTAATAGTACAATAATAAATTGCTTCTGATAAATCTTTTATCATATCAATAGCTTCACCAAGTTCATGGGCATCTATCTTTGAAATATCACCTAATTGACCTTGTACACAACTCATTAATTGAGTTTTCATTGTTTTTAATGCTTCTATACTCATTTTTTTCTCCTTATGCTGTTCTTGTAATCTATATTGAGGCTCCACGTCTTATTTGAATAGAAGGCGTTGGAGTAGTAGCGGGATCATCTTCAGTTCCATCTACATATGTACCTGATACAGTTACACAGCATCCACAAGGAACTGTTACAGAAGTTTCAGTAGAAACATGCCAATATTCTCCTACGGCGGCAGGTGTAATGATTGCTACACTTTCAGGAATTACTACTCCATTAAGAGTAATTCCTAATGCTATAGGAGTAACAGCTCCTCCTGTAGGAATTTGAATATTTCCTTGAAGAGAAACATTATATCTTGCGAAACGATTAGAAGTATTACCATTTAAGTTAAGAACTCCAGGAACAAGAGGAATAACATTCCCTTTATTACAAGGAATAGAAACACTATTAAATGGGATCGTTCCATTTAATGCGACTAAATTATCTGTCGTTGTTACATAACTAGCCATGGAATAACCTCCTTATCAGTTATAAAAACCGTTGCCGCCACATCCGTTCCAGTTTCCGCAATTGCATCCATTAGGATTTGCAACTACATAAGCGGGAATTGGTGTAGGATTTAAAGCCTGACGTAATGTAGCTGTTTGAGCAGCATTATCCGCAAGGATTTGTCCAGTTTGAGCATTTTGAGAGGCTGCTAAATTAGCAAGATAACCCTGCATTTGAAGTTGCTGATTTTGAGCCTTTAAGGATTCAATCTATTGCTGGCAAAGTTTATCAAGTATAGCTTGAGTATTTGCTGTATTTGATGCAATAACATCTCTTAAAGCATCTGTTACCGCAGTACGATCAGCGCATGCTTCTGTAGCTACAGTATATTTCAGATCAGCTAACCCCGCACGATTTTCACAGCAACAATTTTGCTGGTTCATTGCTATTGTATTTAATTGAGTAGAAAGATTAGCTTGATTATTGTTTAATGTTTGTAGAATATTCGCTTGTGAATTACAACGAGAGACTTCTGCGTTTGAAAAGCCAGTATTGATAGCGGCACTCACACCGTTTAAACTATTCATAAGGGCACTTTGATCAAATCCGCGTTGAACATCTGCAATTACTGCTGGCTGTCCATTTCCACCGAAACCATTATTATTCCAACCGCCCGCAAGCATTAAAATAAATAAAAAGAAAATCCAAGCACCATCTCCATTGAAACCAAAACTATTACCATTATTTCCAGTTGCAGCTGCAATATCTGATAATGAATAACCATTCGTATTATTATTAAACATTTTTACTTCCTTTTCTAATTTCTATAATAGAAATTTTTATTGATTAAAATATTGTTGTTTAAAGTTACTAAATTCCTTTTCAAAATCTAGCCCTCTTTGTTGTGCTAAATTACGAGCAATCATTTCTAAAGCAGTTGTGTTACCATTTTGTGCTAAATTTACAGCATTTTGCAATATAGGATTATTATTTACATTTTGTTGAAAAATATTCATAATTAATTGTTGAGGATTTTGCCCACTTTTTAACATTTGAATTAATTGTATTGGATTTACATTCATTTTTTAACCCCTTCTTAAAAATTAGCTATAGGTGCTTTATTTTCATTATTACTTTTTGCGGACTATGTATTTTTATTTACTTGTATTGCCGCCATTAAACTTTGTATCACCTTATTAAATTCATCTTTTGTAACATATTCAGAAGAAGTATAAGGATTTTCATCCGCAGTCAACGTATAAATTTTAAAAGTTGCTGTTCCATCATTATTTATTTGTTTAGTATAAATTTTCTAATTTCCAACATCTGTAAATACCCATAGAGAACCATCCAAATCAATTTGTGCTGCCTTAGCCTATTCTTTTGATGCCACAGGTCTGCATTTTAAAAATTGATTATTAAAATTTTGGTTTTTTACTCCTATAAAATTATCATAAGGAGTATTCATTATTAAATTGTTTGGATATGGATACTGAACAGTATAATTTTGTCCATTGTATCCTTGCATTAAATTTGCCATAACACCTTGTTTCTCCTAATAATTGTACAACTATTATCTGGAAAGATACTATTTTATTAGCATCTTTCCAGATATATTTAATTTTTATTTATAAGAATTTATTTTATTTTGTCCTATTACAACAAATTTTTTCTTCAATGCTCATAGCATTTAGAATCAATTAAATCTCCACACTAATTTATTATTATTGCACTATGGGTTGGTAAATTAGAAATAGCAGCTGCCGCTAATATTTGATGATATTTAGATTCAGCTTCTATTTGACTATCATAAGCAGTTACTATATTTCCTACTGCTCCATTATCCATTTTTTGTAATTCAATAACTATATATTTCATATTTTTATACCTCGATTAATTTTAACTTGTTTCCCATATACCAACACAATAAATAGAATAAACATCTGCACCAACAGTGTGAGTAACAGCACCAGCCGC